TCAATAAATACTTCGTTTTAATGTATTTATCATAAAAAAAGATGTCGAATCAAAATATAAATCAATATGTGAGACCGAATTTATTCCCAAAACTTTATTTGGGTAACTATGATATGTCTTTAACATCTGATGAAATAGATTTTAATCAGGAAGTAGTTTTCTCACCGTATCTTATTGCACAGACTTATGGTAATAAACTCCCAATTAATATCGACATTAATAATGTTGATACCGTACAAAATTTAAATTTAACTTATAAGAACTATAATACCAATAATATTTTTGTTTCTCAGAATTATTATAACCCTGATAATTTAGACTTAAAATGTTTCACTGCTCAAACTTCTTGTGATATAGGATTAACTGGTATTGACAATGGTTTGGTCAATAGTATGACAGGTCAAACAATTACATTTACTAATGGTTTACTGAACGATTTTCTAAAATTTAATAGGTTTGAGTTTGATAGAAGATTTAAAATGTTCCAAGTTACGGGATATACTAATACCCCAAATGTGAGATTTTCAGGTTTTAATAACACCGTTTTATATGAAGTTGTTAGTAAAACTGACCCTGTTATTGGTAGATACCATGAATTGTATGGTGGGTTTTATCAAGGATTTTACAAATTACATGGTTATGAGTATGACATATTACCTGAAAGGATGACTAAAGGTTGGTCAGTTGAAATGATACTTAAACCAAGATTGTTTAACGAATATGTGCCAGGTCCTGGCGAGACTACATTAAATGAAATATATCCAAACAATAAAAATACATTTTTTTATTTTGGGACTCGTGCTGAAAATAAATTTTACCATCATGCCGATGGAACACCCAATTGTTTTACAGGATACACTAGAGTTACAACACCTTTAACAGGGTTAAGTACATGTGCTTGTTGCAACACGGAAATTAAAAATAGTAGATGTATCTATGTTTACCCACCAAGGTCTAAAGATGGTAAACATGACCCACATGTTAATTATGGATGTGATTCTTGTAATGGTAAAAGAGACATACAAATATCGTGTGGATGTGGTTGTGACAAAATACAATGTGAAACTTGTGGATGGGAATGTCAAACACACGATTGCCCACCAACACCTACACCTTTAGTAACTCCTACACCTACACCAACCCCAACATCTTCAAACTGTATAGTAACACCTACTTGTACTCAAACGTGTACAAACTGCGACACTTGCAATGATTGTTTAGATTGTAAACCAAGTGGTTTTACATCAATTGAGGACACTTGTGAAAAAGACCCTTTATACGACTCTATGTCAAATGCGTTCTCATTAAGATTATGTGGAGACCCTAAAAATCCTCAAATAGGTGTTAGATTTTTAAGATTTACAGGAGACTGTACAACTTCAGGGGAATGTTCTAATAGTGGTATAACGTACTCTACAGGATATACAATTACTGATATATGTACTAAACCAATATACCCAAGATGTGAGAAAGAAAATCCTGCATGGTTAAATGAAGAACATTGGTTCCAAGTTAATGTTGTTTGGGAAAGATACACTTGGTTTGATTTCTGTGATTTGAAGTATCGAGGAGGGTTAGGTGATATTACAAAAAATGTCTACTTAGAATCTTTAGCGAATAATACAACATCTTTAATTACTGTACCATACACTAGACCAAACGGTAAAATAGCCGAAAAAATAGATTTAATTCAATTAAATGAAAAATGGCTTATCGAAGGTAAAATGAGAAAAGGTAGACTTAAAATCTATGTTAATGGTAAGATATTTCATACCATTGAAGATTTTGAGGAGATTATCCCAAGAGCGTTAAACACCGATAAAGAAAAGCAAGTTGGTGTTCCATTTAACATTTCATGGGGTGGAGGAACTCAAGGTCTTAGGGAAAACTTAACATTTTCATCAACAACTTTACCTAATGGACCTTATATCCAAGACCCAGAATGTTTCCCAACTAATGATTTTGTAGGGACAACCTTTAATGGTTTGAAAACCAATATTTTAATAGAACAAAATTTCGCAGGTACTTTTGAGGGTGCAATTTCGCAATTTAGAATGTATGTTGAGCCGATGTCTGCACCTGAAGTTAAACATAATTTTAATTTACAAGTTAGTAAATTTAACATGTTTAATCCTGATTGCCCTGATTGTTCAACGTTGTTTTGTAAACCTAATGATATCACATATGTAATTGAAGACGTACCTTCGGTAACAGACAATGATGAAGTTGTTACACCTTTAGGTAGAATTTACATTGAGGACCCAAGAGATAAGGATTTCTTAATTCAAAATAAATTACAATTACCAACGGTTAGACCTAAAACAAGGTTTTGGAACGCGGATGAGTGGTGGGGGGACCAAGGTAATACCCCTCAATGTGTTGGATACGCTTGGGCTCATTGGGTTGAGGATGGTCCTATCACTCACGGAGGTACTCCTCCTATAGTACCACCATCTTTAATTTATAGAGAGGCTCAAAAAATAGATGAATGGCCTGGTGAAAATTATGATGGTACGTCAGTTAGAGCGGGAGCTAAATTCTTAAGAAGTATTGGTAGAATCGAGTCTTACTTATGGACTTATGATTTAAACACTCTAATCTCAACAGTCTTAACCAAGGGACCTGTTGTCGTTGGGACTAATTGGTATTCCTCAATGAGTAGACCTGATAATAATGGTTTAATTAGAGCTAATGGTGTTATTTTAGGTGGGCACGCATATGTTATTAACGGTGTTGATACGGTTAAAAGTCAATTTAGGATTAAAAATAGTTGGGGTCGTTCTTGGGGTAAACAAGGACATGCGTTTATTTCCTTTAATGATATGAATAAACTTATTAGACAAAACGGTGAAGTTTGTTTAGCGATAGAAAAAAGTTCTAATTAATGAGTGAAATTATTATAATAAACAGTATAAATTACGATGGAGAATTAGCTAATGTGTTATTTAACCCATCAAAATCTGAAAGGGTTGTTAATTTAGGTAATATAACATTACCGTTTGAATTTAAACCATCATTGTTATCTCCACCATTAAGACCTTATGGTACTTATACTATTTTTATAGTTGAACAAAACTGTACTTATTACTTAAATGTACCTGAACCAACACCTACACCTACACCGACACCTAGTGTGACAAGAACCCAAACCCCTACGGTAACGCCAACCATAACACCAACACCATCATTTGACCCTTGTAAAGTTCCAACACCAACACCTACTAAAACTTCAACACCTACAGTGACCCCAACAATAAGTTTAACACCTAGTCAAACTTGTACCAATCCTTGTGGTTGTCCTGAACCAAGTAAAACACCTAAACCAAGTAAAACGCCTACACCGACACCTACTGATTGTAAAAATACACCAACACCTACCCTATCAAACACACCTACCCCAAGTGTTACGGTCACCCCATCTCCTAAACCAGGTATATACATTATTAGTGAGTCAGGGTACTCTATAATTTCGGAAGATAATAATTATATTGTTACTGAAGATAGTGTGTAATAATGAATATGTATTATTAAATGAGTCAAATAATAGAAATCACCGCGGCAACAGGTACTAGTCCTTACGACATTGAGGTATGTGATATTACATTATCAATATGTATACCAATTGCTTCTGCGGTTTCTATTCCCCCATCTTACCAATTTCCATTACCAACATTATTAGACGGTGTAAATGAAGTAATCGTAAAATTAATAGATTTTGATGGGTGTGAAACGTTACAATTAATACAATGTAACACCCCAAGTCAAACACCTACAATGACTCCAACAATTACTCCAACGATGGACGTAAGTTGTAATTGTATAGAATTTGAAAATCCTGATTTAGTAGAACACTCAATTTCATTTATTAATTGTAATAATGTACTTATTGAAACCATTATTTCCGCAGAAACAAATTTATTTTTTTGTGGTAAAAATCCTACCTCTGACGACCCTATTGTTGGGATAACAATCGGTGGAGTATGTGTAGGCGGAGGTTGTCCTATAATACCACCTGTCACCCCAAGTGTAACACAAACAAGAACATCTACCCCATCAGTGACACCATCGACAAGTATGGTACCCATCGTTGGATATTTCCAGGATTGTTGTGACCCGTCAAATATTTTGGTTATTTCAACTATCCCAATAGGTTTTAACCCTTTAAGTGGAGTCTATTACGTTGAGAGTACGGGTTTTAATGGGTGTGTTACACATATCGCCCCAACATTCACAACTAATGCTTATATATGTAATGATATTACATCAATTGTATCATGTGTTGACTGCCAAACAATCCATCCTTGCCCAACTCCAACACCTACAGTAACTCCAAGTAATACTGTAACACCTACAATAACCCCAACAAATACCGTTACTATAACACCTAGCCCAACTGTGACATCAACACCTACAGTAACTCCAACAATAACACCTACAGTAACCCCAACTAAAACTCCGACACAAACAAAAACACCTACAAAAACACCTACACAAACTAAAACCCCAACTAAAACTCCGACACAAACAAAAACACCTACAAAAACACCTACACCTACTAAAACGACTACCCCAACCAAAACTCCAACTAAAACTCCAACTAAAACACCTACACCAACTAAAACTCCAACTAAAACACCTACAAAAACTCCAACTAATACACCTACCAATACACCTACTAAGTCAATTTTACCTACTGCAACCCCAACAAACACTCAAACACCTAGTATAACCCCTACAATATCTTTAACACCGACCAATACTCCAACTAATTCGGTAACGCCTACAATAACTCAAACACCTACTAATTCAGTGACACCAACAAATACTGTTACCCCTACCAATTCAGTGACACCAACAAATACTGTTACCCCAACTAATACCGTTACACCTACAAACTCAGTTACTCCTACAATAACTCAAACACCTACTAATTCAGTAACACCAACAATAACTCAAACGCCTACTAATACTATAACACCTACAAATTCAGTTACCCCAACTAACACTATAACACCAACAAATACAGTTACTCCGACCAATACCATTACACCTACGAACTCGGTTACCCCTACTAAAACCGTAACACCGACAAATACAGTTACACCTACTAATTCAGTAACACCAACAAATACAGTTACACCTACTAATACAATCACACCTACTAAAACCGTAACACCAACTGTTACTCAAACACCTGCCAATACGGTGACGGTGACACCTACAAATACGGTGACACCTACAAATACAGTTACCCCAACTAATTCAGTAACACCGACTAATACTATTACCCCTACCATTACACCTACAAATTCAGTTACTCCAACAAATACCATTACACCTACAAATTCAGTTACTCCAACAAATACCATAACACCTACGAACTCGGTTACTCCAACAAATACCATAACACCTACTAATTCAGTTACCCCAACTAACACTGTTACACCTACTAAAACGGTAACACCAACAAATACCATAACACCAACTAATACGCAGACACCAACCGTAACTCAAACACCTACTAATTCAGTAACTCCTACCAATTCAGTAACTCCAACAAATACCATAACACCTACCAATTCAGTAACTCCAACAGTTACTCCTACACCATCAATAACACCTACCAATTCAGTTACTCCAACAAATACACAAACGCCAACCGTAACTCAAACACCAAGTATAACACCAACAAATACCATTACACCAACTAATACGCAGACACCAACTATAACTGTTACTCCAACTAATTCGGTTACCCCTACTAAAACCGTAACACCAACAAATACGCAGACACCAACAAATACTATAACACCAACAAACACACAAACACCGTCAATTACACCTACTAACACAGTAACCCCAAGTAATACAGGTACTCCAGGTGCTTCTCCGACACCTACTAAAACGGTAACACCAACAAATACCATAACACCAACTAATACACAGACACCAACCGTAACTCAAACACCTACTAATTCAGTTACTCCAACAAATACCATAACACCAACTAATTCGGTAACACCAACTAATTCGGTAACACCAACAATTACTCAAACCCCAAGTAATACTGCAACACCGACAGTCACCCCAACAATTTCATTAACCCCAACAAGAACTCAAACACCAACAGTTACACCAACAAATACTGTTACACCTACAATAACCCAAACACCTAGTAATACGGTTACACCAACAAATACTGTTACACCTACAATAACACCAACTAAAACACCTACCCCAACGGTAACACCAACAATAACACCTAGTACACCTTACTCATTCTTCTTTACTAAAAACTGTTGTAATAATTTAGTTGATGTGATTTATTTACCTTCATCAACTGTAATAGGGTCTGTAGTTGTTGATACGTCAGGAGTCTGTCAACAAATTTCAGGTTTAGGTGGTACAGTTGCAACAGTAATATGGAATGGTGGTACTACATACGCTAGTTGTGTGTCTTGTACAAGTTCTAATATATGTCCTACACCAACGCCAACTCCAACAGTAACTCCTACAGTGACCCCAACAATAACTCGCACACCTACTGTAACCCCTACTAAAACTTTAACCCCAACTAAAACTTCTACACCTACGGCAACCCCAACTTGTTTCCGATATAACATTACTTCAGGTACATTAGGTGCTAGAGTTACGTTCACAGGTTGTTGTGGTAATGCTGGTGAAACTTCAGTTACTTTACCAGCGTCAACAGGAACATTTAAATGTTCTACAACTGTACCTGTAGTTACTAGCGGTACTGCATCAATCACATTAGGTGGTACTTGTGCATCTTGTTAATTGACAAAACCTATTTATTATTGAAAATAAATTTCTATTTTTTTATAAAAAAAAGATATGAAAATTTTCGTACAAATTGCCTCGTACAGAGACCCTCAATTATTACCCACAATTAAGAATATGTTTGAAACTGCTAAAAGACCAAAAAATTTGGTTTTAAGTATTTGTAGACAATTTCATCCTGAAGATGGATTTGATAATTTAGATGAATATAGAACTGATAAAAGATTTAGAATTATTGATGTTTTATATTCAGAATCTAAAGGTGTTTGTTGGGCGAGAAATTTAACTCAACAACAATATAAAGGTGAAGATTATACTTTACAAATTGATTCACATATGAGATTTGAGAAGGATTGGGATGACACTTTGATTAAGATGGTTAAACAATTACAAAAAAAAGGGTTTGAGAAACCTCTATTAACTGGTTATGTTTCGTCTTTTGACCCTGACAATGACCCTGAAGGTAGAGTTCAAGAACCATGGAGAATGGTTTTTGATAGATTTATTCCTGAAGGTGCGGTGTTTTTCCTACCTGAAACAATTCCTGGATGGCAAGAAATGAAAGAACCTGTAACTGCAAGATTCTATTCGGCGCATTTTGCATTTACAATTGGTAAATTTAGCGAGGAAGTTCAGCATGACCCCGAATTTTATTTTCACGGAGAAGAAATCTCAATCGCCGCAAGAGCTTATACACATGGTTATGATTTATTTCACCCACATAAAGTTGTGATTTGGCATGAGTATACTCGTAAAGGAAGGACTAAACAATGGGATGACGATAAAGATTGGGTTTCTAAAAATAATTTATCACATTCTAAAAATAGACAACTATTTGGTATGGACGGTGAAGAGGTTCTTTTAGATTTTAGTAAATATGGTTTTGGAACTGAAAGGACTTTAAAAGATTACGAAATATATTCAGGATTAAGATTCTCAAGAAGAGCGGTACAACAATACACTTTAGACAAACATTATCCACCAAATCCAACAATATACGAAACCGAAGAAGAATGGGAAAATAGTTTCGCGTCAATTTTCAAACATTGTATTGATATAGGATTCTCCCAAGTTCCCGAAAAAGATTATGAATTTTGGGTTGTTGCATTTCATGATGAAAAAGACGAAACTATCTTTAGAAAAGATGCTGATATTAATGAAATAAATAATATGATGAATGACCCTGATGGGTATTGTAAAGTTTGGAGAGAGTTCCAAACAAGTCATAAACCTAAATATTGGGTCGTATGGCCTTATAGTACCTCAAAAGGATGGTGTGAAAGATTAACAGGTAATTTATAAAATGGTAAAAATAAGAATACATAACCCCTGTAATGAACATACAAGATATTATAGGAATTATAATTATTTTTGGGATGAATTCACTAACTATTTAAAAAACTATTTTGAAGTTGAGGAGAATAGGTATTTTGAAAATGCCCATAAAGAAAGATTTCCTGTTAAGTTAACTAAAGGTATTTCAGGTAATTTTTTAATGTTAGAATGTGAGTATGTAATAGAGAATTTAAACACTGGTGAATTTGTAATATTATCGGTATCTGATGATTTAACACATGCGATTCTTAATGAAAGACACAATCCATTTTTAAAGAAGGTTTTAGTATCTCAGTTTTTACCTAAAAAGGTGTTAGACCATGTAGGTGAATATATGTTCAAATATAATCCATGGACATACTTCCAAGCGTCAATGGATGATTTATCAATATATCATAATAAAAGAAAAGAAATAACAGACTTCAAAGATAAACTTTATTTTAAAGGAACTTCTTTAGAAGATAGAAAAATTTTAAATTATATTAATAAAGATATAATTACAGATTTTAATGTTATATCACCATCTAATTATTTTGATGATTTAATATCTCATAAAATTGCTTTATCTGTTGACGGGAGAGGTGAATTTTGTTACCGTGATGTTGAGTGTTTTGGGGTAGGAATTCCTATTATAAGGTTTGAATATCTATCATCATTTAATTCACCATTAATACCTAATTATCATTACATATCAATACCAAGACCTGACGATATGGATTTGTATCGTTTAGGTAATGAAAATCACGCAAAGATGATTGAGGGTAGATATTACGAAGTGATTAATGACAAAGATTTTTTGGATTTTATATCTAAAAATGCTAAACAATATTATGATGATAATTTTGAATTAAATTCAAAAATAAAAAACACATTTAATTTACTAAATTTAAACGATTGGATATGATTTACGAAAACATTCTGTACGGATATGATTATGATTCAGAAAAAAATATATTAATAGGTAGAGAAGATATTAGAGATTACGGATTTTTCTCAACCTTCACATTAATGATAACATCTTTAATGGTTGTTTATAAAAATTTCAAAAAAACACCAATATCTATTGACGGTAAATTTTTATTAAGAAAACTAAAACAAGAATCTAATATTGATATGTACCATTATTTTTTTCATATTGACGAGTCAATAGAAATTAATTTCGATGAAGAACTACCCGTACCATTTAGTCCTGACGACCAACACACTATATATTCTGAAGATTATATTAAATATTACGAACCCTTTTTTAAAAAATATTTTAATATTAATGAAAACATACAGAATAAAATTACACAATTAAAAGAAAAATACAAAATTAATCAGGAGAATACTATATCAGTAATATATCGTGATTCTGATAAGTGGACTGATATGGGTGGGTTTAATTATATATCTGCAGGTGGTTACTTTAGAAAATGTAAAGAAATTATTGAGTCTGAAGAAGTTAGACCAACTGTTGTGATACAATCTGAAAACTCAGGTGTTATTAGGACATTTCATGAAGCTTTTGGTTCGGTATTCTTTACTGAAACATCATTAGGTAATTCTTCTGAAATTTACCCACCAATACCAATTAACAACGATATTAAATTAGAATGGTCCGAATATTATATCGCGTCATTATGGATTTTATCTAAATGTAAACACGTAATTACTTACACAGGTAATAGTTCATTCTTTGTTTATTTAAACAGAGGAACTACTAAAAATTTTACACAAGAAATAACTTTCACTAAAAATTATAATGATTTTTTTGTGACAAATAACTAACTAAAAAAATGAAAACTTCAATAGGAGATATTGCTGACAGATACTCAATCTGTAAATTAAAAAGTGAAAGACTATATTTAGATTTATCTGAAGAAATAAATCAATTACAAAATGAATTATTAAACTATGAAGGTATTACAAAATACGTTGGTAATTTATATGAAATTAATGGTTTAATTTGGGATTTGGAATCTGATATTAGAAAAGGTAATGAAGAAATACTTGGTCTTGAGGAGATTGGTAGACGAGCTTTAAAAATTAGAGATTATAATAATATTAGAGTTGGGATTAAAAATGAAATAAATTCAATATATAATGAAGGATTTATTGAGGTTAAGATGGACCATGGGAGTGAAAAAGAGAAGAGTGTTATTATTACTTTAACCACAGTTCCTGAAAGATTAGATAATGATAAAGATGATGGTTTAAAATTAGTATTAAAATCATTATGTGAACAATTAGATGATGATTATGAAGTTCATTTTAATATTCCTAACAAATCATTAATAACTAACAAAGATTACAATATACCGTCATGGATTAATCAATATAAATTAAAATATCCTCACTTAAAAATATTTAGACCTGAGGATATAGGACCCCCAACTAAATTTGTCCCAACGTTACTAAGGGTTAAAAATCCTGAAACTATATTAGTTGTTGTTGATGATGATTTAGTATATCACAATGAAATGGTTACTGAACACAGAAAATACCAAAACCAACTCACTGATAGTGTGATTGGGTATGATGGTAGAGGTTGTGATGTTTTTTTACATAATAATGATATTAGAGATAGTTGGATTTTGTGTGTTACCCAAGTTAGAAAAACACATGGGTTACAACACTATAAATCAGTATCATATAAGAAAAAACTATTTAAGGATAATTTTTTTAATGACTATTTGGGTACAACATTTTCTGATGACGTATTAATATCTTTATACTTTAAAAATGAGAATATTCCTATGTATGTTGTACCTTATGAAAAAGAAAATCATCTTTTTGAAACAAGAGAGTTATGGGACGTACATCAAGGTGTTACAACATTTCCTGTTTTAAGGTATGCGTCAAGTGTGGAAAACACAGGTTGTAATCATCCTGAAATGTTATTACGACAACCTAAATTTTATACTCCAGTTATTCCAAACAATAATGATAACTCAAATCCTACTAAATTTACAACCGATAAAATAAATCACGGATATATGGAGGTTTATGAGCCTTTATTTTCTAAATTGGAGAACGTTAGAAACGTACTTGAAATAGGGATTTATCAAGGGGAAAGTTTAAAATTATTATCACATTTTTTTAAAGACAGTGTTATTCATGGAATCGATATCTCGGACTGTTCCCATTTAAATTCGAATAAAATAAAAACCTACATATATAATCAGGAAAATATAAATGATTTAACTGAATTTATATCTAAAACTAAATGTGAATTTGATTTAATCATAGATGATGGAGGTCATACCATGAGACAACAACAAATTTCATTTGGGTTTTTATTCAAACACCTAAAAAAGGGTGGGGTTTATATTATTGAGGATTTACACACCTCGGTTAGGGAAGGTTATAGAGACGAGAACGATATTATCACAACTTTAAGTATGTTAGAAAATTTTAAAGAAGGTGGATTAATAACTAGTAACCACATTTCAAACGAAAACAAAAAACATATTGAGGAATCTGTTGATTCAATAAAAATTTGGACAAGGACACCTGATTATAATGAGAGTGTCACATCAATAATAGTAAAAAAATAATATGGATAATTTTTTTGACAAATCTCTTCATTATTTAGGAGAAACAACTTCTAAAGTAATTGCTTTAAACATAGGGTCTATGGATGGTGTTATGTTTGATGAAATGATTGGATATACCAACATGTATAATTTTAAGGTGTTGTATGTTGAACCAATCCCCTATCTTTTTGACAGATTACAAAATAATATTAAAAATGATGCTCTATTTGAAAATAGTGCAATATCAGATTACAACGGTGTTATTGAAATGGTAACAATCGACAAAGAAGTTATTGATAGTGGTTTAGTACATAGTTGTTTTTATGGAATGAGTGCCGTTTACCCCCCAAAAAATGGATTGGGTAGTGAGTTTGACAGACCTACAGTTGAGAAGTATGGTAAATTAATAAAAGTACCGTGTATTACTTTTGATACCCTAATTAGTAAACATAACTTATCATATTTTGATATTGTCAAAATAGACGCTGAAGGTCATGATTTTAATATATTTAAACAAATTGATTTAAAAAAATACCAGCCCAAAGTTGTTAGATTAGAATGGATTAATTTAAGTGAAGAAGAACAAAATCAAATCATCGATAAGTTTAATAACAGTAACTATAAATACGAAATTTCGGGTCAAGATATTGTTGCGTTACCTTTCGATTTCTATGAGGAGGTTAAAAGTAAATTTGTTAATAACGATAAAAAAGAAATTGATAATAATGTAACTTTAGTAACAGGTTTATGGGATTTGGGTCGTAATAATTTAACTGAAGGATGGTCAAGGTCATATGAAAATCACTATTTAAAAAAGTTTGATGAGTTACTTAAAATAGAAAATAACCTAATTATTTTTGGTGATTCTGAATTAGAAAAATTTGTTTGGGAAAGAAGACAACAATCTAATACTCAGTTCATCAATCGAGAATTAGATTGGTTTAAAGAAAATGAATTTTACGATAAAATCCAAAAAATAAGAACTAATCCTGAATGGTATAATCAAGTAGGGTGGTTATCAGAATCAACACAGTCTAAGTTAGAAATGTATAATCCACTTGTCATGGGTAAAATGTTTTTATTACATGACGCTAAAATATTAGATAAGTTTAACTCTGATTACATGTTTTGGATTGACGCTGGTTTAACTAATACAGTTAACTCAGGATATTTTACTCACGATAAAGTCATTGACAAACTACCAAAATTAATAAATAAATTTACATTTATAACATTCCCTTATGAAACAAATTCTGAAATACATGGTTTTGAGTTTAACAAGATATGTGAATTTGCGGGAAACAATGTTAACAAAGTTGCTAGAGGGGGATTTTTTGGAGGACCAAAAGAAACCATAACCGAAACAAATAACCTATATTACCAATTACTTTCATCAACCCTATCAAGTGGGTATATGGGAACTGAAGAAAGTATCTTTAGTATTATGATTTATAAGTACCCTAACTTATTTGAACATAGTGAAATTGAGGGTAACGGTTTAGTTTGGTTATTTTTTGAAAATCTTAAAAATGGGGATTTGGTTATTAAAAATGAAAAGTCGGTTGATGATAGTATTAAAATTAAAGACATGAGTAAAGTGGGTTTATATGTAATAGGTTTTAATAGTCCAAAACAGTTTGAGACTCTTCTCTTTTCAATGAAAAAATATGACTCAAATTTCTTAGAAAAACCTAAAAAATATTTGTTAGATAATTCGACTGATTTATCAACAACAGAAAAATATTTAGAACTTTGTAAAGAATATAACTTTGAACATATTAAAAAAGATAATCTTGGTATATGTGGAGGTAGACAATTTATTGCCGAACATTTTGATAGTACCGATTTAGAGTACATGTTCTTTTTTGAGGATGACATGTTTTTTTACCCGAAAAAAGGAGAGGTTTGTCGAAATGGGTTTAATCGATATGTTGATAACTTGTACACCAAGTCACTTTCAATAATAGACTATGAAAATTTAGATTTTATAAAATTAAATTTTTCTGAATTTTATGGAGATAATTCCACTCAGTGGAGTTGGTATAATGTTCCTCAAACAGTGAGAGAAGAGATATGGCCAAACAATAAAAGGTTACCTGTACATGGATTGGACCCTAACGCTCCAACCACTAATTTTACAACAATAAAGAGTCTTAATGGATTACCATATACTATTGGGGAGGTTTATTATTGTAATTGGCCTCAAATTGTTTCTAAAGAAGGTAATAGAAAAATGTTTTTAGAAACTAAATGGGGTCATCCTTTTGAACAAACATGGATGAGTCACATCTATCAAGAAACTATTAAGGGTAAAATAAAGTCAGGTTTATTATTATTAACTCCAACTGAACACGATAGATTTGACCATTATGAAGGTTCTTTAAGAAAAGAGAGTTAAATAGTTTATTTTTACGACTTCAAACTATTTATTAATAAAAAAATAGAATGTCAAACGTAAAAATATCAGAACTTCCTTATGTTGGTAGAACAGGTTTTACCTCAAATGATATAGTCCCTTTTGTTAATTATCTTGACCCGTCAGGGACAACAAGTGAAACTAAAATAGATGACCTAACAGAATATGTTTTAGATAATTCATTTGTGCAAAATATTATAAAAGTAGGTAAAGGGGGTAATGTGCAATTTACAACATTGTATGATGCCGTTCAATCAATAACAGGGTCATCATTTACTAATAGATATTCTATTCAAGTAGGACCTGGTATATATGTAGAACCTTCGATTGATTTATCAAATAAACCCTATATTAGTATTGTAGGTGCCGACATAAATACTGTGTTAATTACTCCTGACGACCCGTCAAACATAGTATTTAATTTAGGTAATACAGGTGAAATATCTTTCTTAACTATTAGTGGAGCAACTTCAGGTATTGGTATCTCATGTGAGGATATCGATGGTTTCGCCTTAGTTCATAAAGTATCTATGTACGATAATGATGTACATATTAGTGTTACTTCTTCCGTATCGAACACACAATTTTATGGTGAATATATCGATTTAAATGGTTTATATTCATATGGTGTATATGTTAGTGCTAACAATGGATATAGTTCGTTGGTATCATTAGAAAACCATTTTAATTTTCCATCAGGTTCTGCAACTATAGCAAATTTTTGCCAAGGATTAGGGTCATTATTAAGTTTTAACAGTGGTGATTGTGTTGGTGTTAACACTCCAGGGTCTATCGCTTTTAAATCGGAAGACTATGCCAATTTATTAATATCTAATGTTAACATTAGAGGGTGGGATGTTGGTGTATATTTCCCTAATGTAGGAGGGGCTTGTTATTTTGACATTGATGGGATAAGCATTTTTAATTCCAACACATATGATTTACAGGTTGATAACCCTCAAACTAAAGGTACTATACAAGGAAGTTTATCACACCAATACATTAGTAATTCATCTGAAAATGTATTTTGGAGTTTCTTAGACCATGAAGATGGAGAACTTGATATCACAAGAAAAGTATCAGTTACCTTTAAAGATGGAACTCACACTGATTTATCCACTCTTATTTTTGAGGGAGGGACCATGGGGGTTCTTGAGGGTGGTGTAATTACCATTTTAAGTGGTCTTACAATAAATATTTCTGAAGGTTATGGTTATTTAGAAAGTATAATTAACAATGGTATAATTAAAAGATATGATTGGGCAGATATAAAACATATATTACCTGCAAATAGTAATCAATATATCTATATAAATCAAAATGGTATATTATCAAATACAGGGACAAGACCGAATTCAATTTATAATATAGTACTTGGTAGAGTGGTTACTAACTCCACAGACATTATAATGATTGATGCTAGCCCGTTAAATGCTAACCATACTTCTAATTTATATGGTAATTTATTTAGAAATGCGTTAGGACCAATTTATGACTCAGGGTCAATTGTAACAGAAAATGTAACACCTTATCATTTAGATGTGACAGGTGGTGATTATTACTACTCAACAAATGAGTATCTACCAAGTGGTGGAACTAATATTACATTTATAATGTATTACAGTGATGGTACGACAGGATGGACTACTTCAGCAACAACTGAAGTCGTAAACGGGTATGATGATGGAAGTGGAACAATATCCCCATTACCTACAACGGCGTTTACAAAACATACTTTATATGTAGTTGGGGATGGTATTAATGAACAATATTTTTTAGTATTAGGTCAAAATCAATACCCAACATTAGTACAAACTGAAAATGGGTTGTTACCAACACCACCACCTTATTTTGATGATTCTGTCACACAAATCGCTAGTATCTATGTCCAACAAGGAGCCTCAAATATTATTCAGATTGAGGATATTAGACCTGTAATTGGTTTTAAGGCTGGTGGGGTTAACGCTTCATCGCTACATGCTAATTTATTAGGATTATCGGCCGATGACCATACACAATACCTTTTAGTTGATGGGTCGAGAGCTATGGAAGGTGACCTTAATATGGGTGGTAATGATATATATAGTGCTGGGACAATTACAAGTAATGTAATATCAGCAACAACATATCAAAATTTACCTGTTGACCCTAATACATTTGTTACAGGTTTTACATACGGTAATAATGTATTTACGTTACAACAAAACAATGGTCAACCTGATTTAACGGCATCTATAAATAATGTAACAGGATGGACGGTAAATGGTAATTTAACGGCAACAACAATATCTGCGACAACATATCAGAACTTACCTGTTGACCCTAACACTTTTGTAACTGCATTCACTTATAATAATAATGTTCTTACGTTAAAACAAAATAATGGTCAACCTGATTTAACTACAGTAATTAATTCGGTTACAGGATGGACGGTTACTGGCGGTTTAACTGCAACAACTATATCAGCATCAACATATCTTAATGTACCATCATTTGTTAATATGGTATTAGGTCATAGTTCTGTCGGACCTGCTGATGCAACAACTTATTATATTGGAGCCTTACAAAGTTTAACACCAAGTACCGCAAACAGAGACGCGTGGACGGTTAATTCACAATATACGGGAAGTATTACCGAAGTATCAATCATTTCTAACTTTGGGGGAGGTTCCTCTGAAAACTCTACAATAACCCTACACAATTTATCGGCAAGCACCTCTCAAGTAGTTACTTCAACATTACAATATGTTTCGGGAACACCTGTATCAATAATCGTTGAACCATTTTCTTCAGGGACACAACCAGCGGGTTGGACATCGTTCCAAACAACGTTTGTTGCAGGTGCGTCACCATATGCTGGTTTAACAGGTACAACGTCAACATTAACATCACCATCAATTGATGGTACCGCATATGCTTCTTTAAACGTATCCACTGAAGTGGCTAAATTTGGTGCGGGTACTGATGGTCCTATATTAATAGAGTACTCGTTAAATAATGGTATCTCTTATACAAGTGCGGGAACAACGGCAACACCAACAGGTTCAACAAATTATGTTAGTTCTACAGTGTCAATTCCTGCAACTTCGTCTCAAATGTTAATAAGATTTAGTGTTAACCCAACAGGTACAAGTGGTAAAAGACTTAGGAACGTAACAATTAGCGGACTTTCGTCTTCAATAAATAACAATTATGTTTTGGGTACTCCTTTATCAGTTACTAGCGGGGATAGACTACAAATAAGATGGGTAACCCCTACTTGGTCAACAAATCCTTCAGGTGTAACAAACTTATTTAATTTAAAATTAAGGTTATAATATGAAAAAAAACGAGAAATTTTACCAGATAATTAATTCTACGGTTGAGATAAACGGGGAATTAATAAATAAATCTATGATAGTTTACTATAATGAAATTGGGCTTGAGGAATTAAGAGAAAATTTCAATGAAAATAGTGTTATAAGAGAAGGGTATGTACCAATATATTTAACAATTAGTGTTCCATTGATTTATGAATCTTTAAGTGATGAGATAAAAAAATTATATTTATTAACAATAAATGATGATTCACTATTAACTGAGGACGGAGATTTAAACATAAATGGAAAAGAAGTTCTGAAAAATAAAATTAGGATTTTATATTCCCAAAAAATTTCACAGATAGAGGGAATGCAGGAAACTATAGAAAGATATGTTTTAGATGGTACGACAATACCCCAAGAAATGATTGATAAACGTGAAATTTTAAAGCTTGAATACCATAATATTATATCATATTTAGGAATTTAAAATAATTATAATCAAAAGAGATAGATGGAATTTTTCATTAAAAAGAACGCCACTTTACCATTGTTAAAATTACAAGTGGTTAAGGATGGTAGAAGTGATTACGATAACTTTATGAAAACAATAGAGTTATCCGCATTATTCTTTTCTATGGTTGACGTTGAAAGCGGTATCCCTAAAATATCATCTAGACCTGCGGGGTTTGTTGAGAAAGAATTTATAGAACCTAATGCAGAACCCGAGTACTACATTTATTATCAATTCCAAAACAGAGACACTAATAAAGTGGGTAGATACGAGGGTCAATTTATGTTAAGAAGTGACGATGGTGTGTTAATATTACCAATTCGTGAAAAATTATTCATTAATGTTCAGGAATCATTTATTGCTGATGATTTACCTTATGAAAGTTGTTACACATCAGAATTCCCATGTTGTGTTAACCCTCCTTATATTACAACCACAACTACAACACCTTGCCCTAGTTGTCCGACATGTCCTGAACCTACACCAACTCCCGTAACAACTACAACAACAATACCTGAACCTGTTACAACTACAACAACATTTCCTGAACCTGTTACAACTACAACAACATTACCTTTATCGGTAACCTTAGAAACTGTTATTACACCAGGTTCAATTGTAATAGATTATATATTAACATCTAATCAAACTTATAATGAGGAAATAAGTATGGAGTTCACTCATATGTTGGGCACTAATACTGAACCAATAACAATATCAACAGGTGTAACAATATCTGTCGGAGAATTTACGGGTAAGACCCAAATTATTTTAGCTGACGATTATAACTTATTAACTAAGGAAGATTCATTTGGGGATATTGTCGTTAGCCCACAAAATTTATATTGGGTTATTTATGAAGATTACCCTACGCCAACACCAACCCCTAATCCTACACCAACACCAACACCAACCCCTAATCCGTTAGTCCCTTTAACAATTAACATAAATCCAACACAAGGTATTATTATGTTTAACGGGACACCATACTCTAACACTACAACAATTGATGTTGAGCTTAATACATTATACTCGATATCAGGAATACCTGCAATGGGTTATTATTTTGCTGGTTGGAGTTCTTATGGTGTAATTATAGGCGGAGGAATAGGTTCAAATGTTGCGTCAGTCCTTTTATCTAGTGGGGCTAGCATCAATGCGGTTTTTGGTTCAAACATACCAACTCCCACACCCACAGAAACCATGGCCCCAACCCCTACTGAAACTATGACCCCAACCCCTACGCAGTCACCTTGTGGAGTAAATCAATATCAGATATACCTGACTTATTCAACAAATACATCAGGTCCATTTATTAATGACTTGTTACTGGCTTGTAATTCATTATCTTGTTTAAACTCATCAACTTGTTATGGTTCAGGGGCGATTTCTGCTTGGTTTAATAATCCTAACCCACAAGTAGGTGACTCGGTTTATTCTTCTTGTAACGCTTCGTCACCATCAAATGTTAATGGTTATTACATATCAAATATTAATTCGGTGTATACTTTGTATGAATTCTCTAATGGAATTATAATTTCTAACCCATCATGTATTTAAGTTTGACTTAAAATGAATTTATAAATATACTTAATAAGGTAAGGTGAATGTCGTCATAGTACGGCAGCTAATAAACCGTCTAAAAGTATATTATGATAAGTCAAGAAGAAATCAAATCCTTCCTAGAGGGAGGTGACCCTGAAGAATTTATTGTTGCGATAGAATTTGACTACGCATCCAATTCAATCTTTAAAATCAAAGAAATTCCTGGAAAAGGTAAGGAAATTAGAAAGGACACTTTCACTCCATTTGCTTGGGTCGGGGACCTAAGAAATTTAAATTTTTATCAATCATCCAAAGGTCTACAAAAAGAGGCTATGACCAAGTATGGTATTATGATTGAGAAATTAGAGACGGGGAAAAATGAACGTCTTGAGCAAGGTTTAAACTTTATGGTTAAATCACTTAAAGGTTACAGAGAGTTAATCCAATTTTTTAGAGACGGGGGAGTAGACCCGTGGGGAGAAAGAACTAAAGATAAAATTTTAATTTTACCTCCTGTCGAACAATACCTCATCCAAAAAGAGAAACGATTATTTAAAGGATACGAAGAATATAACGATATCACTAGATTCGGATTCGACTTGGAGACGACCGCATTAGAACCAAAAGACGGTCGTATCTTCATGATTGGAATGAAAACAAACAAAGGTTTCAAAAAAGTAATTGAGTGTTCAAATGAAGATGAAGAAAGAAGAGGGTTAGTCGAGTTCTTTAGAACTATCAATGAGATTAAACCAAGTATTATAGGTGGTTATAACTCATTTAATTTCGACTGGTATTGGATATTTGAGAGATGTAAAGCACTTAATTTAGACATAAAGAAAATATGTCATACTCTGAAACCTGATATTAATATCAAACAAAGTGAAAATTTATTAAAACTTGCCAATGAAGTGGAAAGATACAACCAAGTTGGTATGTGGGGTTATAATATAATTGACATCTTACATTCAGTAAGACGAGCTCAAGCAATTAACTCAAGTATTAAATCCGCAGGTTTGAAATATATTACACAATATATTAATGCCGAGGCTCCTGACCGTATATATATTGACCATGATAAAATTGGTCCTATGTACGCCGAAAAAAATGAATATTGGTTAAATATTGAGAACGGTAAGTATAAAAGAGTCGGTGATAGTGAAAAGGTTGATGAGATTTGTGAGAGAAGGAGTGATATCTATTTAAAGACTACAGGTGATGATATTGTTGAGAGATATCTTGACGATGACTTGGAAGAAACGTTATTGGTCGATGAGGAGTTCAACCAAGGTACGTTTCTATTAGCATCGATGATTCCAACAACATATGAAAGGGTGTCCACAATGGGTACTGCAACATTATGGAAAATGTTAATGCTAGCTTGGTCATATAAATACAAGTTAGCTATTCCTAAGAAACAAGAAAAAACTGAATTTGTTGGGGGGTTATCCAGATTACTTAAAGTAGGTTATTCAAGAAATGTGTTAAAACTTGACTACTCATCCCTATACCCATCAATTCAATTGGTACACGATGTATTCCCTGAATGTGATATTATGGGAGGTATGAAAGGAATGTTATCGTATTTCCGTAACGCTCGTATTATGTATAAAAACTTAGCTTCTGAATGGTACGATAAAGATAAAAAGAAATCACTATCTTATGACCGTAAACAGTTACCAATTAAAATCTTCATCAACTCGATGTTCGGAGCGTTATCAGCACCTCAAGTTTTTGCTTGGGGGGACATGTATATGGGGGAACAGATTACTTGTACAGGTAGACAGTATCTTCGTCAAATGATTAAGTTCTTTATGAAGAAGGGTTATACTCCTCTTGTAATGGATACTGACGGTGTTAACTTCTCTAAACCTGAAGGGTGGGAGAATAGACGTTACATTGGTAAAGGTCTGAACTGGAAAGTTAAAGAGGGTAAAGAATATACGGGTGACGATGCTGACGTTGCGGAATTTAATGATACTTTCATGAGAGGTGAAATGGCGTTAGATACTGATGGAACATGGCCGTCATGTATTAACTTAGCTCGTAAGAACTACGCAGTTATGGAATCAAGTGGAAAAATTAAACTGACAGGTAACACTATTAAATCTAAAAAACTACCTCTGTATATTGAGGATTTCTTAGACAAAGGTGTTAAACAATTGTTGGAGGGTAAGGGACAAGATTTTGTCGAGTGGTATTATGAGTATCTTAATAAGATTTACACCCAACAAATACCACTTATGAAGATTGCTCAAAGAGCTAAGGTTAAACTTTCAATGGAAGACTACGTTAAACGCTCAACCCAAAAAACAAAATCAGGTGGAGCAATGAGTATGATGGCACATATGGAATTAGCCGCTAAACACAAATTAAACGTTAGTTTGGGTGATGTTATTTATTATGTTAATAACGGGACTAAAGCGTCTCAAGGAGATGTTCAAAAAGTAACTAAACTTAAACGAGGGTGGAGTACAGAACAAATAGATTATTATATGTCCGCAAATGGAAAATTTCCTGATGATTCTGTAACATCAATGGTTCAGATTAATTGTTACATGTTGGACCCTTCGGAAATTGAGAATAATCCTGATATGAAGGGTGAGTATAATGTCGCAAGAGCAATAGCTACTTTTAACAAACGTATAGAACCTTTATTGGTTGTATTTAAAGAAGAAATTAGAGATGGATTATTAGTTACAAAACCTGACGATAGAGGTTTCTTCACTAAAGACCAGTGTGAGTTAATTAACGGAGTTCCTTTTGAGGAAAAGGACCAAGATAAATTAGAAGAAGTATTAACTCTTTCTGAGGGGGAAATAAAATATTGGGAGAAACGTGGACTTGACCCTAACTATATCTACGATTTAGCATCTGAAGGATGGGAAGAAAAGTTAATCTAACTTTATCCCATCTGATGATGATATATACCAAGTATCATTAAGATAGATTAATTCGATACATGCTCTATTGTTAATAACTATTTCATCGTAGTATTCATCAATACGACCTTTACTGGGTCTTATAATGGTCTCACTTAATGATTTTATTCTAATGTTATTTGTTGTTTCACCATTTAAAATTAAAACACATGAATCAATATCTTTAACGACAATAAATTCTTCCCCATTGGTTGTGTAATTAGAAGTGGAAACAATTTTCCTAAGTTCCGTTAATTTTATAGGTTCGAAATGTACGTGTCTATCGTTAATTTTTTTTCTGAGTAATGTAGATTTTTGTCCTATCATATAATTAAATTACATATATTTGTCTAGGCATTGCGGTAAATCTCTTTTGTTTATTTAAGTTCTCCGCCAATAACGCCTCTCTTTCCATAACCTTTTCAGGTTTTAATCTGGTAAGTCTACCTTCAGCACCGATTAGTTCCTCAATTAACTTAGTTTTTTCGTCTTTACCTTCTGTTGCCAATGATTGATAGTCCATAGTTAATTCACTATCAGGTGTTTTAATGTTACCACTAAATTTACCTCTAACTTTTGACAAGGTCTCTTTAGCCGAAGCAAAGAAATATCTACGAACCCAAATTTGTGCGGGGTTATTTAAATCTTGCCAAGATATTTTATCAAAAGGAACGTCTGATGGTAATTTAATTATATCAGGATTGTCTTTAAGACACTTGTCTCTGTCTGAAGGTCCTACATCGTAATACCAATACCACACCTGCCCTTTAGCCAAAGAACCGTTACCAAAATCAAATTTACCGCCAGGTACGTTCATTAGATGAATTGCTTTTTTACCTTCAGGAAGTGCGGTGATTCGATATGTTAAATCACCACCAATAATTCTTCTTTGTATATTAATTTCTTGTAATCTTAATAACATATCAAATGCTGGCATCATAAAATATGACCCTGTGTAACCCATTTGAGAATAACCCGCTGGTCCACCAAGTCCTGCACCACCTAAAGCACCAAATGACCAAGGGTCAAAAAGAATATTGTTCATTGCAGTTGGGGTGAACCAAAGAAGTTCATTTATCTCTCTACCCGCAGGTATTTCATAAATTTGTTTACCTCTCTCAAGATTAAAGAAATCTTTTTTAAGTACGTAGTCACCACCCGCTTGTAAACCAACTATCTTAGAATAAGCGTATGTATACCTCTCTTCATAATCCAAACTTTTAGTAATAAATGCTTTAGATAATGATTGTGTATCTAAATTAAGATTATATAATGATGTCCATTGGGATTCAATAAGCCAATCCTGAACATACTGAGAATAATCCTCAATCGATAACAACAAAAGAGAATCCAATTGTTCGTCTTCTAATTCTACCGACCTAAGAGGTGCTCCTAATACGTGTCTCAATCTAGTATATAGTTGAGTTCTTTCTGGTTCTGCAATAATTGACATGTTGACTTTTTATTATAAATATCAACTTAGTTCATAAATTAAATCATTAATAGGGAAGGTGTAGTTTCCGCCAACAATTTTAGAGTCGTTATTGTTAAAGATTAGTATCCCTTTTTTATTATTTGCAAAAATAATCCAATCGGTTGTATATTTTTTAACTTGCCCCGTATTAAAAACAGTGATTGTATTTTTATCGGTTTTAATATGACTAAAAGGTTTTATTTGAGTTGTTTTAACTTGACCGTCCACAGTTACCTTACAATCAACACCACCAACCATATCTTCTTGACTACCTAAATCACCAATTTGTTCTACATTATCTTCACCAAATTTTCTTTTAAGAATTTCTACAGTATAGTCTTCTCTTTTACCACCCAAATCATGAGTTAATCCTAAAGTCGCCATTAAATTTTTAAAGGTCCCTGAATTAATATTAAAGATTCTTGTTTTATATTCATCCAAAAATTTTACAAATTTTTTAGTTTCACTAATTTGAACAAATGGAGTTTGACCAATTATTTTTATTTCGGGTTTACCCATTGATTTTAAAACTTTATTAACATCGGTAAGTAATATACAAAAACATGTGTAATTTGTATTAAGTTTATTAATGACCGACCTACCTTGTCCTTCTAAATCGTAGATACCTGACATTTCACCGTCTTTGTATTCATTTTTTTCATAAAAATTATTTGGAAAAACGTTTTTTAAGATTGAATCTATTGCGTATCTATACGTTGTTTTAACTTTTGGGTTTATATTAAAGACAAATCGTATAGCATCGTTCATCTCTTTACTACATTTTTCAGAAACCCCTTCTGTTATCACTTGTTTTAAACCTACAGATTCCGTTAATTTTATATCTATTTTAGAACTTAATAATTCATTAACAAATTCCCAATTAACCGCCTTCCAAAAATTTTGAATATATTCATCTCTTTTGTTTCGATATTTTAAATAATAAGCGTGTTCCCATAAGTCTAACCCTAATATAGGATAACCACCATCTTCAACAACATTCATTAATGGATTGTCCTGATTTGGGGTAGAGACAATCTTCAATTGTTTTCTTTTATTTAAAATCAACCAAACCCAACCTGAACCAAATCGGTTTTTAGCAATTTCTTCAAATTCAGATTGGAATTTTTTATAAGACCCGAAATCTTTTTTGATTCTATCAAGGATATCTCCTGAAGGTTTTTGAGTTTTTGGTGAAAGCATTTTCCAAAACAAAGCGTGGTTAAAAGCCCCACCTGCGTTATTTCTAACAGTTTTATCAAATTTACTAATTGACTTGATTATTTCTTCTAATTCTAAATCGCCACCTTTTTTCTTAGATAGGGCTTTATTAAGTTTTTCTACATAACCTTTATAATGTTTATTATAATGGTATGACATGGTTTCAGCATCAATAAATTGTTTTAAAGACGAGTAAGAATAAGGTAATTTTTCGATACCTATTTTTTTCATTTCGAACAAAAATAATTCTTCATTTTCTTTCTGTTCATGTAAGATTAAAGATTCATTTAAAATCTTAATCTTATTTTCAAATTTTTTCATATGGCTATTAATAATATACTATAAATAAGCCGATGTTTTAAATTATCTCAGGTTGTTGATTCTATTCATCATTTCCTCAACTACATCTCCTTTATCTAAATTATCACCCATAACAGTTTCAAATATGTTCTTCTTATTTGCTAAGATGTCATATATTATCCCCTCGATAGTGTTTTCAAAAATTGGGTAGTACACAGAAACATTTGATTTTTGACCGTATCTATACGCTCTATCTTCTGCTTGGGAATGGTCTGAAGGTACAAAAGATAAATCGTTCATTATTACCGCCTCACCCGCGGTTAATGTTAAACCTACCCCCGCCGCTTTTAAGTTACCTACAAATACTTTTACTTTATCGTTTTCTTGGAATTGGTCGACTGCGTACTGTCTTTGGGGTTTACTTGTACTCCCATCTAATCTAACCGCTTGTTTACCAAAATGGTCCGCAATTTTATTTAAAGTATCTGTAAAATTAGTGAATATAATAACTTTTTTATCTTGGTCTAAAATGTTTTGAGCTAACTCTATAGTATTTGAAATCTTTTCTTCAGCGATAACTTGTCTCACCTTCATTAATTTTGAGAACTGTATAGTTAAAGAATTCGATTCTTCTTTTTTATTATCATACCAATCGTAGTATTCACCCATCAACCCTTCGTAATGTTTGGATTTTAATCTTAAATAAACAGGTGTAATAATTTTATCAGGTAAATCTAAAACATCAGTTTTTAATCTCCTCAAAACTTGTCTTGAGGTTCTATCTCGTAACTCTTCTAAATTAGATGCTCCCGTGACATTCCAAACTTTACGATTACCCGCTTTAAATTGATAACCTTGACAATATCGGATTGCATAAGCCATCCAATTTTGAGCAACGGGACTTTCAATTAAACTTAATAAGTTAAAATAATTCATTGGTCTTGATGTCATAGGGGTACCTGTGAGTAACCATAATCTTTCGGTTCTTTTGCTAAAACTATTAACTAATTTAGTTCTTTGAGCCTGACCATTTTGGATATAATGTGCTTCATCAATGATTACTAAATCGGGATTAAATTTATAAATCAAACTATTTTCTTTTTCTTTTCCCGTGTCGTAAAAATTTTTAAGAATATCGTAATTAACAATTACAAAATCATGGTCTAATGAAAAGTTTTTACCTTCAGCAATGTAAACAGGTCTATCGGTATAATTGGCAATTTCTCTTTGCCAATTTATTTTAAGTGATGCGGGGCATACGATTAATATTTTTTTAGAACCTGTTTCAAGAGCAGCGACAATGGTTGCGGTAGTTTTTCCTAAACCCATGTCATCAGCTAAGATAAATCTTTTAGACCCTGCTAATTTTTCTACCGCTTCAACCTGATGACTTAATAATGGTCTATGACTGTACTTAGTATAATCGATTTGAACCTTTTCTACTTTATGAGTTTTTATAATTGCTCCTTTTGGTAACCAAAAATCATGTAATACCTCAGAATCAAAAACTTTACCCCATATATGGTAAGACTTTTCTTTTTCCGCTAATAACTTCTCAACCCATACCTTTTCAGGTATTGAGGTATAAAGTTTTTCATCGGCAATTTTTTTTGCGAAATAAGGGTCTAACTCAACCCATTTTTTCGCTACTTTTGGTTGCGTCTCATTAAAATTTATGATGTAGTCAGATTGTGAACGTGTAGGATAAAACTTTTTATTATTCTCTTTTTTGTGTTTTAAGTTTAATATAAAATTATTACCTCCCGAGTAGTTATCGAGAATCTCTAACGCTCTCATCTCAATCAAGGATGAGGTATTACCCGTTGTTACTTTTTCTAATGACATTGTATTACCAATAAAAATAATAAATATTTAGATATTTATCAATAATGAATAATAAAGTTCCAATTACTAGAGTAGGAAAATTCTTTGGCTCAGACGATTATAACTTAGATTTGTCGATGGGGGAGGAATGGTTATATGGTGATATGAATTTCACATTAGTACTATATCGTATAGATAGAGTTAAGACAAAAACAGATGATGTTTACGGAGAAACTTTAACTGATGGTATTAAATTTTTACCACCCGTAGAGTTTAAAGGATACGTCCAAATAATGGCACCTGAAAATAAAAATATTGGTTCCTCAAAAGTTAATCAATTTGAACCTGGTAATATTAAAGTATCTGTTTATATTAAGCAATTGGAGGAACTTGGGATAGATATAAGTTACGGTGACTATATCGGTTATTATGAGACTGAAGATAGGGTTAGATATTATGTTGTTAATAATGATGGAAGAGTTGTATCTGATAACAAACATAATTATGCTGGGTATAAACCTTACTACCGAACAATAATGGGGTCTGCGGTAACCGATAATGAATTTAGAGGATTATGAAAATAGTAATAACTGAATCACAAATTTTAAATTTACTCGAAAAAATTAATTCGGGTAAAGTTACTTGCGATGAGTGTGGATGGTCATGGAAACTATCTGAAGGTGGCGACGACCCGTATATTTGTCATAAATGTGGGCACAACAATTCTGAAGAAGACTATAGAGGAAAAAATGTAATGGTTTATTATAACTTACATAAACATACTTTTTCTATTAGATACAATAATAAAGTAATTTTACATGCCGATTACGTTAAACTTAGGGACGTTGAATTTAGAGTTAGAGGTGGTGGTAAAGAAAGGGTAAGAGCCGAAAAACAAAAAAACGTTCACGCCTTTGTAATAGGTACATTAATCGATTATTGCGAATACCCATGTGAAAATTTACCTGAAGAATCTTCAGATAAAATTATTACATATAATCCTTACAAATACGATTCATTTGTTTATAAAAATAGTGAAACCCCTGTGTATTCTGCTAAGGAGGTTGAAATGATTAATCGTAAAAATAAAATATTTGATATAAACGAAATTAAATCCGATGTAATATCAGAATCGGATAAATTAGAGGGAGACCCAACGAAGTATACTTACATCACATTAGGTTTATTTGAAAAATTCAAAACTAAAAGGTATTACTTTAACAAAGTAGTTCCCGTTGTGGACGAATCTCCTATCCCTAATAAAATTAAATTGGTTGGTAGTGATGGTGATTTTATCTTTAACAAGGATGATGTAAAATTTAAAGACCAATCGGCTTATATTGATAAAAGTATTTTTGACGAAGAATATCCTGATTTTAGATTAAAAGACCATCAGAAATTGTCGGCATCTATAGGGATAACCCCATCAAATGTTAGAGAGTCATTAGAAATGGCATTTCCTGATAATTGGGTTGAACAGGATGAGGTTTTTACCCCTGGTTTACGAGGTGTCTATACAATAGGTGAAAAAACAAATGACCCTTTAGAGGATTGGTCAATAATGAATTATTTTGATACTAAAGATGAGATACATAGTTTATTGTATTTGAAGTATTTTGACGATTTAAAAGAAGGTAAAATAATAGATAACGTTGTTGAGTGGATGTCTGATTTATTTAAAAATAATGATGAATATACAAAGATGTTAGTTGACAGACAGTGGTCGTCAATAAAAAATGGTTTAGAACTTGAGAGGTTATCGGTTAAAAATTTTTTAGATAAAATTGGTTCTGATAATATAACATATTATCCTCACGGTTCTAAAATGGATAGATGGAGTGGTGTTGATGTAACAATAGACGGGATTAATTATCAGATTAAACCTTTGAAAACATTCAACGAAGAAGATGGTAAATATTATATAGATACTTATGGTATGAGGGATTATAAAAATAAAAAGTCGGTAAACAAAATTGCCTTCTCGAGTAGAACAAAAGTTTTAGTATTTGATAATTCTAATTATGATGTACTTAGTAAAAATAAAGCGGTCTTCAATGAAGAACCTTTAATTATTGATTGATATGCCATTACCTAAAAAAATAAAAAAATATCTTCCACTAACCGAGTCAAAAACTTTGTTACCAAGAAGACAGGAACTTGTTGATAAAATCAACAAGGATGGTACCTATTTACCTAAATCAATATTACATGCTGATTTAGATAAAGGATTTTTAGATTTTGTTAAAGATGAATTAAAATGTGTAGTTGAGGGAAAAGTTATTCCTATGGTTGATATACTAATAACAACACAAAATTGGTCACAATTTGTTGAGACTTGGGATTTCCAAAACATTGATAAGAATGCGGAACCACCGTTTATTACAGTTATTAGAGTACCTGAAGTTAAATTTGGGACAAATCCTGCAGTGTTATATAATATACCAAATAGAAGACAATATTTTTATGCCCAAGTACCTACATGGGATGGTCAAAGAGCTGGGATGGATATCTATAAAATACCACAACCTGTTCCTGTTGATATTACATACCAAGTTAAAATTGTGTGTAATAGAATGAGAGAGTTAAATAAATTTAACAAAATTGTTATTGAGAAATTCGCGTCAAGACAGGCTTACCAAGTTATAAAAGGACATTATATTCCAATTATTTCAGGTAATATTTCTGACGAGTCGGTTATGGATATTGAGAAAAGAAAGTATTATATCCAAACCTATGAGTTTACAATGTTGGGATTTTTAATTGATGAAGATGAATTTGAAGTATCTCCCGCAGTAACAAGACTACTACAAGTTTTAGAGGTAGATACAAAAACCTCAAGAAAAGGAATTAAACAAAATTCAAATATTGAGAGGGACCCTAATGAGGTTTTATTTGTTGTAGGTAATGACACAGTTTCTCAAGTTTTTAATTATATTGCGGATATTAAAGTAGTTGGTACTGAAAATATAAAAAACATAGACGGATTCGATGTTTATATAAATAATAATTATTACGGTACCGATATAGACACAATTCAACTTAATTCGGGTGATGTACTTAAATTTGTAATTGATAAGGTCGATGTCAATTTAGAATCTAAAATATTTTTATACGGAGTATTAATTTAATTCTCACCGTAGATATCTTTCTTGTCTTTACACTTCTCAGTAATTAATTTCTCTAAAAATCTATACATCTTAATACCGTTCTTATCACAGTATTTCTTTAAGATATCATGAACCTCTACTGATATCTTTAAATTCTTTATTTTTTTAACCTCATTTGACATGGTAGAAAAAAGGTAGAATTTATTCTACCCAATTTATAAATACTTGCAAGAAAGTAAAGTATTTTGGTTTTTTGGTGAATATTTATCTATAAAATAAATTAACTAGCTAAATTAAAAAAATAATGGCATCTAACAACAAAGTATTCGTATCTCCTGGAGTGTACACATCTGAGGTTGATTTAAGTTTCGTGGCTCAAAGTGTTGGGGTTACAACGTTAGGTATTGTTGGTGAGACTTTAAAAGGTCCTGCTTTCGAACCTATTTTTATAAGAAACTTTGATGAATTCACTACATATTTTGGAGGAACATCCCCTGAAAAATTCATTAATACACAAATACCTAAATATGAATCTGCATATATTGCTAAGTCATACTTACAACAATCTAACCAATTGTTTGTAACAAGAGTTTTAGGTTTATCAGGTTATGACGCAGGTCCATCATGGACAATTACAACAAAAGCTAACGTTAATCCGTTAACCGTAAACTTTTATTGTGAAAGTCCTATCATTGAGAATTGTGAACCAGCTTGTAACGATTATTTAACTATCGATTACTCAATCGACTTTACAGGTTGTACAAATAGTGTTGATAGTATTACTTTCGTAACACCTTCACAAATCCCTGATGAAATTGCTGCTAAAATGAATTTATCATATGAGAAATTTGATGGTAGTACATCGACAATTTATGCCGATATGACTAGTCAAATATTTGACATTTTAAACGACAATACCCTTGAAACAACTTCAATTAATTATTATGGAGTTATTTCGGGAGAAACTTATGATACGTTATCACCAATATTCACTGCTGAGACTAACGTATTTGGTGTTGACAATGTTAGTTCAACCCAAGTTAACTACTCAGCATCTGTAAATGACCCTTGGTATTACGCAACATTTGATAACGTTGGAAATGCGGTTTATAGTGGATTTTCATTTTGGAGTATTGTTACTGACTTAACTTTAATTCCTGTAACAACTACAACTACAATTGCACCAACTACAACAACTACAACAACTAACCCTTGTGTTACACCGACACCTACTTCAACAACAACTACAACAACTGCAGCACCTGTAAATTGTTACACAGGTAAATTAATCGGTCGAGTTTATATTTTCTCAGGAACTGCTTATACTGATTATGATGACTTAGTAATCGCAACTTTACGTTCTAGAGGTTTAGCAACTTATGGAACTGATGACGGCGCGGTATATGAAGTATCAGGTTTAACTGATGTAGAAATGGTTTGTGGAAATGAATATTCAGGCGTTACTAAAAACCCATATTCAACATTCGGTTTAAATGTTACAAATAAAGATGGTGAAAAATATTTCTTCGAAACATCAATGTCTAATTCAGACACAAAATATATTTCTAAAGTATTTGGTTCATCAAACTTTGCAAAACCAAAAGACGTTGTTCCTTTATTTGTTGAGGAACGATTCCAAGCACTTTTAAACTATGGTTGGAGAAAAGGTTATATCAGAGGTTTAAATTGTGAATTAACTGCTTTACCAAATGCTAGACAAGGTAACGACCCAACGTCAATTGCTTGGTACTTAGAAAAATACCAATCACCTGTATCACCATGGGTTGTTTCTGAATTAAGAGGTAATAAAGTTTACAACTTATTTAAATTTACAACAATTGCTGATGGGGATTCTGCAAATATTGAAGTTAAAATATCTATTGCAAACATTTCATTCGGTAATGGAACATTTGACGTATTAGTTAGAGACTTCTTCGATTCAGATGCTGCACCGACAGTACTTGAGAAGTTTACAAATTGTTCAATGGACCCAAATCAAAATAACTTTATAGCTAAAAAGATTGGTACTGCTGATGGAGAATACGCATTAAATTCTAAATTTGTAATGGTTGAGATTAATGAAGACGCTCCTGTAGATGCTTTACCTTGTGGTTTCCAAGGTTATACATTCAGAGAATATGCAGGCGTGAGACCTCCATTCCCAATATATAAAACTAAATATGACTTCCCTGGTGAAGTAGTTTATAATCCACCATTTGGGTTATCATCAGGAGCAGACGATATCGTAAGAAGTGCAGGTGATAACGTTAGAAGAACTTACTTAGGTATATCAGATACCGTTGGTTTTGACGTTGATTTTTACGCGTATAAAGGTAAACAACTTCCATTAGATATATGTACTGATGTAAGTGGAGATGATTGGTTCTACAAAACAAGAGGTTTCCACATGGACGTAAACGCATCTGCGATTACTATCAGTAATACATTTGTAACAAGTGGAACACCAGCATTCTATGTAGGTTCAGCACCATTTGTTGAGGACCCTCAAGATTCTTCTAACCCATACTACAGATTATTCGCTCGTAAATTCAGTTTCTTGTGTTCAGGAGGTTTTGACGGATGGGATATCTATAGAGAATTTAGAACAAATAGTGATAGATTTGTATTAGGTCAAACAGGCTATAGAAAAGGAGCGTGTCCATCATTTAAATACCCTTCAGCAACGGGTTGGGGAGCGTTTAAACAAATTACAGTTGGTGACAACACTCAGGATTGGGCGAATACTGATTATTACGCTTACTTATTAGGACAAAAAACATTTGCAAATCCTGAAGCGGTTAATATCAACGTATTTGTTACACCTGGTATCGACTACGTAAACAACTCAAACTTAGTCGGTGATGCGGTTGATATGATTGAGAACGACAGAGCAGATTCAATTTATATCTGTACAACACCTGACTATAATATGTTCGTACCTTCTACAGGAGACCAATTAGACTTTATTTACCCACAAGAAGCTTCTGATAATCTTGAAGAGGCAGGTATCGACTCTAACTACACCGCAACATATTACCCTTGGGTACTAACAAGAGATACAGTTAATAACACTCAAATCTACATCCCAGCAACGGCTGAGGTGACAAGAAACTTGGCGTTAACAGATAATATCGCATTCCCTTGGTTCGCTGCGGCGGGTTACACTCGTGGTATCGTAAATGCGGTTAAAGCGAGAAAGAAACTAACACAAGAAGATAGAGATATTCTTTATAAAGGTAGAATTAACCCAATTGCAACTTTCTCAGATGTTGGTACAGTAATTTGGGGTAATAAAACTTTACAAATTAGAGAATCCGCTCTTGACAGAATTAACGTTAGAAGATTATTATTACAAGCTCGTAAATTAATATCAGCGGTTTCTGTAAGATTATTATTCGAACAAAACGATGAGAAAGTTAGACAAGATTTCTTAGATGCGGTTAACCCTATCTTAGATGCAATTAGAAGAGACAGAGGTTTATACGATTTCCGTGTAACAGTTTCTTCAGATACATCTGACTTAGATAGAAACCAATTAACTGGTAAGATTTATATCAAACCAACAAAATCTTTAGAATTCATAGATATTACATTCTATATAACTCCAACAGGAGCTTCGTTTGACAATATCTAATAAAAAAATATGGTGGGTCGATAAAAAAATCGGCTCACCATTATTTATTAATATAATATGAATAGAAATAGACGATACATTGTAGAGGGGATTGATGAAACAGGAACACCTGATATGAAATATTATGCGTTCGATTGGGACGATAATATTATGACAATGCCAACTAAGATTATTTTAAAAGATGACAACGATAAAGAAGTCGGTATGTCAACTGAAGACTTTGCAGAATATAGAACCCAAATAGGTAACGAACCGTTTGATTATGAGGGTCATAAAATTGTTGGTTTTGCAGAAAATCCTTTTAGATATTTTGGAGTTACAGGAGACAAACAATTTATAGTCGACTCAATGATTGCAAAACCAGGTCCTGCATGGGGTGACTTTGTAGAAGCAATTAACAATGGCTCAATCTTTTCAATAATCACTGCTAGAGGACACACACCTAAAGTCCTTAGAGATTCGGTATATAATTTAATTGCTTCAAATAAGAACGGTTTAAATTCTAAAGAATTAATTAAAAACCTTAAAAAATATAGGGACTTGGCGGATGAAGAAAATATGTCGACTAAAGAGTTAATTGATGATTACTTGGACTTATGTAGATTTTACCCTGTAAGTTATGGTGAAGGTTCGGCAACCAATCCTGAAGAAGGGAAAATAAAAGCGATGAAAGAGTTCATCCAACATATTAAAAATGTTTCAGAACATATTAACAAAAAGGCATTTTTAAAGAACAAAGTATCTAATAACTTTAAATTACCTAGTATTGGTTTTTCTGATGATGATATAAGAAACGTAGAAAAGATGAAAAGTCATTTCGAAGATGAACCTATGTTAAAGACTTATTCAACTGCAGGAGGAATTAAAAAGTTATATTAACTGGAAGTTCTAGTTAAGATTTAGATAAAAAAAAATGAAAGTAAAGAGAAAAAAATTAACTGACGATATTTATAAATAAAAAAACAAATAAACAAAAAATTAAAAAGAAAATACAATGGCTGATTTATTAATGAAAATGCCGATACCTTATGAACCAAAAAGACAAAACAGGTTCATTCTTCGTTTCCCATCAACTTTGGGTATTAACGAATGGTTCGTAGAAACTGCATCAAGACCACATATAACAGTTAACCCAGTTGAGATTCAATTCCTTAATACATCTACCTATGTAGCAGGACGTTTCACTTGGGGTACTATTAACGTTAAATTCCGTGACCCTATTGGACCTTCAGCGTCTCAAGCGTTAATGGAATGGGTACGTTTATGTGCTGAGTCTGTAACAGGTCGTATGGGTTACGCGGCAGGTTACAAAAAGAATGTTGACCTTGAAATGTTAGACCCAACAGGAGTTGTGGTTGAGAAATGGATTATGGAAGGTACTTGGTTATCTGATGTTAACTTTGATTCATTGGCTTATAACTCTGACGCAATTGCATCTATTACGGCCACTTTAAGACCTGACAGATGTATTCTTGTATACTAATTTAAAAATAATATCATATTTTTGTCCCACATATTTGTTTATGTGGGATTTTTTGTTTATAAAAAACTGATGTGTCTTATATTTTATAGTAAAAGATAATAATATGGAACAAAATGCTTATACTGTAGGTCAAGAAAATTTTAATTTACCTCACGATGTGGTGGAACTACCTTCTAAAGGACTTTTCTACAAATCAAAAAAGAAATCAGTTAAAGTTGGTTACTTAACTGCAAGTGACGAAAACTTCATAATAAATACATTCAAAGGAGGGTCAGGTAATATTGTACTAACTTTATTAAGAAACAAAGTATATGAACATGATTTACGACCTGAAGAATTACTTGAGGGGGATGTTGAAGCAATTTTAATTTTCTTAAGAAATACATCATTTGGTCCTGAATATACTATAACGTTAACTGACCCTGTAACAGGTAAACAATTTAGCTCGACAATTATATTAGATGAGTTAAATATAAAAAAACCAACACATTTACCTGACGAAAATGGATTGTTTGTGACAAAATTACCTAAAAGTGAGGCGGTTGTTAAATTAAGAGTATTAACTTACTCTGAATTAATAGAGTTAGATAAAATGGCAGACCAATATCCTCAGAATATTACACCACCTAAAATTACTTGGAGATTAAATAAACAAATTGTTGAATTAAACGGTTCCCAAGACAGAGAACAAATCTCAAAATTTATCGAGACTATGCCAATCATGGACTCAAAATATATTAGAAATTTCCTAAAAGAAAACCAACCGTCATTAGACCTTAAACAAACTGTACAAGCCCCGTCTGGAGAATTGGTATCTTTCGAGATTGCCTTTGGGGTTGAATTTTTTCGGCCTTTCTTCTAATTACAGATTACATTTAATTGACGAATATTATATCATGGCTCGGTTTTTAAGAACTTCTTATACCGACTTTAATAATATGCCCTCTTATATGAGAAGGTATCTTATTGACAAAATCATCGATGCTAACACACCTAAAAAATAATTAACCTAATCACTATTTATAAATAAACTATAATACATGGCAACAGGTGATGGTAAAGACGGAGGTTTAATTGGAAACTTTAAGGAAGTTATGGCTCAAATGACCACAATGAAAGGTCTTAAGGATACTATTCTTGAGGTAGAAAACGCCGCATATAAAATGGCACAAGACTTTGCGTTAGGTGCTCAAAATATTGATTTAATGAGGGCGGGTCTTGCGGACGCGGCTTCAGATATTAAAAGACTTGGGGGTAGTTTCGCTGATGTTGTTAAAATGCAAGAATCCGCATACACTAATTTAGGTAGGAATGTAACCTTAACCGCTGATGGAATGAAAGACTTGTTCGCAACAACTAAAGCGACAGGTGTAGGAGCTGACACATTAGTTGAAAAATTTAAAGATATAGGTACGGGTACTTACGACATCGCTAAAAATATGGAAGTTGTATTACAATCGGCTAGAGATATTGGAGTTAATGGTAAAGCGGTCTCTGACCAAGTCCTATCTAATATGGATTTAATGAATAAATATAATTTCCAAGGAGGGGTTGAAGGTTTAGCTAAAATGGCTGCTCAAGCAGTTAACTTAAGAGTTAATGTCGCAGATATGAAAGGTTTGATGGACAAAGCGTTCCAACCTGACCAAGCGATACAGTTAGCGGCTAAAATGCAAATGTTAGGTGCTCAACAGTCTGATTTATTAGACCCATTAAGATTAATGGATTTAGCTCAAAATGACCCTGGCGAGTTAATGAATCAAGTGGCTGAATTAGGTAAACAATTCACTCAGTTTAATGAAGAGTCAGGTAAGTTTGAAATTGCTCCTGGAGGTAAGAGACAAATGATGGAATTAGCTGACGCTATGGGTATACCTTATGAGAAACTTACAAAAATGGCTTTATCAGGGGCAGAACTTGAAGACAAACTAAGTAAAATCACATTCCCAACCGACCTTGGTGCTGATGAAGACACTCAAAAAATGATAGCGAATATGGCCGAAATGAAAGACGGTCAATATACAATTAAATTTAAAGATGAAAAAGGTATTACTCAAGAAAAAAATGTAACGGAATTAAAGAAAGAAGATATTGAAGCGATTACTAAAACTCAGGCTGAGGCTCCAAAAACTATGGAAGAAATTGCCGAATCACAATTAAGTACATTGGACTCAATTAAGGCTGAGTTAGAAAGTATGAATAGAGCGGGTTACGGACTGGCAGGAAGTAAAGGTGCTGGTGATGTATTACAAGGTTTAAGAACAGGTGCTAAAGTTGTTGCGGGAGGAATAAGAGATATTCAAGGAGAATCCCAAGATTTTAGAAAAGGAACCGATAAAGTATTAATGGAAAATCTTGATGCTATTAATAAGGCAATGTCAGGAGAAGGGTCATTAAGTGATGTTTTAAAGACCGCAACCACTTCTGTAGGAGGTATTACAACTGCGTTAAAAGATAACTTTACAATTGCGATTACAAACGCGAAAGATGAAATGGATAAATTCTCTAAAAGTGGTAATATGTTTGCAGAAACACTTAAAGCGTCATATGACGCGGCGGCTAAGTATATACAAGAACACGAGAAGTTATCAAATTTGGGTATTAATATTGCTCCTGAAGGTAAAAAACCTGAAAGTGTTACCACCGATACGTCAACAATTAAAGTTAACGACTTTTATATTAAAACATTACCTGAAGACAAATTAGTTATGGCAGGAGGTACTAATTTAGAAGGAAATAACCAAACACAAAACAATACTCCTACAGAGTTAAATGTAAAAGTAGATTTAAATGTGTCGGCACCACCAAACATTGATACTAGTCAATTACTTGCAATGTTTAAAAACGACATTAGAATACAACAAGCTATCGTAAATGCGACACAAGAAGCTTATTCCTCAGGAGGAGGAGCTTCACCGAATAACCCAAACAATAAAAGTAAATCGATAGTAAATAATGCTATGGGTATGTATAATACCTAATAAAAAAATAATATAATATCTATTTATATAAAAAAACAATAAATGTCTGATAGTACTTTATCTTTTTCATCATCCGCAACTTTTAGAGATGTATTGATGGCGAGAAATCTCGCCCCTTATGATGTACCAGGTGTTTACACACCACCATCAGGACCACTTAATTATGAGGTAGTTCAGACAGTATCTAATGTTATTGACTCACCTGATGAGTTAATATCAAATGACCCGTTTGCACAACAACTATACCCATTAAATGAATATGGACCTGAAGGGGGGTATAATCTAAACATTACATATAATGGACCACCCCTACCTATTGACTCCAACAAAGGGGAGTATAGTCCTAATGATACGGTGTTAGATTTAGTTAATGAGTTTTATATTGACGCGGCTTATATTGAGAATAGATTTGGACCTGAGGGAGGGTTCAAAGATATGGTTATTATCGATAACATTCAAAATAACAACAAAATATATTTACCATATTGGAACCCACCAATATTCACACCATCTGTTTATACACCGTATGAAATATTAATAAACAATAATCCTGCTGGGTTATCTCAGGACTCTTTTATTGCGAAATTAGGTGCTCAACAATTAAGATATCTCTTCCAAGAAAGAGTATCTTCAGAGATATTCCAAAACACTGTTGGATTAGTTAATTTAGAATCTTTATCAGACCCATTTGAAGCGAGTCTTATAGTTACAGGTCAAGAACCTTTAGTTTATAAAAATTGGAAAATTACCGTTGCTGAAAACCCAATAATCGCGGCGGCGGATTTCGCAACAAGATTGACAGGTGCTTATTGGCCTGTATCACCAATACCTGGTGATTATTTTGATGAAAACGAACCTAATGCGGGGGCGTCACAACAAACATCAACGGCATTAAATGTTGTTAATCAATTAACAGGAGGATTTTTAGGACCAATCCTAAATAAAACAAGAAACCCTTCTGAGATATTTTTAGCGAATACGGGTAATGGACAAAGGTCGGTTTTATTTGCTAATATAAATTATAACAGATACAAACCCGACTATAACAAAAATTATGGTGGGGTATTAGGTATTGGACAAGCTTTAGTAAATTTAGCAGTCAATTTAATTGACCCTAATAATGGTACTTTAGTTGGTGGTTACTATGTTGGTAGTAGAAATGCAGAACCCTCAACGATTACATCCCCACCTAATCAAGTACCCGTAAATCCGTTTGGTAAACAAGAACAAGCGCCTGTATATGGTCCTTCAGAATTAGGTATTTTATATGAAGGTAATGAAAACAGAATAAATTTTGGTTTAGCGGGTAAATCATCTACAGATGGTGGAGGTATAGACGGTCAATTTGTTTGGACATCACCAAAATATAAAGGAGATGCTGGTTTTAAAGCCACAGTTGGAGGAGGAACGGGCAGTTTAGACCAAGAGTTTAATCAAATCTCTTCACAATATAGTAAGTCAGAATCTACAAATATAACTTTTAAACAAAGTTCCATTTTAGACCAAACACAAAGACTTGTTGATTCTGCGGATAATGTTTCAGGTATTAACAGATTGAAACATGTTGGTAACGCGATTAATCAAGTTAGTAAAGTTTTTAATGACGGATATAAGGAAATGACCAAAGGTTCTCAAGTTGTTAGTTATAAAGATAACACAACAGGAGACCAAGTTGGTACTGAGTATTGTAGAGTGTTTACAAAAGATACTCCGTACTATACCTATGCTGATTTACAAAAAACAGATGGTATTACTACATCAGGAAGAAGATTTACAAATTCAGTATTCGATAATACATATAACTTAAACATTGCACCACTTAAAAATCCTGGCTCAACAAACATCCAACCTAACGCCAAAGGTGATTTAGTCGCTAAAAAATATATGTTCTCAATCGAGAATCTTGCTTGGAGAACTTCAAGTAGACCTGGTTTTACTTATGATGAGTTACCTGTATGTGAAAAAGGTCCTAATGGTGGTAGAGTAATGTGGTTCCCACCTTATAATTTGAGTTTTAGTGATTCAAGTTCACCTAACTTTACACCTACAAATATCATGGGTAGACCTGAACCTATCTACACATATAATAACACTAGCCGAAGTGGAACACTTAGTTGGAAGATACTTGTGGACCACCCATCAATAATGAATGTTTTAGTTGAAAAACAATTAAAAGGCCAAAATAGTGAAAGAATAAATTCAATTATAGATTCGTTTTTTGCGGGTTGTGTAAAATATGATATATATGAATTAGCGAAAAAGTTTAACACTATACCAACTAAAGACTTATTTACATACCAAGAGATTCTAAACAACCCAAGATTAACACCTGAAGAATTAGCGGGTATTAATAAAGAGATACCTAAAGAAAATACTGCGGATGGTGGACCTAATTCATCAGGTACAGGTAACCAAAATACAAATACAGATACCGCAGTAACACCTGACACATTTGCTTCAGATTTTGAAGGGAAATATAAAGAGTTAGGTTTTTATTTCCATAACGATAGACCTGACCCTAATTCAAATAGCACTGTTGCAAGTCAACCATTTAATTATTGGTACGATATATATACCGAACCTTCATTCATACAAAAATATGTTAATAATGCTAATGCAATATTCGCCGCAGGTTCTGAGAGTAGAAATGTTAAAGAATTTTTTGACACTATAATTATACCTAACTTTAATACGATTGCTAAAAATGAAAAGAACTTTATCGTTGACGCATATAATATATTGAAAGAAAAGAAAGGTACGATTGAAATAACCATGTTGGGTTCCGCATCGGCACCTGCGTCAGTTGATTATAACGTAAACTTATCAAAACGAAGATTGGATTCAGTAAAAAAATTCTTTAGAGAATATAAAATAGGTGATGCCAATTTAGCTAAGTTTATTGATGATAAAACATTTAAAATAACATTAGAAGAAGGTAAAGGTGAAGAACTTGTAATACCTAAAGGTGATTTAGGAACAGGTTTCCAAGTTAATTGTACTACAAACATTAAAGATAAAAATGGGAATGTTACTGATTTATCACAAGTTTATTCGGTAAATGCTATGGCTTGTAGAAGGGTAAAAATAAATAATATTAAAGTTACTCCGATAGCCTCACCAACTACAACTACCACAACCGCAACCCCACCTCCTCCTGTAGTTGAACAACCAAGAACGGAAAACATTCCTGTTTCAAAACCGAAACCAACGGTTGAAGTTATTAAAAAACTTAAAGAGGGGATAGCTAAAAAAATATTAAGAAATCTTTTAACTGAGTGTGATTACTTTGAATTAATTAAAGAAGAGAATCCTATGGTATATAACACATTCAAAGAGAAGATTAAATACTTTAACCCTACCTTCCACTCAATAACACCTGAAGGTTTAAATGCACGTTTAACGTTCTTAAATCAATGTGTTAGACCAGGTGAAACAATACCTACTATTGGCGCCGATGGTAAACCAAAATATAATGACGCGGTTAACACTTCATTTGGGGCTCCACCCGTATTGGTAATCAGAGTTGGTGACTTCTACCACACAAAGGCAATTCCTACAGGATTACAAATTCAATACGAACCAATAACTTTTGATATGAATCCTGAAGGTATTGGTATACAACCAATGATGGCTAATATTACCTTAAGTTTTAACATAATTGGAGGTATGGGATTGGCAAAACCTGTAGAACAACTACAAAACGCCCTTTCATTTAATTATTATGCTAACACAGAGATATATGATGAAAGAGCGGTTGCAACTGAAGACACATCCGCATTAGACAAAGAAGTGGTTGACGCGATATTAGCATCTGAAGTTCCCGCAACTGTTAACAACGTAGATACCCAACAAACAAATGACGGAGGGTCAACTATTGGTACTATAATTACTAATATCCCTGTTGCTAGTGGTCAAACAGGTGAAATCAGTTATGCTGACATTATGGATAAATTATTAACCGAAACCAAAAATTATTTTGAAACGGTTGTAAATAAATTAGAAAGTACTAATTTACAATACTCATATCCTATTGTTAGTATGTTAAGTAAAGAACCTTCATTTTATACTGGTGACATATTCTTAGGTGACCAAACATCTAATGACCCAGGACCTAACGGAACTAAAAAACCTGTTGAAATTTTCGGTAAATCAAACAAAGTTGAGGATTACATATCCAAAGAATTTAAAAGTTGTATTGAAAATATTGATAATGGGTTTAATCCGATTATAGATACATTATTAAAAAAATATGGTTTTGTTAATTCACAACAAAAATTAGATGGGGTTAAAAACAATATGAAAGAATATATCTCTAACTTAGAAAAAACATTTACTAATGGAGTTTCAACTATAATACAAGATTTAACCCTTTACCAACAAAATTATATTCAGTTAATTAGAAAAATAAATTTAGTAACTAGTAAAACGGACGGAAAACTTTTAGATACTAGTTTACCTAGAGTTTATAGTTTATTTTGTACTCCTGAACAAACGGGAAAAATTGGAGATACAACTGTTACAGTACTTGAAGAATTATCATACGATTATGGTAGATTAGAAAACGCTATGGGGTTATTTATTCCATTATTAAAAGATACCGATAAAGGATTTAGAATAGGGTTTGACCCAAATAATTATATTGAAACTGGTAATTTTAAATTAATTAATCAAGGTGATTTTGAGGGTGGTAGTGACCAACAGACATACGCTAATCAAAATTTTTTCCTTATTATGTGTAGAATATTAACGGATAAAAATAAAAAAAATGAATTCATTAATTATGTAATTAAAGGGGATGTTTTAAATATTAAAGACCCTGTAAATTTAAAAAATAAATTTGAAAACATTGTAGATGATTTAGAAAAAATTTATAAAAAAGAGTTAGTTTCTGAAGAAAAAATTTATGATAAGTTAAAGAAAAACCCTACGTATAAAGATTTAACTGAAGGTATTGATGAAGTTATGTACACCCCTAAAAAAACAAGAAAATGTAGTTATACTACAGTACCGAATCAAAACACACAGATTGTTGACTTCCAAACCAAAGAGATTAGGGATTTATATAAATCTGTTAATGTTGATAATGATGATAAAACCTATATAGGTAAGGTTAAATTTAGTAAAACGTAATGGCAAGACAAAGTTATAATAGATATTCGGATTTTTTAATTGACGGACAACAAACCGTTGTTCCTTACATCACATTACCTTCAAAATCTACCGATAAAAGATACATTTATAAAGTTGGTCAATCAAGAATGGATAAGATTTCACAACAATATTACGGCTCCCCAACCTTTGGGTGGTTAATAATGTTAGGAAATCCTATATATGGAGGACAAGAATGGAACATTCCTGATGGAACAATATTGACTATTCCATTTCCTTTAGTAGCTTCTTTACAGGACTATAAAAACCAATTGGATAATCACTTCTTCTATTATGGTAGATAATAATGAAAATATTTTAGTCGAATTTGACTATAACAACATAACCATCATTGACCCTAACAAAATCATTGATGAAAATGGTAATGCTAAAGAACGTTTAGTCAATCATGAAAACTTGGTAATGTATGCTAATTTAGAGTGTAAGGTAATACCAAGAACTAAATTAGCCGTTGGAGTTGCAAGTAATGACGCAATCCAAACTATTTCATTAGCAACACTTAATTTTTTAAAACCTGGTGGTAAAACTTTTTTAGATAATTCCTACACCGATGAAATAACAGGTAAAGATACTGTTAAGGGTGAAGGTGTTAACCAACCTGTAACAAAAGCAATTAGAAACCCACAAAATAGCGATGATACTTTTTTAAAACAAACTATAAATTCATACGGAAAGGCTGGTTCTGTCGATAATGGACTGTTAGGGATAACATCTATAAGTATTAGCCAAAATTTATCATTCATGTCAACTATAACAATAAAATTAGTTGATATTAAAGGACGTGCATTATTTGAATCGGGTGATAACTCACCATACGCGGCTTTCTTTAATTTACCATACCCTATGTTTTATTTGACATTGAAGGGTTATTATGGTAAAGCGGTTAGATTACCACTAATGTTACACACATTTAATGCAAATTTTAATTCATTCACAGGAAATTTTGATATAGAACTAAAGTTTTTCACATATAAGTTCACAATCTTATCAGAACTTTCAATGGGTTATTTATTAGCGGCCCCTCACATGTACCAATCAAGATTAAAAATTGAGACTAAACAAGGTACCGCTAGTCAATTTACACCTGTTGAGGATACTGTAGTTGAGAGAGGTTTTCAGAAAGTTAAAGAAGTTTACAGTGAGTATAAGTCAAAAGGTATGATACCTGATGATTTTCCTGAAATCACTTTAATGCAAATGAAGGATAGAATTGAATTGTTCATTAAAAATATAATGGATTCATTTACTAAACAAAATTTAGACTCAATTACTGACATTGAAACCTATGACAAACAATTAAGGGATTATAAAAAAGCGGTTTATTTAGGTGAAGGGTTAAACTTTTGTTGGTTTAATACATATATGAACTCAAAAAAATATTATGTTCTCAACAATAAAGATAAAACTAGAATTTATACATTTAAATCTGAATATGATACTGAGATAAGAAAGGAAGAGGCAATCACAAAATTAAAAGAGATTATTGCGAATTATAATGACCAACTTAATAAAAATGCAACTGTCGGCACAAATGGTAAATATACTATCAATAATAAAACAAAAAATGTATCAGTACCAAATAAAATAACTTATGAAATATTCCCAAAAGAAGTACAATCTACCGATATTGATTTGGTAGAGACATATCGACAAAGAAATAAGAATAAGAAAGAACCAACAGACGAACAATTGATTGATTTAAGAGCGGAATTGGAAAAGACTCAATTATTCAATTCGGGGTCAATAAAAAATAAAGACGGTAGTACAAATCCTGTATATACTTATTTTGTTTTTGAAGGTACTAATACTTTTTTAGATTTAGCTGATAAAATGAGTAAAGATTTATTAGCGATTAGAGAAGAAATTGAAGTTGAATTAACTAAAGCGTTATCTGTTCTTTTAGAAGATAAAAATACAGGTATTGGTTTCATTCCGAGTATTCGAAATGTATTAGCCGTTGTATTTGCAAATGGTGAGGCATTTTTAAGAATGATGGATGATGTTCATACCGCGGCTTGGGAACAAAGAGATAACAAATATAGAAAAGAGGTTATTTTTGATAAACAAATTGCGGGGGCTTCCGCAGACGCGGTATTGTCGGGTGATGATAAAAATACACCTGTTTACCCTTGGCCACAATTAATTGTTGAGACCTCGGGTGAAGATGGTCATGAAAAATATGAAATTAAATACCCTGGTGACCCGTCCATTGTTAATAGAACGAAAGGTTATCTTTTTGATGTGTGGCCTGAAATAGAATTTGTTGAAGAATTCATTAAAGGTTTAGTGGAGAGAAAGTCACCACCACCAAACCCTTCTGAAAATAATAATGAAGTAACAAACCCACAAAGAGTTTCTTTTGATGCAATTGAATTCCCGATAACTAATGAGGTTTACGGAAGTAAAGAAGAAGTTAAGTTTTTTTATGAAATATATGAAAGAATTATATTAGTATCAAACTATTCAAAATTATCTAGAAGTAATAATAAAACTTCTGAAGGTGATGTTATTACTAATATCATTGCTGAAGGAGAAAGTATTAATATAATTAAAAGCTTATCCAATGATAACCCATTTTTAATACAAAAATTAAAAAATTATGGAATAAATGCGTCTAATTTTACAACAATACTTAGACAGTTTTCAAACGGAGGTGTTGGAGAAAGTTGGCAAAATTTTATACGAGGAGAGTTTAACACCCGTTATCTTAAAAACGATATTAATAACTCTAGTTTTGAATTTATAGATGTCGATATAATAAACAAATCAATTTCACAACCATTAATTTCATTAGAAAATGAAGATGCAGCAGTTGAGATTATAACAGGGTCAACTAACACTAATAAATTTGATACGACAGATACTTTCCCATTTACTAATAAAGGATGGGATAAAAATTACTTAGCTAATGGTACTACAATATTAGATTCTAACGCTACTTTAGATACAAGAAAAGTTTTAAATTATAATAAAAATAAAAAATTAATTACTAATTTTTTAGATACAACGTCAACCGATAAAATTAGACCAATAACTAATTTTAATTATTTAAATGTTACAACACCTAACATTATAGATTTTAAAGATACGTTAAAAACGTTTTATCAAACAAGAACATTCGATAAACAGTTACCTACTGAAGGTAATTTAAGATATAATAATTATAATGGTAATGTTGATAGTGAGCAAACAACATCTATATTCAACACCCCATATTTTGTGAATTCAATCCAAGAAGGTGTTAAAAATTTTAGAAATAGTAATCAATATCCTTTTGTTTCTTCCGCTTATTATTTTATTAATAGTTTACCATTAGCGACTCTAAGAGAAAAATATAAAACGTATGAGAACAATGTTAGTAGTGATTTAGATTACATATTTGCAGCGTTTAAAAAATACGGGGCTATACATAAAATACCTTACGCTTGGATTTTAAAAATAGGTTCTGTTTGGTATAGATATAAAAAATTCATTGAGGACGGTGTGGACATATTAGATGGTTCTTGGAAACCATTTGACTATACTTTAAATTTCGACCCTGTTACAACTGCAATGACAAGAAATTATCCTTTAATCATTGACGGGTCACCAATTGATATTGTGTTACAAAAAGACACGACCATAGGTTCTGAATTATCATCATTAATAAATGTTGGTTTTTATCCTAAGTTAATTAATGATTTTAATGTATTTTACCAAGGATACCAAATATTTTCAGGTTACACAGATTCTGAGATTCAGTCAGGTATTACATCGGGGACTTCAGTTTACTATGTTGAAAGTGCAATTATTAATGAAGCAGAAGGATTTGACCCTAATAACGACATGAGAGATTTAAGATTAATCCCATGGTCCGTTACGGTTGATGAGGTTAATAAAAAGTTTACTTATATAATGCCATCACATGGTTCTGATATAAATCAAACTAAAAACGAATGTTTTAAAAATGGTAAATTAGACATTGAAGTTAATTCAAACCAATCAGTTTATGATGGTTCTGTTAGATTATTTTGGGCAGCACCACAATACGGGTATTTTGACCATTCTAAATTAGTCAGACCTACACCATTTGACTACATGAAACAAGTTTTTTCAGGTCAATCGTTACAAGAAAATTTCTCAATAAATGGAACACCTAACAATTACTCTAAATTTAGTGAAATGTTGTCAGTTTTCCAAAAAGAAATATTAGATGGGTTTGAAACTGAATTCTTAAATTTTTCTAAATCAATTTATGATTATAGTGATTTTCCTGCTAACGCAGACGAAACAACTAAATCATTTAAAAATTTCCAAATGTTATTTAGGTCTTTAATGAAAGTCCCTGTTTTTACAGGTACCACAGGAACCGAGATAGTTGATAAGATTCAAAATCAACAAACAATTAATATAACTAATGTTATTAAAGCGTTTTTAAATTATGATGTTATATTTAAGTATGGTAATCCATCAAGTTACGATAGAAAATTATTTTTAACATTTTCAAACCTACCATTAACTGACCCATATACATGGGAAAGTTACAAGAGTGTGACCCCTAATTCATTACCAACAAATGGTGGAGGAGTAAGTTTATCATCGTCACAATCAACTTTTAGTTCGGCGTGGAACGCTTTATATTTATATGTTGGTTTTTCTGAAATTCCTGAATTGGTTTATGATAATAATGGTTCGTATATTACTGATTTCTTTGTTGACTTAGATGTTGCATTCACACCTGAAAATGTAAAACTTTTTGCACCTATAATTAAAATTTACGCCACCCAAAAATTAAATCAGTTTCAGACCGACCCGATACCACCTGTCGACCCACCACCAACTTCGCCAAGTAAAATACTTTCAGTGACTAAATTATATAGTGGTGATACCATAACTGTTAGAAGAGAAATGTCTAAAAATGTTGGGTATGTTGAAAATAGTGCAGGGTTAATTTTATTTGAAACGTTACCAACATCAACACCTTTATCAACGGGATATACTCAAACTTTTATTAACGACACTATCATTTCTTTTTATGGTTCATTAGCAACAAACCCAACTGATAAACAATACATTGTATCAACAACATACACACCACAAGACCAATATCCACAAGTACCCAACCCACAATCTAAAGAAGGTTTAAGTGCTTTCTACCAAGTTATGACCGACTATCAATTAGGTATTGAAAATTTCCAAGGTAAGGTTATTAACAATTTGATGATAAAATTACAAAAGTCATTACCTAATGTTAATAACACACCTGAAAGTCAAGTGGAATCAAAACTTGATGGACAACAGAGTAAGGTGGAGTATTGGGAAACATTTAAATCATTAAATGACAAATGGATTTCAGGTAATGATTTTAAAAATAAAACTTTATTTGAAGATGTTTTATTATTAGATAGAGCAAGTAGAAATATTGGAGATAAAGTTTTAATTGACATCTTTAAACTTAAGAATATGTTGTTGAACATTAACCCTAAGGTATCGATGTTAACATTCGTACAGAGTATATTAGTAGAGAATCATTTTGTAATTATGAATATTCCATCTTATGTGAATTTTTATAATGTACAAGATGCGGTTAAAAACCCAAAACCAAAACCTGAAGGTACTTTAGATTTTGCTAATACATTATTTGGTACATTTTTAAATGTTGATTACAGAGATTCATCCGCAAAAATGGTTTGTTTTTACGCAGGTAAACCAAGTGAACAATTAGATTTAAAAAACAATGTCGATTTCAGATATCGAAATGATTCGTTTGATTTAAGAAGGTCAAGTGATAATCCTCTGGTAGAGAATCAAATAAATAAAAATGATTGGGACAAATCAAACAAAGTTGTTGGATTTAATATTGATATCGGACCTCAAAACCAAGGAGTATTTAAGTCATTCTCAGTTAGTCAAAATGCGGGACAAGCAACTGCCGAATCCCTACAAGTAACAAATGAAATGGCAAACCAAGGTGGAGGTAGAGCAGGTACGACTCAGAATGTGTCACTATATAATTTATATAAAAATAGAAGTTATGAATGTAGTGTAACAATGTTAGGAAACGCTTTAATACAACCTACTATGTATTTTAATTTACGATACGTACCAATGTTTAGCGGTCCATATATGATTACATCGGTTAATCACACAATAACAACTTCTGATTTTGAAACTAGTTTTACAGGAACTAGACAACCTACTGCGTCGTTACCTAAAGTAGACAAGTATTTACAGTCTTTAAGAAACAACTTATTACAAAGTGTTTTAGAAAAAAATAAAAAAGCGAAAACAAGTGAAACTAAAGACGCTTCAGGTAATGTTATTTCACAAAAAGATAAAGTTACATCTAATGCTAACGGTAATAAAGAACTTGTGCAAACACCTTCATGTACACCATCTTCAGATTACAGTACTTATACCGCATTAAGTACACCAGCGGAAAAACAAATCTCATTTAGAGATGCTTACGATACAATAACAACAGTTATGTCTAATTTAAATATTGCGGATGATGGGAAGATTAAATATGTATTATATTCGGCGTTGTATTTGGAATCAGGGACTTCAACAGGATTTAAGTCATACGAAAGTAATTATTCAGGTGTTGACTTAACAAAATCTTGGGGTAGTTCTAAAACATATTTTGAAACAAGTAAAAATTTCTTTTGTCTTAAAAATGACGATAGTGGTTTAACACTACCTTACGCAGTATTTGAAAGTAGTTCTAAAAATATTGAAATGTTATTACAAAGATGGAAAAGTAGAATGGTTTTAGTTCCTGACAATTCCGCCAAATCAATTGCTAAGTTTTGGATATTAAATAATAGTGCGGAAACATTAGATGAAAATGTATATACGACTATGGACCCGACCCAATTATCCAATATAGAAAGTAAAGTCCAAACCGCAATAGATAGGTTGAACACTTTTAATCAACTTGTAAGTCCTACACCAACCCCAACACCGTCACCAACACCTGTATAAAATACTATATAATTATATATTTTATTCAAAATAACGATATTTATAAATAAAAGTAATATGAACACAAAAATGATATTAGATAGTTACTTAGGTAAAAATACTAGAACTACAGAAAAAGACATGGGAGATGGTACTAAACAAGTTTGTGACCTTGAAACAGGTGATTGTTATACTGTAAGAATGAAAGACGGACTTATAGAAAGATTTGATAATACAATTAAAACAAATAAAAAAATTCAAGTTGAAACAACCACTGGAGTTAAACAATTATTAAATGGATAAAAAAATGGGTAAAGTAGATAGTAAAATTATAAGTGAAATTAAAAGATATAGAGAAATAAACGGATATATCTTTGAACAAGACGCGGCTTTACCACCGCCACCTCCACCACCTGCTGATGCGGGAGGAGGATTACCACCACCACCCCCACCTGCAGATTTAGGAGCGGGAGTACCACCACCTCCAGGAGGAGACCCTGCAGCTGCGGGAGGAACTCCACCTCCACCACCTGCAGCCCCTGTGGATGTTGCAAATGACCCTGACGTTGAAAAGTTAGACGATAAAAAAGGTGAAGGTAAAAAAGGTAAAGAAATTGAAATAACTGATTTAGTTAAGTCACAAAAAAATGTGGAAACTAAACAAGAAGAATATTTTGATAATTTATTTAAACACCTAACCGATTTAGAAACTAAACTTTCGGATATGGATAGTATCATGAATAAATTAAATGATTTGGAAACAAAAATTGAAAAAATGAGACCAAAGACCCCTGAAGAAAAACTTGAATTAAGAAGTTTAGATTCGGGACCATATAATCAAAAACTTAGCGATTTTTTCGAAGATAAAATGGATGATATGGAAAAAACAGGAAAAAATGAATATGTTTTAACACAGGACGATGTTGAAAATTATTCATCAGGAGATATTAAAAAAAGTTTTAGAGACTTCGGTTCTAATGTACCAGAACCTGACGCTTTTAAACAAGTGAGATAAGTTTAAGGTCGAGTAATTCGACCTTAAATTTTATTTGACAAAACCACGGCTGACACTTATACTTGTAATAAACAATAAATAAATATAATCAATTATGGCGACAAACAGTTTAGACGCAGTACTTGCACAGTACGAAAAATCACAACAAGGTAGTCAATCCTCTACCTCAAAAATGTCTCAAGACGAAAGGATGAAAAAATACTTTGCGGCAATCCTCAAAGACAATGAAAAACAAGGTCAAAAACGACTAAGAATCCTACCAACAAGTGACGGCTCTTCACCCTTCAAAGAAGTATGGTTCCACGAAATCCAAGTAGATGGTAAGTGGCAAAAATTCTATGACCCAGGGAAAAATGATAATGAGCGTTCACCACTTACCGAAGTATATGAGGAGTTAATCTCAACAGGTAAAGAGAGTGATAAGAAATTAGCAACGACTTACAAACCTCGTAAATTTTATATTGTTAAAGTTATCGACCGTGATAACGAACAAGATGGTGTTAAATTTTGGAGATTTAAACACAATTATAAAAACGAAGGTATCCTTGATAAAATCATTCCTATTTGGAGAGCTAAAGGTGATATTACAGATGCTGAAAAGGGAAGAGATATTATTCTTGAACTGACTAAGGCTAAAACACCAACAGGTGCGGTCTATACAGTAATTCAAACTGTAATGTATGACGACCCAACACCAATCCATGAAGATAAAGAAACTGCAGATACTTGGGTTAATGATGAATTAACTTGGGAAGATGTTTACTCAAAAAAACCTGTAGAATATCTTGAAGCTATTGCTCGAGGAGAAACTCCAAAATGGGATAGTGAAAAAGGTGGTTACGTTTATGGAGATTCATCTGAAAGTGAAATGAATATCGGAGGAAGTTCTGAGACTCCTAAGTATGTAGACCCACAATCAGATTCTGAAGCGGACGAAGAGTTACCATTCTAAAATTTTTATAAAAGCTTGGGTACTAACATAGACATCGTACCCAAGCTTTCTTATTTTTATCATAAACAATTTTAGAATATGGACAAAGAAAACAAAATCACACAAAAAATGTACGAAGCTTTATGTAAAAAATATGAAGCTGAAATGGCGGAAGCCGAAACATCACTACTTGTTTATTTTACATCACCTGTAGGTATTGGGGAGCACCCACAACATATTGAAGAGATGGATAAATTAGTTGAAAAAGTGGCTAACGCTAAAGACAAACTTGAAACAATTAAAGAATTTTATAAATACAATTAATTATGGCGATTAAAAAGAATGATTTTTCTTCAGTAAAGAAAAAATTTTCCACGTCTGCAAAATATAAACCACAAAGATTTTTTGATTTAGGTCAACCATTTTTAGACGCAGTTGGGTTACCTGGTCCTGCCATGGGTCATATTAATATGTTTCTTGGTCATAGTGATACAGGTAAGACAACTGCCTTAGTTAAAACTGCGGTAGACGCTCAAAAGAAAGGTATCCTTCCTGTATTCATTATTACCGAACAAAAATGGTCATTTGAACACGCAAAACTTATGGGGTTTGAATGTGAAGAAGTGGTTGATACTGAAACAGGAGAATTAGAATGGGACGGTTTCTACATCTTCAATAACAACTTTGATTATATTGAACAAATTACGGACTATATTAACGAGTTGTTAGACGCTCAAGAAAAGGGTGATTTAGATTATTCATTATGTATTATGTGGGACTCTGTAGGTTCAGTTCCTTGTAAGATGACTTATGAAGGTAAAGGAGGTAAACAACACAACGCAAGTGTTTTAGCTGACAAGATTGGAATGGGAATTAACCAACGTATTTCAGGGTCACGTAAATCGGATTCTAAATACGAGAACACATTAATCATTGTTAATCAACCTTGGGTTGAATTACCTGATAATCCATTTGGTCAACCTAAAATTAAGGCAAAAGGTGGTGAGGCAATTTGGTTAAACTCTTCTTTGGTGTTCTTGTTTGGAAACCAAAAAGGTGCGGGAACGACAAAAATTACCGCAACCAAAGATAAGAGAACGGTTAAGTTTGCGTCAAGAACAAAAGTATCCGTTATGAAAAATCACATCAATGGGTTAGGATTTGAGGATGGTAAAATTATTGTTACCCCACATGGATTTCTTCCTGGTAAAGAAGCGTCAGAAGAAAAAGCGTCCATTGAACAGTACAAAAAAGAATATGCCGAATATTGGAAAGAAATCATTGGAGTCGATGGCGAATTTGATTTAAAGGCGGAAAAAGAAGAAGTTGAGTAACAATTTAAAATTAAATTAATGACTAAGACTTTATTAGTCGATGGAAATAACCTTATTAAAATAGGATTTCACGGAGTAAAAGATTATTACCATGAAGGTAAACATATCGGAGGTATTTGGCATTTTTTAAATACTCTACGTAAATTTATCGAAGAACAAAACTACGATAAAGTTGTGGTGTTTTGGGACGGTGATGATAATTCAGTACATAGAAAAGTCTTATACCCGCGTTATAAAGAAAACCGACACCAAGAATCTAACGAGCATAAAGTAACATCATTCAATTACCAAAAAGATAGAGTAAAACAATATCTTGAAGAATTGTTTATTAGACAAGTCAATATTGAAAATAATGAGGCGGATGACTTAATCGCTTATTATTGTATGATTGCTTTAAATGAGAAAATTACAATATTTTCTGCAGATAGAGATTTAACACAATTAATTTCCGAAAATGTATCAATATATTCCCCCAACACCAAACAAATTTATAAGTTGGGGGATAATATTAAATTACATGATATTGAGGTACCACACTCAAATGTAAGAACTTGTAAAATATTAATGGGTGATAAATCCGATAATATTGACGGTATCTATTATTTAGGTGAAAAGACTTTAATAAAGTTATTTCCCGAGGTACTTGACAAGACCATATCAGTTACCGATATTTTAACAAAGGCTGAAGAGTTATTAAAAGAAGATAAAGATAATACAGTCCTTAAAAATCTTTTAACAGGTAAAACAAAAACAGGAATTTACGGTAACGAATTTTTTGAGATTAATGAAAAAATTGTCGATTTATCAAAACCACTTATTACCGATGAAGGTAAACAAATCGTTGAATTATATTACTCTGAAACATTAGACCCTGATGGTAGAGGTCATAGGAATGTTATACGAATGATGATGGAAGATGGGTTCTTTAAGTTCCTACCAAAAGGTGACAATAATTGGGTTAATTTTCTAACCCCATTTTTAAAATTAACAAGAAAAGAAAAGAAAAAATTTAAAACAAACAAATAAAATAAATATGAAAGACCAAGAAACAACAAAGCTTGAATTTTTGATGATGGTTAATGACAACATCATTGTACAAAGGTTTTTTAATGTTAGAGATTATAATCCTAACGCTAAAAATTCATTAAATCTTTATGAATACCTTTCCGACTTTAAAGATGGTTTAGAAAGAGAGTTAAAGATGAAGGCAGTGACGTATATGTTAGATAACACATATGAGATTATGAGTAATCCTAATGTACTTGAAACCTCAAATACTGAAGGTCCTGAAAATTTTAACATTTTTATTAAGTCGGGAGATACGACAATTTGTCATAGACAATTTGATGCTAAAGTATACCCACCTAAAATAAGATACACCGTAGACATACGTCCGCACATAAAAAGTGTACTTTCGACTTTGACTGACATTTTTTCATCAAAAAAATTAACTTATGACTACATGGGAATTAGTCTAAAGGGGTAATATTTATCTAAAACAAAAAAGGAAAAAATATGGCGTCGAACAAAAATTTTGATTATTTAGGTAGTACATTTCAAATTCAATTATTAAACCAAATCATTATTGATAAGGAGTTTGCAAGAACAATAATTGATGTAATTGAACCAAGTTACTTTGAAAACAAATACTTTAAACTAATCATCCAAATGATTATGGAGTATTATACAAAATACGAACATGTCCCTACGTTTGACACCTTAGAACAAATTACAAAATCAGAATTCCAACAGGAAATGGCGTCTAAAATTATTTTAGATACTTTAAATAAAGTTAAAGACGCACCTCTTGAAGGTGGAGATTTTGTACAGGAAAAGGCTTTAAAATTTTGTAAACAACAAGAGTTACAAAAAGCAATTACAAAAGCACAAAAAGTAATTGACGGTGGTGAGTTTGAGAACTATGACAAATTAGAAACTTTAGTAAGAGAAGCGTTACAAGTTGGTGAAAGAGAAGACGGGATGGCTGATGTATTCTCTAATTTGGATGATGTTTTAAATGAGGATTACAGACACCCAATCCCGATGGGGATACCAGGTATCGATAGATTACTTAAAGGAGGTCTAGCTAAAGGGGAGATTGGTGTGGTATTAGCACCAACAGGTGTCGGTAAATCAACATTATTAACAAAAATATCAAACCACGCGTTTAATTTGGGGTATAATGTTTTACAGATATTTTTTGAGGACAACCCAAAAATTATACAAAGAAAACATTTTACACTCTGGACTAAAATCCACCCTGATGAACTTTCAGTTAAGAAAGATTCTGTAATGGAAAAAGTTAAAGAAATTAAAGAAACTATGCCAAACAGATTAATTCTTAAAAAGTTACCATCAGATACTATGACCATGTTACAAATCAAAAACCAAATTAGAAAGATGGTTGCTGACGGTATTAAAATAGACATGGTTCTATTAGATTATATTGATTGTGTGGTTCCTGATAAAAACTTAGGTGACGAATGGAAATCTGAAGGTTCTGTTATGAGAGCATTTGAAGCAATGTGTCATGAAATGAACATAGTAGGATGGACCGCAACTCAGGGAAATAGAAGTTCAATCTCTTCTGAAGTTGTTACTACAGACCAAATGGGAGGGTCTATAAAGAAAGCTCAAGTTGGTCACGTAATCATTTCCGTGGCAAAAACATTACAACAAAAAGAAATGAAGTTGGCGACTATCGCGATTACAAAGTCTAGAATTGGTGACGATGGTGTTGTATTTGAAAATTGTAAATTTGACAACGGTATGTTGGAAATTGACACAGAATCATCAGTTACTTTCTTAGGACTTGAAGAACAAAAAGAAGAGAACAACAGACAGAGAATAAAAGATTTGTTGGACAAAAGAAAACAAAGAGAAGTAAAAAACTAAAAAATTATGAACGAAAATATATTGAAGGAAAACCCTAATAGGTTTGTTATCTTCCCAATCGAACACAATGATATTTGGGAATACTATAAAATGCACCAAGCGGCGTTTTGGACGGCTGAAGAAGTTGACTTAAGTGGGGATATTAGAGATTGGGAAAATTTGTCCGAAAACGAACAGTATTTTATTAAAAATATTTTATCATTTTTCGCAGCATCTGACGGAATTGTTAATGAGAATTTGGCGGAAAATTTCTATAGAGAGGTCCAATATCCTGAAGCAAAATTCTTTTATGGTATGCAACTTGCTATGGAGAATATCCACTCATTAATGTATTCATTATTAATAGATACCTATATCTCAAACGAAGAAGAAAAGAACAAATGTTTCACCGCATTAGATAATTTACCTGCGGTACAAAAGAAGGCTAAATGGGCTCTTGAATGGATTGAAAACGCATCCTTCCAAGAAAGATTAGTAGCCTTTGCTGCGGTTGAGGGAATTTTCTTTTCAGGGTCTTTCTGTTCAATTTTTTGGTTAAAATCTCGTGGAATCATGCAAGGTTTATGTAACGCTAATTCATTAATTTTTAAAGATGAAAACTTACATTGTGATTTTGCTATCCATTTGTTAAATAATCATTGTGAAAACAAACCATCAGAAAAAAGAATTAAAGAAATTCTACTTTCAGCTTTAGAGATTGAAAAAGAATTTATAACAGAATCATTACCTGTTTCATTAATAGGAATGAACTCAAATCTTATGAAACAATATCTTGAGTTTGTTGTTGATGGTTTACTTATCAAACTTGGTTGTAAAAAACACTTCAATGTCGAACAACCATTTAAATTCATGGAACAAATTGCCGTTGAAACTAAAGGTAATTTTTTCGAATCTAGAACCGTTGAATATCAGAAAGCGAAATTGAATGAAACAATTTCCTTTACTGATGACTTTTAATTAATTATTTTTTCAGAATATGATGTCACTTAGAATTAAAAAAAGAAGTGGGGATGACGCGTCGTTTAACCCACAGAAAATTTATAATAGAATTAAACGAGCTTCAAAAGGGCTCAATGTTAATTCCGATGAAATTTTCATTAAAGTAATAACTTCAGTACCTACTGAAGGTTTAATTACCACTAAAGAATTAGATAAACTTATCTATGAAATTGCCGCAGCCTTTACGGGAAGTCATCATGACTATTCACGTTTAGCGTCTTCGGTTGCAATATCTTCTTATCATAAAGAAACTAATCCGAGTTTTAGTGAAACTATGAATTTACTACATTCTGAAGGTATTGTTAATGATGAGTTTATTGAAATGATTAACTCTTACGGGCCTGATAAAGTTGATGAGATTATCAATCATGACAATGATTATAATTTTGATTACTTTGCTTGGAGGTCCCTACAAGAGATGTACCTACTCAAATTATCAAATGGGAAAGTAGTTGAACGACCACAACATATGTATATGAGAGTCGCTATTTGGGTGACAAAATCATTCGAACAAGCGGTCGAATACTACAAATCACTTTCAAATCAACTGATATCACCTGCAACACCAATTATGATTAATGCGGGAACAAAAGTACCTCAATTAGCGTCTTGCGTGTTACACTACAATAATTCTGATTCACGTAATGGGTTGTTACACACCTTAAATGATATCTCAACGTATTCATCTGACGCCGCTGGTATAGGACTATCAATGTCTAATATTAGAAGTAAGGAAAGTAGAATTTCTTCTTCAGGAGGATTTGCAGGTGGATTATTAAAATACTTAAAGATTGTAAATGAGTCACTTCGTTTCTTTAATCAACAAGGACGTAGACCTGGTAGTGCGGCAATATATCTTGAACCTTGGCATAAAGACATTTTTGATTTGTTGGATATCAAAAAGAATACAGGGGCTGAAGAATTAAGAGCTCGAGATTTATTCACTGCACTTTGGATACCTGATAATTTCATGAGAGCAGTAAAAAATAACACAGATTGGTATTTGTTCTGTCCAAATGATATTAAAAAATCAGGATTAAAAGCGTTACAAGAATGTTATGGTGAAGAATACGAACAAGTGTATAATCAAGCGGTTAAATTGGGTATCGGTAAAAAAGTTAAAGCTCAAGAAGTTTGGACTAAAATAATTGAATCACAAGTAGAAACAGGGGTACCTTATTTATGTTCTAAAGATAATGCAAATAAGAAAACAAACCACCAAAATATAGGTGTTATTAAACAATCCAACCTTTGCAATGAGATTTATCAATATACCGATGAAAATACAACTGCTATTTGTACGTTATCATCTATGGTTCTGAAAAACTTTATTGTTGACGGAAAATTTGATTTTAAATTATTATATTCTGAGGTTAGAAAAGTTGTTAGAGCACTTAACAAAGTTGTTGACATAAACAACTACTCAACTGAAAAAGGACGTAAAGGAGGGTTGGACCAAAGAGCGATTGCTATTGGCACCCAAGGTTTAGCGGATGTGTTTTATCTAATGGATTATATTTTTACATCAGAAGACGCTCGTAAACTTAACAAGAATATTTTTGAAACAATTTATTATGCGGCGATTACTGAAAGTATGGAGTTGTGTAAATCAGGTGAATATAAACCATACGCTCATTTTGAAGGGTCACCAATGTCAGAAGGGATTTTCCAATTTGATATGTGGGGTGTAAGTGAAAGTAATTTATTTTGGGATTGGGAAAAATTAAAAGAAGATGTAAAAGAGTATGGTGTTTGTAACTCATTATTCACGGCACAAATGCCTGTTGCATCTTCAGCTAAAATTACAGGTTCCTTTGAAATGACTGAACCAGCTCATTCGGCGTTATTCAACAGAAGAGTTGTTGGTGGTGAAATTATGATTGTTAACAAATATCTGATTAGTGATTTTGAAAAAATAGGTATTTGGAGCGAAGATTTGAAAAATGAGATAATCCTCAATGAAGGGTCTATTCAAAATGTTAACTTCAATAATTACATCGATTTGGAAGATAAAAGGTATAACTTCAAAGTTAAGAGAGTTGAACACTTAATTCAAAAATATAAAACGATTTGGGAAATATCCCAAAAAGAATTAATTGACATGGCGGCGGAAAGAGCACCATTCATTGACCAATCACAATCAATGAATATCTATATGGCGAATCCAACATTATCTAAGATTACCTCATCACACTTCCATTCATGGGAAAAAGGGTTAAAAACACTTTGTTATTATGTTAGAACTAAGGCAATATCAACAGGGGCTAAACATTTAGCGGTTGACATTTCTAAAATTGAAAAACCAAAAGTGACACCTGAACCACCAAAAGTTGATTACACATCGATGAACCTACCACCAAAACCTGAAAATTCTGATTTTGAATGTTTTGGATGTTCATCTTAATATTAATACTTATCCCGACATTTTGTCGGGATTTTTATTTTTAATCTATTTATAAGAAATCATCACGGTATATATTTATTAGATATGGCAGAAGGAAAAACATATGGTATTAACTTTCCGTTTAGAGACTCATCTAAAGGTACTTATTTATCATTATCAGAAGAAAGTGATGAAGAAATCAGAAGTAGTTTAGTTCACTTACTCTTAACAAGAAAAGGGACTCGATATTACCTTCCTGATTTTGGTACTCGATTATATGAATTTATATTTGAACCATTGGACGGACCAACGTTTTCTGATATTGAATCTGAAATACGAGAGTCAGTATCCGAATATATCCCAAATATTACAATAACTAATATAAGTATTACCGATGCTTCACAAGGTGAAGAAGATAAAGGTACTTACATTAACAGTAATAATGAAAGGGAATATGTGGTTCCTGGTATTGGTGAAAAAGAACACACTGCTAAAATTAAAATTGATTATACTATCACATCATCGGCATTTAATCCGAGTGACTTTGTAATTATTAATATATAAAGTAATATGGCAAATAAAAAGATTTCATATACTACGAGAGACTTCCAACAAATAAGAACTGAGTTAATAAACTTTACAAGACTTTATTACCCTGAACTTATTGACAATTTTAATGATGCCTCCGTATTCTCGGCATTATTAGATTTAAATGCTGCGGTAACAGATAACCTACAGTTTAATATTGATAGAAGTATTCAGGAGACTGTTTTACAGTATGCTCAACAAAGGTCATCTATTTTCAACATTGCTAGAACTTATGGATTAAAAATACCTGGTCAAAGACCTTCAGTTGCTCTTGTTGACTTCTCTATTACCGTTCCTGCGTTTGGTGATAAAGAAGATTTAAGATACTGTGGTATCTTAAGAAGAGGTGCACAAGTTAATGGTGCGGGACAAGTATTTGAAACGGTATATGATATTGATTTTTCATCACCACTTAACGCGGAAGGATATCCTAATAGACTTAAGATACCTAATTTTGATTCTAATAATAAGTTATTAAATTACACAATTGTTAAACGAGAAACTGTTGTTAATGGTGTGACAAAAGTGTTTAAGAGAACAATAACTGCAAATGATGTTAAACCTTTCTTTGAATTATTTTTACCTGAAAAAAATGTTTTAGGGGTTACTAGTGTTCTTTTAAAAGATGGGACACAATACGCTAACGTTCCATCACCACAAGAATTTTTAGGTGCTGATAATAGATGGTATGAAGTTAAAGCTCTTGCAGAAGATAGGGTTTTTGTTGAAGACCCGACTAAAGTATCTGACCAACCTGGTATAAAAGTTGGTAAATACTTAACCACAAACACTAAATTTATAACAGAATATACTCCTGAAGGTTTCTTAAAAATGACCTTTGGTGGAGGTAGTCAATCTGCTGATGAACAATTAAGAGAATTTGCACGAAACGGACTTAAACTTGATTTGTATAAATATTCTAACAACTTTGCGTTAGGTAGTGTTTTAAAACCAAATACTACATTATTTGTACAGTATCGAATTGGTGGAGGGTCTGGTAGTAATTTAGGTATTAATGTTATCACACAAGTGGGTACTGTTTCATTTTATGTGAACGGTCCATCAGCGTCTGTAAATACTAATGTTGTTAATTCATTAACTTGTAATAATGTTACTGCGGCAATCGGAGGAGCACCCGCCCCAACAACAGAAGAAATTAGAAATTTGGTAACTTTTAATTTCTCGGCACAAAATAGAGCAGTCACGGTTAATGATTACGATTCTATAATAAGAACAATGCCATCACAGTTTGGTGCACCTGCTAAAGTGGCAATAACTGAGGAAAATAATAAAATTAAAATAAAAATGTTATCGTTTGACGAATCGGGTAATCTAACCGAGATAGTCTCAAACACCCTTAAAAACAATATTGCAAATTACCTTTCAAACTATAGGATGTTAAACGATTATATTTCTGTTGAAAGTGCTAACGTTATTGATTTATCATTAAACATTGATGTTGTTTTAGACAATAGTCAAACACAAGGTGCGTTAATCGCTCAAATTGTAAATTTAGTTACACAATATTTTTCACCTACTAACAGACAAATGGGTGAGAACGTATATATTTCTGAAATTAGAAGACAGGTACAATCCCAAAATGGAGTCATATCAGTTTCAGACATCCAAGTATTCAATAAAGTTGGAGGACAGTACTCATCATCACAAACATCCCAAGGATATCTTGATAATGAAACTAGACAAATAGGTTTAATTGATGATACAATATTTGCGGAACCTAGCCAAACATATCAAGTTAGGTATCCTAGTAAAGATATTAATATTAGAGTTAAGAACCTATCTACAGTTAATTTCTCTTGATAATTTATTTTATTAATTTCTGAATTATATTTTTGAAAATGGTATATAAACTATTTATCAAAAAAGATTAGGAATGTCAAATTCATATAGAATAAGAACCGAAGTAGGTGTCGATAAATCATTAAAGGTATTACTTGAACAAGAATATGAGTATCTTGAAATTTTATCGTTAAAGGTTTTACAAAGTCAAATTTACACAAGACAATGCTCTGATTATGGAGTGATTATAGGTAGAGTAACTGCCAATAACGGATTTGGAATTCCGAACGCGAAAGTTTCTGTTTTTATTCCATTATCTGCCGAAGATGAGAATAATCCTGTTATTACTGAACTATACCCTTATAAGTCGTTAACAGATGTTAATGAAGATGGTTATAGATATAATCTTTTACCTTACACAAAACAACATAGCGGACATAACCCAACAGGAACCTTCTTCGATAAAGAAGACGTTTTAGTAAACCCAACATTTATTGAAGTCTATGACAAATACTACAAGTATACCGCTAAAACCAATGATAGTGGTGACTATATGATATTTGGAGTACCTGTTGGAGAACAAACAATACATGTGGATGTTGATTTATCTGATATTGGTGAATTTTCACTTTCCCCGCAAGACTTAGTTAGAGTCGGTGCGGCGACTGAGGCTCAAGTCGCAGGTACAACGTTTAAAAGTTCATCTAATTTAAATTCGTTACCACAAATTATTAGTATAAATAGAGTTGTTGAAGTTGAACCACTTTGGGGTCAACCTGAGATTTGTACGTTAGGTATTGTTAGAACAGATTTTGATTTGACAAGCGAAGCTAATATCGACATTACCCCTACCGCAATTTTTATGGGGTCAATATTTTCCGATGCTGATAAGTACACCCAAAAGAAAAATTGTAAACCAAAATTAGGAAAAGGTAATTTATGTAATTTGGTGACAGGACCTGGAGAAATTCTGGCAATTAGACAAACCATTCAACAAGACATAAACGGAAGACCCGTACTTGAAGAGTTCCAATTAGAGGGAGGAGGACAAGTAATTGATGAAAACGGTACATGGTTAATTGATGTTCCGATGAATTTAGATTATTACGTAACAAATGAATTTGGTGAAAAAGTCTTATCTAATGACCCTAAAAAAGGAATACCAACTAAAGGTAAATACCGTTTTAAAGTTAAATGGAATCAATCACCAAGTTTATCTGAAAATGTTAAAAGGGGTTATTTTTTAGTACCCAATGTGAAAGAACATGGGTGGGAAATAGATGGTGGTGGTACTAGAATTGACCCATTAATAAACCCATCTGCATCACCATCAAATGTTACTGACGCAATTAAATCATATTCATTTAGTTTGGATTGGAACGATTACCCTGACATCCAAGCAGCAATTAATTGTGAAGATACTTTTTATGATATGCAATACAATAAAGTGTATACCGTATCACAATTAATTGACCAATATAGAAACGGTTATTCGGCTAGTAGAATTATTGCGGTAAAACATATTTTAGATGATGTATGTGAGAGTGAGAATGTTAAGTTCCCAACTAACGACGCATTTCTTAGGTTTGATATAATTTACCTCTTGTTTACTATAATGATGTTTATTTTTAAACCTATCATATATTTGGTATTGGTTATATGTCACGTTTTAGCCTTTCTACTAAAGTTTATACTTGGACCTATTTTAGCAGTTGTGGTTGCAATAGTATTCACTATTATTATCATCATTTGTGAGTTTATAAATGGTATTATATGGGTTATTAATTTATTTGCGGATGTTAATGAGTTAGATTGTCCTAATTTTGAAGACATGCAAGAGTTAATAGACCAAATGTTAAATTTATGGAAGTATTTCGTTAAACTAAATTTACCAAATTTAAGTTACGATGACTGTGAATTATGTGCTTGTGATGACCCTCAATCCGTTGAATTAAATAATGCTGGGATAAGTCCTGTTGGGGTTGATACTGAAGGTATTATACAAAATTCAGGTGGTAATTCATTTTTAACTAACTTTACAGATAACACTAAATACAATATTAATCCCTCATATGACTACCCATCAGCTTTCCAAACCTTAATGGCGGGTGCAGGGTTTACGGGTTCGGGTCCTAAGACTTATGCACCTCAAATGACTAAATATGGTGAGGATGGTAGTGGTAACGATAGACACATTTTTACAAGTAGTATTCCTATAACTGAAAGATTAAATTTATTCAATAATAAAGCAAAATATTTTGATGATTTTGGAGGAACAAATCCTGGTGGAGGTAGTAATAGAATTAAAGTTACTTTTGATACAACATTAAATAACTCAGGAACAACTTATCATTACGACAACGTAATTGCTATATTATGTAAAGAAAGTAAATTGGCTAATTTTACTGCGGGACAAATAGTAGCGTTCCAAGACCCTACCCTATCCCAAGATGTTAACTTAACAGGATTTACACAATTAAATCAATTTGCAACGACAAGTATCACAGGAACATCTATTAATGATGGACCTGGGTCAACAATTACTGTAACATACTCAAACCCAACATCCTCTAACGGGCTACCATTACAGAGTACAGTTTACTCAATCACCCAAAACCCTGACGACGCAACATACGCTAAATTCCCTATGGATATTGAGTATTTCCAAGTAATAACGGCAATGACCTATAACTCATTCGATTCTTTATGTACTCCAAACCAATTATCATTAAATGACAGGTACTTAAACAATACAATGAAAATTGAATACATCAATTATGATAACTGTTGGAATGGTACGTATCCTGAAAATCCTTTAACATCGTTTGATAACTATGAAAACCAAGTATTAGTATTTTTAGTTAGAGGGGTGGACCCTTATTCTACTAGAAAAGAAAATACTTATGATTTAAGTAGACTATTTGGTTATACTACATGGAATGTTCCTGGGTTAACAGTAACGGGAGAATACAAATTAAATCATCCGATAAAAGGAGGTGTTAATTCGGTTAGACATACCATGTTATCTAATGTTGCATCACCCGATGGGTTAGGATATAATCTATATTATGATTCATTCCACTTTGTACCTGAAACAAACCCATCAAATGCAGGATTTACAGGATTTACATCAACACTCCCTAGCTACTACTCAAGTTTAGACTTAACAAATCTAACCTTTACACCTACAGGGTCTTACGCGTTAAATTACGTTTGTGGTACAGGAATTCATAATGCGGCATCTATAAAATCCTTTGTAACAGATAAAAATGGATTCCAAGTCGAATGGGATACGGTATCCGCAATACCTTGTACAATTAAAGCACCTTACCAAAACATCTATTCTGTAGATAACAGAGGATATTTTAGTAATGAAATCGTAGAAGGTGGTTCGGCCATGTTACAAATTATATCACTACCACCACTTACAACAACTTCGTATGCGGATGGTTACACATATGCACCTAAATACAATACTCTACCATATTCATACAATAATATTTTAGACAATAGCAATCAAATAATTATGAGGTCAGATAGATTACCAACCTCAACACTTACCAAAGAAACATCTAATAACAGTTTCCCATTACATTTAAATCCTGATTTTAGTGTGTTTTTATTTTCTGATGATGGTGTTGTAAACTCTGAAGATAGTGGTACACAAAACGTAGGGTCTGTAGGTAGTAATTTGGATAATAGTACTCCGCAAACTAATATTAGTAATGCGGTTTTAAATTCATTTAAATGTGGTGAAATGGTACCTCTTGGTTGTTATACATCAGTACCTGGTAGTCCATGTGGAGGAAGTCCTACTGAAATAGGTATAAAACCTACAGGTGATGGATGTTATGAAAACGGAACTAATGGTGAACTAATAATGAAAAACGGTTGTTATGTAACAATCACTGAGATATTCTCATCTTTACCAAAAGATTTTGAAATATTAACAGAATGGTCATCTAGAATATTAATTACGTTTGGAGCATGTAGAAATGTATGGTCACAAATGTTTACTAATAATTGGATAAACGGAACATTATACGCATTTGCGTTTAAAAACGATAGATTCTTTACTGGACCTACCGATACACCACCAAACTCACCGTATAGTAGTTATTGTCGGGAAACTATATTTTTACACCCAACAACAAATAATTTCTACTATAGAAGTAGTCCATGGAATGGTTCTGACTTTATAGGTTCTGACCCTGATAGTGGATTTTTTGGTTCTTTCGGTGGGAATGATAAAAATTTAAAATTCCCAACCACTATTTTAGATATGGGACCTAGAACTAACTATCTACAAGAATTAGTCATGTCAGATGATTTTGATGGGTACGTTGTAGATAAAATGGGTTCAACCACGTTTACAGATATTTCGGATATTTTAAACTTGTTTATTATAAGTCGTTTAGCAAATACAAGTTTTTTAAGTCAATTATTAGGTACTTCAGGAGCTAATATTACTTCATACTTTAATGGTAGAACTAAAAGGATGGTTGATGGTGATTATGCGCAAATGGTTTCTATTAGTTCTGAATTAGGGGTTGCCGAATTTGATTCTGATAGTTACCCGCAAATACCTAATGGTCAAGACCCTGTATTTTTTAATGGCGCGAATTCATCTGATGGGGTTTTTGGTATCTTCTTTTCATCTGACACACAAGTAAGAGATTTTATAACACCAAAAAGAACTATAATTAATGAAAATGCCGTACCAACCGATAGTTGTGCTTTTAATTACTTTAAGGTGTTTTCACAAACAGTACCATTTTATCAATGGAAAATAAACCCAGGAAACGCGGATAGTATTTTTGGGTCTCAAACTAATGAGTGGTACACCTCATCTTTAAATGGTAATGGATTTCATTCGGATAAGTACCAATCAATGGATAGATTATTAGGCTCTTCAAGGTACATGAGAACTAATACAAGTACACTAATAAAGGATTTTAAAGGGTATATATATTCATATAATATGACACCTGCACCTGGATGTGTTCCTGGTTATAATACTAACCCGACCTCTACGATTCCTAATAATTTTGGTCCGAGGATATTTACTGTAGGAGCACCTTTCCATTTTTATTTTGGACTTAAAAAAGGTAAAACTGCGTTTGACAGATTTACCATAAAATGGATTAAAACAGATGTAATTACGGATTAATATGGGTAATCGAAATGATTTAAGAGTTGTTTTAGGGTCTTTAAGATACAAGTCAGCACCAAACACTAACTTGTTTTTTCAAGTACCCTTAAAACAAACATTTAAAGAAAATACTGAATTTGACAGAAGTATTGATGTTGATTTAGAACAAGTTTTCTTAAATGAAAGACAAGAGTCTGATACATTTAGACCAACTTGCAAATTTTCATTGTTATTTAAAAATTCATATTCAGGATTTACAAACTATCCCCCTTTTGAGAATAATCTTTATTATTTAAACGCTCAAGAAGCTGCTGCCGCTCAATGTTTAGGTGGAAATCCTAACGCGATAAGTTGGACAGGGGTACCTCAATATAATGAATTTGATTTTATTCGAAATGATTACGATGTTACGGGTTATACACAATCACCTAATGAACATATAATTTTTTCCCCAAAAAGTGCAACATCTTATAATTGGAACTTCTTTGTTAGTTACGCTTATGAAAATGACTACACTAAACAAATGCAAGCAATTGATTATAAAACTAATATAACTTTAAATTGGGTTGTTGGTGATGGTATACCGTTCATCATTGAAAAAGTTGTTAATGGTGGGTTAGGTCAAATATCTTTTAGATGTCCTGTTAAACATGGAATATCAGTTGGGGAATTTGTTAAGTTAAGTTTGTCTTATAATGGAACCGACATATTTCAAGTATCTTCATTAGGAGCTCAAACTTACGGTAGTGATGAATATGTTTTTAACATTGTTGATGTTGGTTACACTGGTACCTTTAATAACAATGTAACGGGTACTGCCAAAAGAGTCATTTTACAAGATAGTGAAACTGATACAATATCTGAATATTATGTTAGAAAACACAAAATGTTAACAAGCTCTGAAAATGCAGTCATGACAAAGGCGGGGTTTGAACAAAACATTTTTGGTGAGACTAAAAAATATGAAAGTAGCGGGTTTACCCCAAATCAAGTATCTAGAGTATCAATTAAAGAAGGGTCACAATCATACACCCTATCCTTCAATAAAGACATACAAGTAAACCCAATAAGGGACAATCAAAAAAGACCATTAACCGAATTATTTTTTACGGTTCTATGGAAAGGGTTTTTTGGTTGGACATTTGGTTTACCTAACGGTAGTGGTGGTTTTAATGGAATTAAAGAAGGTTGGGAGTTTAATTTACCTCTTAACTCATCAGGTTTACCTAATAGTTGGTGGAGTAATTCTAACTCAGATTCTAACACCAACATACCTGTAGGTGTATATAACACTACTCAAGGGGTACCTCCATATGTTTCACCATCTTTTAATGGTTTCACATATATCGAATCTCTTAACGAGGGGGACATTATAGATGGGGATATGTGTGAATGGAATAATTATGAACAAAAAGAACGAGTGATATCAGGGTTATACCATAAACTAAAATTTAACCCATTTGTTTTCTCAATCGGAGGGAATCCTGCAAATCCATTCGGGTATTATTATCAACCACATCACAGTTTAACCATTAGAGTTTTTTCTGATTATATTGAAGAGGGGGACGCACAAAATGTAGTTGGAATACCCGACTATTCTTACTTCTCAACCACCAAAAATTTATTTGTTTGGAGAGATTTGTACCCTTATGGTTATATAGATAGTTCATTTAATGGGGTTAATTACCCATTTTTAAACGGTGTTCATTATCCTTTTGATAATTATGTTTTCAGAATAATACCTGAAGGAACTAATTATAATGAACAGACCATAATCGCCGAACCATTAATTGATAATTGTGAGTAACAAATTTTTATTTACCATACCTAACGAAACAAAAGGGATTCAAATCCCAATAGAAATGAAATGGGATTTCTATGGTAGAACGGATAGTATTGAATTATATGAAGAAGATGTTTTAACAACAATCATTGGTGTTGCTGAAGATTTTGAAGTTGTTAGATTTTCACACAATTCTTATGGAACCAATGAAGAAACTAAAGTAGGGTATGAATTCTACTTTTATGATGGTCCACCACCAACAAATCAAACTGTTTTAACATCCACCATTACGGATTGGAAAAATAGTTATTTGGCCGAAGGATTTAATGGGGATGAAATATACTATTACTCAAAACCTTTTACAAAATCGTTTTTTAAATTGGATTTTTATGATACTAATGATACAGTAACTCAAACTAATTATTTTAGTGTAATTATACCTGTACAACAGGGAGATACTGAAAACATTAGTATATCACCATTAATTCCTAATGTTAACATTAGGAAACCAAAATACTCTTTAGATTTTGTTGGTGATAAAGAAGGTTTTTTCTTTTATTGGTTAGCAAAAACTCAATTTTTAAATATAAACACTTTCTATATGTCAGCTAAATTTTTTGACGGTAGATTAGGTGTTTTTGTTAGAATGATGAATGAACCACAATCATCATTACCAAATAAGTTTGTATTCGACAACTCAAGGTACTTCTTCAATAAAGTTGTCTTAGATTACAACACCAAGACATATGAAATTTATAATTATTTAAATAACCGTATAGGTGCGGGAACACCAATAAAATGGTACGAATACATTAACCCATAATGGACGAAAGATATTACAGTATTAGAATTTCACCTGAAGTTATTAAGAACGATTTATTCTTACATCCTTACGATGCGGGTAATTCAGAGCCTGATACTACAGACCCTTGTTGTGAAATTGTAACATCAACAACTACACAACAATATACTGGGTATACATACGCTTATTCATCGATGACTCAGGTTTTAAGTGGAGGAACCGATGGAAATTCAATTTTAACAGGACTCACAGTTCCTGTATTTTTAAGTGAAACCACCGTTGACGTTGGATACTATTCTGTTTTTGACGGTATGGTCTTACAAAAAGATACTATGACCAATTTTTTATTTTCTGCGTCAACATTTTCACCATATACCTATTATTTTTATAATACTTCTGATACAGAATTTAAGAAATATTTACAGTTTGCAACTTATACGGTTGATTGGGGGGATGGGAGTCCTACGGAGTTAATAACAACAACATCACCTAATTATTATAGTCATGTTTATTCACAAGATGGTGAATTTACTATAACTTTTTCAGGTATGAGTCCTTGGGGTACGAATATCGTAGAGAAAACTGTTTATGTACCTTTCACTGGAGTTACAGTACCAAACCCAAATGGAACCGCGTATTTCATACCCGCAGGAGGTAATTGGTCGGGAACACCATTAATGTATGATTATTTATTTACAGGTGATTCTAATTGCGATGTTTACGACCAATCAAGTTATAATTACACAACAGTACCATTCTTAATTTCGGGATATACTACATCGACCATGTCGGACTTACAACAGTACGGTAGTAAGTACAACCCATTAATGTATGCGGGTAAATATAAAATAGGAGTCCAAGTCACAGGAACATCAGGTAGTATTGGAACTTTTTGGGGACCATCACCAGAAAATACATACACTGCCTATACAATAAATGATATTGATTATTATGATTATAATGATGGTACTACTGTGTTCATGACTTATTCATCAGGTATGACACCTGATATGATGGTCTGTTCCGCAATTACAAAAAATGAAGTATTATTGAATGTAATTGACGAGGCAGAAATACAAAGCAATGTATTTATAGAGAGGGGTAAAAACTCAGCATTAGAACGAATCCAAAGATTAGGTGAAGTTGACAATGTTGGAGACCTTGAAAAATACGGATACAAATTTTTTAATGTAATAAATAATTGATAATATGGCAACAGGAACTTACGGAACAATAAGACCAGCAGACGTTTCACCTGAAGATGTTGATATAATTTTAAATTATACACCATCAAGAGATGAAACTAATAATTTTGTGTTAACTAAACTTGATGCAAAAACATTATTACGACCATACTTTAACAATACTAGTACGGGTGGTTCCACAGTCGAAGTTTTGGGTGGTTTATATAATTTAACATTACCATCTGACCAATTTAATAAATTGGGTATATATACACTTTATATTAGACCTGCACAAATTAGAACGACTATATTAGATTGTGGTGTTTTATCGTCACTCCCTAATGTTAGAGGTTTAATTATCGATTTAAATTCTGTACCGTCAGAATATAGAAATAAATTTATAAACCAAGGATTGGTTGGGTTTAGAATAGAGTACTTAAATAGTGATGGTTCTAAAATACCTAATTTTTTTAGAATCATAACCTCATCATTTTTCTGTGAACCAATTGTTCAAAATTTAACAAATACATCACAAAAGGCGATTAGATATAGATATACTGAAAATAACACAAATTTAGTTTTTTGTACTTTATCACCATCATCGGCACCTACAAACAAACCGAATGCAATACCATTTATCGGACAACCTAATCAAAATATCGTAATATCAAACACCTTCTTCAATCCTATAACTTTAGATATTGAAGTTGCGGAACACGACTTCTCAACGTTAGCGATAGCGTTGTTTGGTAACCAAACTAAGTCAATTGATGACGGTATTTACACATTATACGATACTCAAAATAATATCTATAAACAATACAATCTTTATGAAATTAGAGACCAATTTAATGAGTTATTGTATGAAGTTAGACAAGATAGAGGTGATAATATTGATTTTAGTAAAAACTTTACAAATATAACACAATAATGGCGAATAAAAAATATACTTGTCCTCCACAATCCGCAACAGGTGCGGGTACTTTTTCTGACGACTTAGTTGGTTTACAATTAGTTGCTGGAGGTGGTCTGACTCAGGGTAATTTTGAGTTTATAACATCCGCAAATGAAAAAAGTAACAGGAATTTTATAACAGGTGTATTTTCAGACCCAATAAATTTAGATTCTATCGGTATTACAAGTATTGAACAATCTAAAGCAATTTTAGAAAATAATTTTAAAGTTTATCCTAATTTTGATTTAACCCAAGTTAACAACTTCACTTTATATGGGTCGATGGTTAAAAGAATGTCGGCATCTGTTACTAAAATAATTAGTTTTTTCCCTGCGGCAATTGAGTCTTCATTTATGGGTATCAATTATGTGACAGGTACCACCGCTACTAATGTATCATATAGTGAACAAAACGATTCAACAACCCTTACATTAGACATAGCAAGAATCAGAAACCCATTCGATATTGATTTTACTAATAACTCAACAAGAAATTTAGAACTTAAAGAAATACAAGTATCTCCATTAAGAGATATGAAAATACAATACGCCAAATATTCGTTGTTTTTTAATAATCATGAATATAAGGTGATTAATATAGTACCAACCGATAGTTTATCTAACGGTAATTTAGTTTTAACTGTTAGTGGTAATCCATTTTCAGGTAACACTATAATTTATGATGATTTAATAATTAGACCTAATGACCTTGAAGTTAACCGAGTATTTAAAGAAGTATTTGATGAAGTTGAACAATTTTTATTAAATCGGGACGTAACCCCAAAGTACACATCGACATTTAAAATACCTAGAGAAGCCGAAGACGGAAGTTATTATATACAAAACTTGAATTTAACATGGCCATTATATGGTTTATGGAATATTGATATTTTAACAAAAGCTTTTGAAAGTTATATTACAAGTTTAAATGATTTAAGTGAGTCTTTTGATGGTTATAAAACAAACATCATTTCTAGATTTTTAACTACGGGAGCGTTTAAAGAATTTGATACTATAGGTCAAAAAATGGAAAAAGTCTTACAAATCTATGGCAAGAGTTTTGATGACACTAAAAAGTATATAACCGCGTTGTCCTTTATGACATCGGTTAATTATAATGTAGGTAATGATATCCCATCACAATTATTAAAAAATTTAGCACAAACTTTAGGGTGGACAACAAACATGTCCCCAATATCAAATGACGAACTATTGTCAAGTGTTTTTGGGTCGACTAAACAACAAAAAAGTGATTTTACAGGTATCTCACAATCACAGACACCTGACGAATTAAATTACCAATATTTTAGAAATTTAATATTAAATTCTGCTTACTTGTTTAAGTCTAAAGGAACAAGAAAATCTATTGAAATATTATTAAGGTTAATAGGGGCTCCCGAAGCGTTAGTTGAATTTAATGAGTATGTTTATTTAGCAGACCAAAAAGTAAATCTATCACAATTTAATGAGCAGTTCGTTCAAATATCAGGAGGTACTTATGTGGAAGATACCCCTATATTGGACCCAACCGACATATATTCAATATTCGGGGTTAGTTACACAGGATTTACGACAAGTAACACGATAAAAGATGTTAACGTCACTATTGATGATTATCCTATGGATGAATTTGGTTACCCATATGCACCACCTGATAGTGAAAGTTACTTCTTCCAAAAAGGTAGTGGATGGTTTGAGCAAACACCTCAACATAGGGCTCCTGAACAAGTTGATGTTACAAACAGTGTATTTGTAGGTAACAACCCTAATTATCAAACAGTATTAATGCCGTATTCATACGGTCAAGAATATTTAAATAGGTTTAGAAAATTTCCTTTCATGACTTTAGGTTATCAATTAACACCTGTTGTTGATAACAATAAAAGTTGGGTGGATAATGAGGTAGGATTGAGAACAAATCTTGATGGAAATTTTAACGCTAGATATTTTGTTGAGGACGATAGATTGGTATTAAACGTTAAAAATGTCGATTTATTTTTAAACCCTGCTCAAGGTATACTTTATGATGTTTGGACTATGTCTAGAGATTATAATTACCCAATACCTAATCAAGGTATGAATTATGTACAACCAACGTACTGCGACCCAAAACCTTATAGCCCGTACCCAAGTAGAGGGGGTGTAGATTGGACTGAAATTGTACCATTACCAAAAAGAAAAACTTTCTTTGAGTTCGCTCAAACTTTTTGGCATAATATGATAAATGTTAGGAACAGACAATTCGCAACAAACGGTAAAACAGGAGGGTACCCAACATTGGATTCAATTTATTGGAGATATTTAGAATCACAACAAACAATTAATGTACCTAACGATAATTTTACATATAAAACAATGATTGATTATGTAAATGGGTTAGGTGATTATTGGATTAGATTGGTTGAACAAATGATACCTGCAACTACAATATGGAACACAGGAGTCAGACTTGAAAATTCAATTTTCCACAGACAAAAATTTGTTTGGAGAAGACAAGAAGGATGTGAGTTAATCCCAACACCATGTAAACCATGTTCAATTATTAGTAATATTTTCACATATGATTGCCCTATTGAAAGTGTGGAATGTGCAATTTACCCATGGACTACAAATCCGTTAATACAAAGTTTAAACGCCGTCTTAGGGTCAACATTACAAACTTACTTAACGGCTAACGGATATACATTAAATGATTGTGATTTTAATGGAATGACGACTCAGTGGTTTGTTGATATTAGAGTCGATAATGTAGTTGTTGTAAGTTATCCATTTTTTAATGGTGTAGGATATAGTAGTCCTAGTTATAGTTCACCTACGGTGGCAATGTGGGACACTGCTTTAGAAAATGCTTTAGAGAGTTTAAAAGATTACGGTTATGATTATTATTTAACGGAGGATGATACTGTTATTGTGTATAATCAAGTATGTTCAGTTTCTGAACAAGGTATTAATTTTAAATTGAATATAGGAATAAACTTTGAAATATTATGTAATTAATGTCGTGTCAATTAAGTGCGGTTATTGGTGGGTTAACGGGGGATTGTTATAATACAGACTCAGGAGCCTTCACAATTGATATTATAAATGGAGCACCAGGATATTCCGTTGATTGGATAAATCCACCATACGGAAGTTTCTCAACTAGCGGAGATTTCACCATAACTAATTTATCTGCGGGTACCTACTCGTTTATAATTACCGATTCTTGTGTACCCGTTAATGAATCTGTAACTGTAAACGTCAATATATCTTCAGGTACTTGTGCGACTTTAACACATCAAGATACTACTTGCGGTTTAAATAATGGAGGTGTTACCGCAACAACAAGTAATTTTTATGGTACAGGCACATTTTATCTTTACGAGTTGAATGATGGTTACATTTCTTCAGCAACTACGTTTAATAATTTTTATGGTTTTGATAACTTACATCCAGGGACTTATTATGTTGTAGCCGATGATGGAGGAGGATGTACAGGTAAGACAGAAACTTGTATAGTTAACAAATCAAACCCAATAGATGTTAATTTGTATGTCGTAAATGCTTCATCTTGTGCACCAAATACAGGTGCGATTTATATTACAGGTGCAACAGGAACACCACCATTCACCTATTCTTGGAATACAATTCCTGTACAAACATCTTCTTTTATAACAGGATTAACGGTTGGTAATTATATTGTTACTGTAACAGATTCGTTAGGTTGTGTCATTAGTAAAGGTATTACTATCACTGCGGAAGACCCGCTAGGTTTATTTGATATTTCATATACCAATCCTAGTTGTTTTTCTTCCGATGGTACTGTTACAATAACGGCATCAGGAGGAACTTCACCGTATCAATTTATAGGGTCTAATGGTCAAATTGATACGACTTTTAGTAATACTAACACGTTTTATAATTTACCCGCAGGATTTTTTACAGTTGTTGTAAAAGACGCAGGTAATTGTACGTTTACCGCAACAACTAGTTTATTAACTCCTGGAGGTTTAAGTATAGCGTCCGTTAATGTAACAAACTCAACCTGTAGTGGTAATGGGGGTCAGATTGGTGTAACAATATTTGGAGGCTCATCACCCTACATTTATACACTAACGGATTCGTTAGGTAGTAATACAACAGTTACAGGTCCTTTTACAAATTGGACATTTAATGGTTTAACTTCGGGTACTTATACTTTAACAATATCAGACCAAGGACCTTGTGAATTTAAACAAACTTATGAGGTCGAAAATAATGTTTTATTTGAGTTAAATATTGAAACTACAGGTACGACTTGTAATCAAGAAGATGGGTCTGTATTGTTATCTATCACACCAGGAGGGACTGCACCATTTCATTATGAAATAGACGGGTACTCAGACTTTTCAACCGACTTAGAATTTCTATATACTAATTTACCAAGTGGTAATTATGTTGCAACAGTAACTGATGCCAATTATTGCCAACAACAACTACCATTCACAATTGACGGTTCTGATAGTGTTGATTTTTTATTAGTAGGAACGGACTCGTTAGACGGTAATAACGGAACTATAAGTGCTTTAATTACTAATGGAGAACCACCTTTTACATTAACATGGAGTCCTAATGTGGGAGCTCAAACAGGTACAGAAATAGTTGGATTAAGTGCTGGTACATATAGTTTAACAGTAACTGATGATAACGGTTGCTCAATGACAAGAACTATAATCATAAACGGTTTTAATAAACTGTCATCATATCAAATATACACAGTATGTGATGAGGACTTTGAAAGCACAGGACAAACAGGTAGAAAAGGACCTCAAGAAATGTTAGTTGAAGGTTTTCATGATTTAACTAGTGGTGATACTAATTGTATTCTAAACCAAGCAATATTCACAGTTAAAACTACGGTTAATGGTGTTGATAAAACACAATCGTTTTACACAGGAACAACATTAACCGAATTCCCATCAGATAATGAATTTTATGACGTTGTTGAAGAATTACTATTAAGTTATGGTATAATTGGTGAAGTAGTGGTAGATGCGGTTAAAAACACTTTAACCGTTAATAGTAGTTGTGATATCACTATGGAAACTTTAGATGCTCAAATTAAAGTTGAGTTAGATATTAATTACGACATTAATTGTGAGATTTGTGAATAAAAAAAATATCGTCTAAAAAGACGATATTTACATTTATCGGTTATTTAGACGATATTTTTACCAAATACCTTCTTGGTTCATATGACCTAATACACAACAGTATGCGTCAGTCATATCAAAATTCTCTTTCTTTAAAGTGTTATTTTTAGTATAAACCCAAGTAATTTGAGGTTCTCTTTTTGCAACCAAGTCCCAAATAATTTGTTTTTTATCACAGTCTTTAGGAAAACCGCCAAATAAAACAAACTTACCTTTATCGTTCTGTTGTACTAAATTAGGGAATGCTGATTTTCTTGAGTTATATGTCGATATATATTCAGGAACTATACCTAAAACATCATATATATCTTTAGTTATTAGAGTATTGAACCTCATTAATGTTTGAATGGTATAAACATTATTACTATTCATTAAAGGTTCCTCTATTACAACTTTAGTTATACCTAAGTTTTTATATTGTACAAGTTTACTCTTAAAAATTTCACTTTTTAAAATTAATTCCTTAATTTTGTTTTCTTCTTTTGGTTTAGGTACAGGGGACACATGAGTTAATTCTAATAACTCTTTAGTTTCAATATCAAACAATGCCCAACCAATGGTTTTAGTGGACACGTCTAACCCCAATACTTTAGGGGAATTCTCAATAGATTTTTTCATATTAGATGTCAAATTTAATCAAAAACTGCTGAATACCCTGTCTTAATACAGGAGACTGCATTTTTGATATAATCATAAGATTTTTGTTGGAATCGTAAAGTCCAATTTCAGTAACATATGACGGTTTACCTTGTACCCACGTTGGGTTAGAGGTTGCCTGAAATTCTGCTTGACTTAAATTAATCTTATATCTCATCTCATAAATTGTTGCTTGAATGTCGGTTTCTAATGAACCATAGAAATAGTATTCATCACCAAAATTTAGAGACGTACCTGTATAACCAACAGGAGTTAACGATAAATAATTATTTAGATTGTATGTTGGAGCGTTTTCATATAAGTCATCAGTAATTACAAATGTAGTACTTGTTAAAGATTCTTCTGTAATATAACCATTAACTAATAGATTTGATATTTGGTCCGTAAAATCAATTATTTTCCACTCAGATGAATTAGGTCTCCCCGTACCATCAACTTTTTGACATATAATTTCAAATTTGTCAGCGTAAAATCCTGAAACAACATCACATCCTACAGGACAAGTTGTTGTTGTTGTACTATATGGGTCAAGAGTTGTTGTACTCGTTGTAATTGGGTTAAAAGTTGTAGTTGTGGTTGTAGGACTATATTCAGGTCGTAAACAAGGAAACTCGGCACCAAATCTAACCGCAACGTTTTGAGAAGGTTGTGGATTACAATCTATGTTAGGACCTTGCATTACTGTGTAATAATTACAATGTAATGAATTTGTAAATACTGAAGTATTACTTAATCTATAAGTAACGTGCATATATTGAGTATTACCTGTTAAAACACCTGTGACTGAGTTACTATCATTACCACATGTATTAGGAGTGACTAATGACGTTTTAGGAGCTGGTAAAGTCCAGTTTCTATTTGATTTATAAGACATTGCAGCAATAACTTCCTCATCGTCAATAATAACAATCTTGGAATCAGGAAATACCTTACCGATTCTATTAGGTAAGTTATTAGTATTTCTATGAGTGTCCCATAAATGGTAATATCTAATACCAGGTGAGTTCATATCACTGTTCTTAGTTGATTGGATATATTGTACTTGGAATAAATCCAAATCCTCAAACTCAGGTGGGTCAACCCAAAATGTTTCACCAAGACAACATTCAGGATTTTTATGCCACATCAACCAAGGAATATGTAATTTAAAGTTTCTTGCTTGACCTGTAGTATCGGCAGGATTCGAAACATCAAAAGGTTCGAATGCAAATTTTTCACCATAGAAGAAATCAATAGTTTGATTTGTATAATGAATAACCGCAATAGCTTTTTGTTCTTCAGGTGTAACAACAACTTTGTCACCTAAAGAGTCGTAATGATATACGGAACTAGTGTCTGTTTGACCACTACTTGAAGCGTAACCAAAATATTCTTTTGTTCCTAAATATTGTACAGAACCAAAGTTAGTGTAATCTTTATTAATAGATGAAAAAATACCCGCAGGACTTTCGGACCACGGAATATTCATATTCCAAACTTTAACATCGAACGCGTCCGTGTAACAAACTGATTCATAATTGATAACATCATCCTTCCAATGAGGACGGGGAGTTATTGAATCATACATTGTTTGCATATTAGGTGGGTAAACAATCATTCTAGCGTAACAATCTGATGATAAATTTGAAAAATCAGGTGTTGGTCTATCTAATGTAAATTCACCTAAACATATTGATGTTATTTTATAAGTTAACATTGAATAACAACTAGAGATAGGTGTTAAACAATCTGGCGGTGGTAATGGAGGACACGCTCTACTTGGAGTAGGTGTTGGACAATAAGTTGCTGATGGTGATGGAGTAGGTGTTGGTGTCTCACAAGTAAATGACGCGGAAGGTGTTGGTGTTAGTGTGTTATTACTAGCGGTAATACTTGGGGTTACTGTCATTGTAGGCGTAGGTGATGGTGTAGGTAAATTAGAACATGTGTTATTATATAAACCTTTACCATCATAAAAAATAGTGACAATGTCACCAACTGCAGGTTCTCTAAAAGAAACTCCGTTAGAAACCAACATTGGTGTTATAACATTTGTACCATTTAACGTATTCATTTTAACTGAATAATTAGCATTAATAGCATATAGGTCGTTAGTTATTGCACTCCATGATGTGGTCTCAGCAGTGGTGTTACCCGTGAAGAATCCTCTCATAGCAGCTCTGTTATAAACAGGACTTACAATTGAATCCATAAATGGAATACCGTAAGTATTACCCGTGAATCCATCAACATAGTATGGGTATTTAATATTTTCTTTATTCGATTGAGGAACCCCACTTGAATTTTGGGCATTAAAGTTAGGTTCAAGAATCATAGTATCAAACTGATTGTATGATAATGGTAAAGTATTATACGAAACTTCACTATCCCCGATTTGGAAATAAGATATGTTGAAATTACCTTGAGATAATTTTTGTCTTCCTGCGTCAGTTAATCTTGTATTTATTAACCCAGATGTATTTTTAATAATGTAACCCATTGATTATAAATATTCTTATTTAGTTTTTATGATGTTATTACTGTACAACAATTACATCCTGTTATTTTCAAATTAGATAAACTATATGTTTCATCACTTGTACCAACATAACAATTAACAAATTCATTTCTAATAACGGTTGTTTCAGTAATAATTTTAAAATCATTAGTATTGTTAAGAGTAATCGTATCCCAAACCTCATTATTAGAGGTTAACCAAACATTTTCCGATTGACATCCTGCGACTGTATTGATGATACTATCTTCATTTGAAGATGAAGATGACGGATAATATTCAACATCGTCAATAGTTAAAACCGTAACAGTTCTAACAGAAGAGGAATCCCTATTAGGTGACGATTTAGATAAATTTAAATGGTTAAGTTTAAATGAAAGATATACACCATCAGGTAATGAAGGTGTAACCGATAAGGTTGTAATGTATTGTTTAGTTAAAGAAGTCTTATTCGCTTCAATAGTTGAAGGTATCGTAACCAACTTAACATTGTATGTCACAGGTTGAGATGGTGAGTCTAAAGATATTGTATTACTAACAATTTTACCTGATGAGTCAGAAACAATAACATTATATGTCCCTGAACACAAGTTGTTAAACATTGGTATATTTCTATAAGTTAGACCACCATTAATAGAGTATGAATAAGGAGTTTCACCACCACTAGCTTTAATTGTGAGACCACCGTCACACCCACATATTGTTTGGTTCTTAGTTATTAATACCGTCAAAGGTTGTACATCAGACCCTAATTCTTTTTTAGTTTGTAATCTATTTGCGAACATACCAACTTCTTGAGTACAAGGGCCTTCATAAACAATAACAGTACCTGTACCACCTAATATGAACCAGCTACCGTATATTGGTGGATATGTTGGATTCGAGTTAAATATTGTATACGTTGTGGGAGTAGATGCGGAAACCTTCCATTGAGATAATGTACTATCCCAATATATTGTTTGAGTTGAGTCATTTGAAATCCACGAAGGTTTTGAGTTATATAAACCATTTGGTGAAAAATCTGTTTGTGTTTGAACGTAAACACCCTTTTTAAGTATATTGGTTACCATACATAAATCATAAGTGATATATGGTGTGGTCGGTGTCGGTGTTGGGGTTGGTGATGGAGTTGGAGTGGAACCTGTTAAAACACATTCAGTGTTAGCAGTAAAATCACCATACGAATCTATAACGGTTGCTTTATAGGTTCCTGCGGTTAAATTATAAATAATAGGTGCGATATTACCATTCTCCCATGAAATATAGTAAGGAGGAGTACCACCCGTAATAATTAATGAAATTGAACCATCTGAAGATGATGGTGATGGGTGAGTTAATAAACACTCCACACCCATAGGGAACAAAGTTATTGGTTCACATTCATTTGTGAACTTAGGAATAATTTGTTTTGGTTGTTGGGTCGGCGTCTGTGTTGGCGTCGGCGTTGGTGTTGGAGACATTATTAACTCAAATATTATTTTTTAGTTTGTTCTTTTATAAATACATTTATTACTGAAATTTTATAACCCTTTTCATAATATCAATATATTTTCTAGTTGCACTATCTTGGGAGATGTACTCGAAAAAGTTAATATCTGATTTTAATTTCTCTAAAGGATTAACATTAATAAAATCACCTTTAAAAAATTTATGACCCTTTAAATCCTGAGTAACACCCGCCATATGTAGTATTGGATGTTTTTCATAAGTACTTATAGTATCAGTTGCCCAAGAGAAGCTTAAATCATCAACCACTTTAGTTTTTAAACCAAAATACCAAAGATTCCATAATAACGACCACATCTCCGCAGTCCAAAATTGTATTTCACCAGGGTTAATAGGGAATCTTTTTTGATAATCTAACATTTGGTCATATAATGGGGCACAATCATAATAAATTTTAAACCATAACTCCCATGGTGTATTTTTAATAATGTATTGACCACCACCTGAGTTATTTTGATTCTCTTTAATTTCTTCTATACTAACTCCAACAACATCAGACATTTCTTGTAAAAGTTGATATTTTTCTGAATTCGGGTGTTGTGATTCATATCGTTCACAACAATTAACGATATAATCATAACCTATATAACCTATCGTGTCTGAAAGGTATATAACATCGTCACTTAATAACTTATCAAAATCTGGTAGTTCTCTAAAAATAATATCGGCATCATGTAAGAAAAAACACTCACTATATTCAGGGTTTTCTTCTAACCATTTATAAATTAAAAAAGGTTTAATACTTGGGATATAATGTTTTTTTTGTCTATCGTCTAAAAACCAATGAACATTAATACCTAACTTAGTAAGTTCCAAAGATTCTTCACTTGGTTCTGTGTTGCCTTGAACCATACCAAAAACAACATGTATTTTATTAGGGTCAATTCCTAAATCAACAAAATTTTGAACGTAAATTCTAACCTGCCAGTGAAAATATGGAACGTCAGGTTGAGCCGTGACAAATACTAATTTTTCCTTCATAATACCATTTGAAATTAAATATAGAAAAGTATTATTTGTAATAAATGGTGTTTTGGGTAATATTTATAATATATGAAATTACTTAAAACAATATCAAAATTAGTCACAGAATCACAAAGAGCTTATGACGAGGCTTGTGAAAAAGGTGTTAGTGAAAAAGAATTGGATAGACTTGAAAAAAATCTTAGAGAGACTAGAAGATTAATGAAATTATACGATAATGTAGGTAAAACTAATCCTAAAGATTAGAATATTTTGTTTAAAACAAATATATCTGAATAAATTTTATTTGAAGCATTATTAGTTCCCCATTGAACAGTAACATTTAAAGTGTTTGATGTGGTTGTATCAAAAGTAGTGTTATTAACTGTATTAAATCCAAAACCTTCTTGAGTACCACCAGCAGTTTGCATATTATGAAAATTACCTAGTGTAACTATTGAGGCAACACCTGGACCACCAATTGACCTAATTGTGAAATTTATATTCATTTGCCAAACACCGTTAGTAACCGCATTTACATTAATTATTCCACTATCTGATAAAATAATACTACCTGACTTAACTCTGATTCTAACAGTATCCCCACCACCTTTAACCGAAAGAAGACCACCAAAATCCGCTCTAAAACTATCTCCGACAGTAAAACCATTAGCAGGTACTAATAATGAACCAACTCCACCATCTATTAATGTTGACTCAACCGTAGTTGCACTAACAACAACACTATTACCTGTTTGAGCGAATAAACCATATACGGTAGGTCCAGAAATTTGTTTAATTTTAACTTCACCTGTAATACTATCTCGTGTTAAATATTCGGTCCCTAATTGAGTATCTGTGTTTGGTGTTGAACTAATAACTAAACTGTTAAATGTTGCAGAGTCACCTGTTATATTAGTGGTAATTATTGAGTTTAATACGTTCAGATAATCAAAAGTCCCAATACTCCCTGTGATATCAGTAACAAATAACGGACCTGTCATAGTGTCCCCCGTAATTTTTACATACTCAAGGTTAAGAAGGTCAATTAACTGTTCGATAGAACCTTTATATGATGACCCATCTGGGTTACCTTGTGAAAAATCGTTAACATCCACTAAGTGAATTAAATTTGATTTAGTAATCCCTGTTATAAAAGCTCTATCAGTAAGAAATCCCATGTTTTGTTTTTATTATAAATATTATTTGTTTAGGTTTGAAAATCATAAGGAATACTATCCATAAATAAAAACTCTTCCCCATCTTGAAATGATTTAGCCCCAACTAGTATCGATTCACAAGTTATTGTTTTAAAAATAATACAACCATCAGATTCGGATATTAATTTTATACCTATTTTAGGGATGTTATCGAAAATGGAAGGTAATGGAGAAATAATGACAGGTGGTGCAACATTGGTATTTATTACCGCAACCTCAACACACTGACCACCCAAAGAATTACAAACGTAAACTTTGTATGGGAAATTTGCTCCTATTATTGATGTTATATCTATACTTGTCATTTTACATTGAAGTTTTACAAGTGATACAATTAGTGTAAAAAAGAGGACTAATCAGTGATGAAAAATAATTACCTGTATAATTTGTAACTGACGAACCTGGAGGTAATGAAGGGTAAGTAGGATAGATACCATAAAAACGCCAACATTTTCCCATATTATCATTAAAAAACTGTGTATTATTTAAGGACGGTCCAGGTAAAGTTTGTACAATAAATTGTTGGGAAGTACCCACTTTCTCGATTACTTTGACATCACAATCTAAGTAAACATAAAATTGTTGATGTAACGAAGGTGTAGGTGTCGGGGTTAATGTAGGTGTAGTGGTTGGTGTTTGAGTTGGTGTAGGAGTTGGACTGACATCTGGAAAACATTCGATACATTGACCTAAATTAAAATAACCAACAGGACCTTCAGTTAGAATAATTTCAGTATTACCGATGACTTCAGTATTAACACCCACATAAGAAATACATTTTGAAACACCATCAACCATTGCTTTAAAAATCATATATTGTTCTAAAGTATCACCTGAAGGTGTCGGTACTGACATTGTAGTGTAGTACATCATTCCGTTAATACAATCTTGGAATTGTTTACTAACAGGACAAGATAAGTCACCCTCAATCGTGGTAAAAGAAACATCACCTATTATATTACAAGGTCTAGTAATTATTCTTGTTGGTGTAGGAGTTGGTGTTGGTGTAGGAGTTGGACTACTTGGAATAAATTCTATAGTTGCATCAACATCCACATTCGCACAAATTGAATTAGTTGGAGTTATCGTTGGGGTCGGTGTTTGTGTTGGAGTTGGGGTCGGTGTTGAAGTTTCAGAGACCTCACATTCAAAAACCGCACTAAAATCAAAAACCTCACAATAAGTTGTTGTAGTTGTAGTTGCGGGACAAACCCCTGAACTAAAAAAATCTTCACATAAGTCAGGACATATAGAAAAACAAGGGGATTTCCCAAATAGTAAACATGGCCCACCTAAAGATGATGATAAACACCATTGAACCTCGTCAGTTGAATAATAAATAAAATAACCATTTGAATTTCCTTCCCAATATAATTGAGAATTGTAGGTACCCGCACTATAGTATGTATCGTCAAAAAATGAATTAGTTCCACTAATACAGTATATTTCATAACAATCTGGTGGTGTTGAACATGGGTTTGATTTTATACAATCAGTACAATTCTTAAAAGGTGAATCCGTGCTAAAATTTACCGAAGAAAAAATTGTATATGTGGGTAAACCTGGCGGAGTTTTAGTAATGTCGGTAATTTCAAAACAATCAGTGAATTCTGTGTTAGGATTCGATGAAGATATTAATTCATCAAAGTATAATGTTTGACCAATACTAAATTTACCTGATTTACCCGAACTAACAAGTATTTGAAGTCTCTCACTACTACAACAACCCGTAAGTACAATGTAGGCAGCTTCTTTATCAAAATATGTAACAACAACATCAGGTGATGGTGATGATATAGGACCTGCGGTATTAATAAAATACTCTAGTGACGGTTGAAGGTCAAAAACTTTGGTCGAAATTAATACATCAATAAACGTAAACCCTGTGTAAGTTGTAGCACCTGTATTTTGTATCTGATATATTGGCATTTAGTTATAGAGTTAAATTTTTAATTATTACACAATGGTTATTATCAACAATTTTCAAGTTGTAGGATGTTTGACCGTCAATTGCGGTTGGGATAAAAAAATTGTAAGGTAAAGTGGATGTTGTTGTAATATAAACGCATGTGGTAATTGGGTCATCACATAGATAAACTTTATAGGGTGTTGCACCCGTTACATCATTTATTGTTACTTGTGTAGGCATTCTTTTTTTAGATAAATATAATGGGACCTGAAAACTTGTGAAGATTGATTATTTTAATATTATATCTTATTTTTAGGTCATGTCAGATGATGTGGAAATTTTAGTAGATTTACTCAGAGAAGTTTTGGGTGATGAAAAACAACATTACGAAAGTAAGGGTCAAATTGCATTTGACTGTCCTGTTTGTGATGATGATAGACATAAAGGTAATTTAGAAGTTAATTATTTTTCACACGTTTATAAATGTTGGTCATGTGGGGATGTTAACGATACCCACGGACCGTTAGGTAAACTATTTGACAAATACGGTAACAAAAAACAAAAAAAAGTTTATAAGGTATTACAACCTGAAGAGTTTAAACCAAAGGAAAAAAAGTTTAAGAAGTTAAATTTACCACCTAATTTTACGAAATTTAAAGATTCCCCAACCGTATATCCCGTTAGAAGACAGGCGTACAACTACCTAATTAACCGAGGTATTACTGATGACATAATTGAAAGATATGGAATTGGTTTTTGTGATACTGGTACTCACGCGGGTAGAATTGTGGTACCATCGTATGATAAAAAAGGGGAGTTAAACTATTATATCGCTAGAAGTTGGTCACCTAACACCAAATCAAAATATAAGAACCCTGAAGCCGAAAAAGACAAGATAATCTTCAATGAACACCTAATCGATTGGAAAAAAGATATATTTTTAGTTGAGGGGGTTTTTGATGGGTTTTTTTTACCTAATAGTATACCTATGCTGGGAAAACATATGTCACAGTTACTATTTGAAACGATTTATAAAAAATCTAAAAAAAATATAATAATATCATTAGATGGGGATGCTTGGGAAGATGCAGTCAAACTGTATAATGAATTAAATGGGGGTGAATTATATGATAGAATTAAAATAGTTAAACTACCAAAAGATAAAGATGTCTGCGATTTAAGAGGACAGATTAATGAATATTATTATAAAATGAAATGAATCTATACGAAATAAGAGACGAGATTAATGAAATAATCAAAAAGAAACAAGAAGAGTTACAACTAACATTTGAGGAAGACACTCACACCTACACTATGTTAGATAAAAAGGGTAATTTAAGGTCTGATTGGCCTTCAGTAAGTAAAGTTATGAAACTTTTTTATACTGAATTTGATTCTGAAGGTATTGCACATAAAAAATCTAATGGTGATTTAGAGGAGAAAGAGAGATTATTAAAGGAGTGGGCTGATGCTGGAACATATTCAACTAATATGGGGTCGAGAGTTCATTACTTTTTGGAAAAGAAATCGGTTGAAATGTTCGGTTTAAATAAAGAAGTAAGAGAACCAATATTTGAAGTTGATTTCACACAAATATTAAAAGGCGACTCAATGATTTCTGCGGGTAATCAGTACCTACAATTAATGGAAGAACGAGGTGGTATAATATTAGACACTGAGATTGTCTTAGGTAGTAATGAGTTAGGGTATGTTGGTCAACCCGATAAAAAATGGTTATTTTTTAATAAGGATAAAACTGAAGTTGGAATTGTTATAACCGATTGGAAAACTAATAAAAAGAAAAATTTTGAGGCAAATCATTTTACGAAAAAGATGAAATACCCATTCACTCATTTAGACGATACCGCACTTGGGCACTACTTTACTCAACTACCGTTTTATGGAAAATTATTTTTAGATATGTTAAAAGGTTCTAAATACGAAAATATAAAATTGTATGGATGTATTGTTGTACATTTAAATGAAAATGGTGACTATGAAGAATATCGAGTACCTAAAGACGTAATCAATACAATTTTGAATATGGATATGAGTAAGTATTTGACTAAATAAACTTAATAAATTATATTTTAACATGGAAAGTAATGTAACATTAGCGTGGTGGTATAACACAACTTGGGATGACGAGTCCAATAAATTTACCGTTAATTACGTAATTAAATGAGAATAAGATTAGAAAAAACTTATCGTTGCTATGAACTTTATGGCGATATTGAAATTGATACTGAAGAATATCCCGAATTTGAAGGTAAAAATGAAGAGGAGATTTTAGAATATCTTAATAAGAATATGTATGAGTTTGAACTTAAAAATGGTTCGGAACCTAACTTAATTGACCAATTTGAATTTACCACTGAAATGAAAAAACAAAAATATCTTGATGAAGATTATAAAATACATAAAATAGATGAATATGGAAGATAATATTATTAGACCAAAAATTGACTTAAAACAACAAGAAACGATTGTTTGCGAAAAATGTGAAGGTAAATTCTTTAAAGAAGTTGTACTGATTAAAAAAGTACCTAAGTTATTAACAGGGAGCCCTGAAGATACACTAGTACCATTCCCAACGTATATGTGTGATGGATGTGGTCACGTTAATAAAGATTTTGAACTTTTTGATAAATAAAATGACACATAAAGAATTCTACATATGGTTAGATGGGTTCATGACCAATAGACGTTGGACAGTTATCCAGCAGATTGATATTGAAACCATCCAAGAAAAAATGAAACAAGTTAAAGAAGAACCTGAATTCAATATCGATAAATGGAAACATTTGTCTAATAGACCTATGTCTTCATTACCAATAACCATTAAACCTGATGAAACAGATGAATTAGGTAAACCACCAAAAATTGTAATGTAATGATAAAAAAATTAGTTCATTTCTCGGATTTACATATCAGGTTATTTAAAGACCATGAACTCTATCGCAGTATTTTAATTGATATGTTTAACCAATGGAAAGATATTGCACCTGATAGAATTGTTTTCACTGGCGACTTGGTACATTCTAAAAATCAAATGACTCCTGAACTTATTGAGTTTGTTGCTTGGACATTAACGGAATGTTCTAAAATTGCCAAGACTGTTCTTATTATTGGTAACCACGACTTTCTTGAAAATAACATGTCAAGGTTAGATGCTCTAACCCCAATCATTGATTCTTTACAAGATGAAAACATTGTTTACTTGAAAAATCGAGGGGTCTACGATGACCAAAATATTGATTGGGTTGTTTACTCATTAATGGACCACAACATTCCACCTGATATTGAAAAATCAGACCGAGTTAAGATTGGTTTATTCCACGGACCCGTACAAGGTTTAACAACTGATATCGGGTATAAATTTGAAACAGGATTTGAATCTGATAAGTTTGATGGTTGTGATTTAGTATTATGTGGTGATATCCATAAAAGACAAGTGTTTAACATACCTGGAGGTAAGAAAGCGTATATGGTGGGGTCAACCATCCAACAAAACTTTGGGGAAACCATTAACAAACATGGGTACGGAATTTATGATGTTGAAAATGACAAATACGAATTTGTTGATTTGAAAAACCCAAAACCATTCCTATCTTTTAAACTAAAATCATTTGATGATATTATAGATGGAACAGAAAAACTCGCAAACGTATAATATCAACATTAAGAATGTTAAAGAGGTTTATGATTATTGTTTGTTAAACAAAATCTTAGACATTGACGACTTTATTAATAAATGTTTCAAGAAAGGATTTCATATTGAAAAGTACGGACTCTTGGGAGAAACACTTAATGAAGGTGAAAAAGACTTAAAAACGGGTATTGTTGGTGAAAAACAGGTAGAAATTGAGGTAATCCGTGAAATACGGGTGGAAGTACCTGTTGAAGTTATAAAAGAGGTTGAGAAAATAGTTGAGGTCATCAAGGAAGTTCCTGTTGAAATTATTAAAGAAATACCTATTGAAAAGGTCGTTATTCAGGAAGTTATTAAGGAAGTACCTGTTGAAAAAGTTGTCACAAAAATAGAATATATTAGTGACAAGACAAGTGAGAATGAGTTAACAGAAAAAATTTTCCATTTAAACGAGGAATTAGAGAAAGAAAGACAAAAATTTTCTACTAAAACCGAAGAAATGGAAAATATTTTCCAAAATAAAATGTCTAAAAAGGATGAAGAATTAGACGAACTTAGACATAATTTAGACGAACTTTTAGCTAAACCTACTGTTGAAGTTGAGAAAATTGTTGAAGTTATTGTTGAAAAACCTAATGAAAAAACAATAATGTTACAGGACACTTTGACTAAATTACGTAAAGAACTTATAGATAAAAATAGTAAAATTACGGAACTTGAGGGGACTATCAAAAATTTAGAACAATTAAATAAAAATCAAGGTGCAGTCTTTATGAAAGGCTCAAACCTAACACAAAACTTATAAAATTATGATAATATTAGTATGGCTTTTAATCGCTTATGGAATGAGTAACATTCTTGTTTACGGCTCCATTTTTCAAGGAATGAGAAATTGGTTTAATAAAATGGGTAATAACGAATACCAACCATTTAATGGAGTATTTAAATTCATTTCGGACCTTTTATCTTGTATGATGTGTACAAGTACGTGGGTTGGATTCTTCCTATCACTAGTATTTTATTCACCATCACAAACATTTTTTGGACATAATGATTTTATTTCACTATTCTTTGATGGTATGTTAGCCTCAGGGTTTGTATGGGCGTTTAACGGAATGGTAGAATGGTTTGAAGAAAATAGACCTCAAAAATAATTGTTATGTCAAAATTAAATGAATTTATAATTAAACGTCTACAATCCAATATCAAACAACGATGGGTTGTGGAGTCAAAAAACTTTTTTGATTTACTTGAAAATATGGGTATAATTGAAGACGAAGATATGTTAGCAGACATATTTGAGTTTATGGAAAATGCGAATATTGATATTCATTTTAACAACACTGGAGACCATGCAAGGTTTCAACAGTACAAACGAATTGAAGAAAAAGCGAAGTTTATTAAACGGTTAGGAATTGCTCAAGATGGGATTAGAAATTTCATTACCAAAGTAGATAATTCAAAACCTAATATGGACGATTCCTTTATGAAAATTTATATGACCGACAATGATGAAGAACATATGGAAATCGTCCAACACATCAATAATATGGACGATAATCTTGAAAAATTCAGAAAAAAATTCGAACAGGAAAAATATCTTAAAATTAAATCTGATTTAGACAAATTATCTAACGAAGAATTATTAGAACAATTAACAAATAACACAATACAAAATGGGTAAAGCAGCAAAGGCTCACAGAGCGAAAGTCGCAAAAAGAAATGAACGACTAAAAATTGAAAGAAAAAAGGCGGAAAAACAATATGTTCAGTTAATGGAACAAAAATTGCAAGAATTCCAAAACAAATTCTCAGGTTTAACTGAAAATCAAGAAACCGAATCACCAACAGTTGAAGAACCGACACAAGAAGTAACTATCTCTGTTGAAGACCAAGAATCTGAAATAGAAAAATAAAAATGGATTTATTTAATCCCTTAGTAGAATTTAATTATAAAAGAATGACCAAAGAATTAGAGTTTGATACATTAGACAACCCATATTTACAAGTGGTGTGGGAAGACTATGCGGAAAACTTCACACAAGAAAAGATTAAGAGTGTTAGGCATTACTTCCAAAAGAAGTACAACACAACAAATGTGAATGTGATTACTAAAACTAAATCAAGTGAAGAAGTTACACATACTGTAGATATCTCATTTAACATATTAGATAAGAATTACCAGTCTGAGTTGGTTAAATCATATCTTACGTCAAAGTCACAAGAAAATTTGTTTGATGATATAATTCATCTTGATGGGGTTGTTGATAATAAATTACTATTAAATGATAGCGAGGTTAGCCCATTCAAACGATGGTTTATTAAGAACATTGAGTTTTCAAATTTCCTTTCTTATGGTGAAAATCAAAAAATTGATTTTGAAAAGTGCGATGGTATTTCAGTAATTGAATCTAACCCACCTAACTTTGGAGGTAAAACAGTTCTAAGTGTGGACCTATTGTTGTTTTTATTTTTCAATGAAACCACTAAAACATCTAAAGCTGAAGAAGTATTTAATCGTTTTACGGATAAGAATAAAGTTTTTGTTAAAGGTGAGGTTACAATTGATGGTGAAGACTATATTATAATTAGAAAGATTGAAAGAAAGAAAGCTAAAAGTGGTGATTGGAATGTCAAAACAGAACTAGATTTCTTTAAGAAACTATCGGATGGTAGTTTACAAAACTTTACAGGTGAACAAAGAAGAGAAACCGAGGCATTTATAAAAATGTCAATTGGGTCTAAAGAAGACTTTTTAATGACCATCCTCACAACTGCAACTAACTTAGAAGATTTAATTGATTCTAAACCAACCGCACGAGGACAAGTACTATCAAGATTCATGGGATTAGATTTTCTTAAAAAGAAAGAAGATGCTGGAAAAGAAATCTACAGTGAGTTCTCGAAGTCGATGATGTCTAACATCTATAGTAGCGAAAAGTTAAAAACTGACAATGAGACTTATCACGAAAAAATTACCGAGTTAAAAGGTCAAAATGAACAACTACAAAAAGATTTAATTAATGCTCAAGATAGAATAATTAAAGGACAAGAATATCGTGACGGTCTTTTAAAGAGTAAACACACTGATATTGATAAAGAAATCAGTATGTTGTCACCTGATAAAGTTAACGCCGAAATAACATCATTAACAGTTCAGAGAAAAGGTGTTGAGCAACAGTTATCGGAAATTAAAGTAGTTGAACCTTCATCATATTATCATGAGGATGAACACGATAAAGTTAAGGAACTTTATAATGATGAGTACAAAAAGAAAGTTGAGATTGAACATAAAATAAAAACAATTGAAGATTTAAAGAGTTCTGTAGACGGCGGAATCAAATGCGAACATTGCGGAATTGACCTTATGATGGCATCAATTACACAATCTAAAATTGCGGAACTTGATGGATATATCGGGCAAAAAACCCAAATTTTGGACACAATGCAGGTTTTATCAGGCAAAGAACAGGCATTTGTACAACTTAAAAAAGAGTTCGATGAATATGAAAAAAACAAATTAATAAAAGAAAAGTATGAGTTAAGTATTGAAAGTTTTAATTTGAAAATCAAAAGTTTTCAGGATAAACTCACTAAGTATAATGAACTACAAGATAAAATCTCTTCTAACGAGAAGATTGAAACACAGTTAATTAAAGCGGGTTTAAGATTGGATGAACTTGAAGCGGAAAAGAATAATATTGTCAGAAAGATTGATAATAATGAATATCAAATTAAGTCTTATGAAGAAAAGATAGAACAAAATTTGAAGATTATCGTTAAGATTAGTGAAGAAGCTGAAAAAGAAAAAATCTATAAAATCTATTTGGAGATTTATGGTAAAAATGGAATCTCTAAAATGATTATGAAAACTATGATGCCATTAATCAATTCTGAATTACAAAGATTGTTAGAAGATAGTTGTCACTTCAGATTAGAGGTTAGGATTAATGATAAGAATGAAGTTGAATTCTTAATGATTGATAACAACACCCAAGTCGAAAAACTGATGTCTTCAGGTTCAGGGTATGAAAGAACGATAGCTTCTTTAGCCTTGAGAGCGGTTCTAAGTAAAATATGTTCATTACCAAAACCAAACATTATTGTATTTGATGAGGTATTCGGTAAAATTTCTAACGATAATTTGGATATGGTTTCTGAATTCTTCATTAAGATTAAAGAATATTTTGAGAAAATATTTGTTATTACTCACAATCCTTTGGTTACTAATTGGGCTGATAATGTTATTAAAATCAAGAAAGAAGATAATATTAGTTTTGTTTCACAATAAAGTTTTGTAGATTGAAAAAGTTTTACTAACTTTGTAGGACAATATTTTAAATTTATGGAGTATATCTTATTTGTTTTCGCAACACATAAAAATCAAGGGGCTTTTGTGAAGGTTTTGGCTGAAGACATTGTATCAATAGTAGGTAAATCAGATATTAGGTATTATTACGGACCAGAATCGTCAGTTTTTGTGTTTAGTACTTTTGAGGAAGATAAAAAAGTACAGGATTACTTTTCAATAACCTTGGGAGAATCAGGTATAGTTTATTTCCTTGTCAGACATGAACCTGACAAAATGTCATATTGGTTAGACCCAAATATAGAAAAACACCTATTTAATACTGACAAATTTTCTAAAGAAGGGTCAAATACCATTGAAGAACAGTTAGAGGCACAAAAATTGTTTTTCGGGGACCTTGAAGAAAATACTGACACAGTTTTAACAGAATCTGAAGAAGATGAATTAATGATTAAAACTAAAAAAAGAAAACGAGAATTAACTTTTGATGAATTATTTGATAAAATAGCTGATTATGGTTACGAATCGTTAACTTTGTCTGAAAAAGAATTGTTAAAAAAATATACAAAATAATATGAAAGAAAAAAACGCAGGTATTCCTATTAACCAAGAAGAGATACAACATTATCTTAAAGACATTAGAAAAATTAAGGTAATGACTCCTGAAAGAGAACGAGAGTTAGCTGAGATGATGAAGTCAGGTAATCTGACGCCTCGTCAAGTCGACAAAGTCCATAAAGAATTACTTGAGGGTAATCTTAGATTTGTAATTACAGTTGCAAAACAATATCAAAATCAAGGTCTTGATTTCCCTGATTTAATTGCTGAAGGTAATCTTGGGTTAATGAAGGCAATTAAAAACTTTGATTGGAACAAAGACCTTAGATTTATATCTTATGCGGTTTGGTGGGTTAAACAATCTATTCTACAATCATTAAATGATAATGCGAGAACTATCAGACTACCTGTAAATGTAATCCAAGATTTACACAGAGCAAAGAAAGAGGTTGAAAGTAATGGAGGTAATTTAGATGATAGATTCCTTAATTTACCATCAACAATTGATTTGGATATGAATATTAATGACGAGTTTGATACTTTGTTAGACATCATAAAAAACGATGATGCAGATATGCCTGACGAAGTCTTTAATAGTAAAGATATGTTAAAAGTTCAATTAATGGGACTACTTAGTAATCTTGATGAAAGAGAGAAAGTCATAATCGAAGATTATTTTGGATTCACTGGTTCACCAAGAACATTGGAGGAGATTGGAGGAGACTTCAAATTAACCAAGGAAAGGGTCAGACAAATTAAAGAGAAGGCCCTCCGAAAATTAAGGAATGATGGGTCGATACTCTTCGACTATATGTAAAAAAAGAAAAACCTTCTATTTATTATGATAGAAGGTTTTTTAATTTTATAAAAAATATTACCATGAAAAACATTATTGAATTTATTAAAAAGTATAAGATATACATTCTGTCTACATTACTTTTCATTTTCTTTTTTAGGTCTTGCTCGAAATCAGGTGAGGTTAGAAAATTAGAAAAAAACGAAACTAAACAAACTGAAATGATTGACAGTTTAAAAAGAGTTATAAACGGACAAAAAGATACTATCAGTAATATTTCTGAAGTCATTAGACTTGAGAAGATTAAAGTACATACCGAATATGACAATTACATCTCAAGTAAAGATAGAGGTGAACAGTTGATGGAACTACACATGATTGTTAAAAAAAATATTAAAGAATTACAGAAATGAAAAAAGTTTGGGAATGGATAAAAAATAACCCTAACAGGTCTATGTTCTTAGTACCAATTTTATTGGTTGCAGGAATCTCAATATCACACGTAGTTTCTTGGTATAATATTGCAAATCCATTGAGTTGGGCAATTTACTTATCCATAGCAATTGAGGTTGGGGCAATGACGGCTCTTATAGCCGCAACTAACAAAATTAAAGGAGGAGTTTGGTTCATGTTCGGACTTGTAACATTTATTCAAATGATTGGGAATATATTTTTTTCATACAAAGAAATTGACCCTAACGGGGACTTATTCAAGTCATGGGTTGAACTAACAGGACCTGTTTGGGAAATGGTAGGTTCAGACCCTTCAGACATACCAACCATGAAAAGATGGTTATCATTTTTAGAAGGTGGTCTATTACCAATTATCTCTTTAACTTCACTACACTTCTTTGTTAAGTACGAAGATGAAAAAAAAGACCAAACTAAAGAAGTACTTGAAGATGTTGTTAAAGAGTTAAATAATGATTCTGAAACCGATTTACAAAAAGAAGCTGAAAAAGTTTGGGACAAAGTAAAAGAATTAAAAAACGAAGGTAAATTACCCCCTGAACCAACTATCGATGAAATTGAAGATGAACCAACCGCATTGGCAAATTCAGAATATAGAAATGAAGAATTCTTAAGCGACGATATTGTAGAAAGTTATTTATTCCCCTCAAAGGAAGAACCAATAAAGGAAGAAACAAAAGAAGACGAAGTTAGAAGATTAGTATACACTAAAAAAGTATAACTAGATAAACTTCAAACAAAAATATAATGATTGAAGTAGAGAAGTATGGAAACTTTAAATCTTTAGGTAAGAACAAAAAAAAGTATCAAATAATTTTGATACACACGTCAAGGAACGCTCAAAATTATTTACAATCATTAAAATATCGGTATAACGGGAAATATAAAAAAATACCAAACTATTTAATCACTAAAAATGGTAAAGTACTTCAGTTATTAAACAATAACGAATACTCAGAAATTTTTTCAAAAGAAACCGTAAATAAAAACTCAATAGTTATTTGTCTTGAAAATTTAGGTTGGTTACAAAAAGAACCACTAAAAGATTATTACGTTAACTGGATTGGTGATATTTATAAGGGTAAAGCTTTTGAAAAAAAGTGGAGAGATTATTTTTTTTGGGACCCGTATACTGAAGAACAAATAAATTCTACAGTTGAGTTAACTAAAAAATTATTTAATGAATTTAGGTTAAAGAAAAATATAATTGGACATAACACAAAAATAAACGGAATTGAAAAATATGAAGGAGTAACAACTAGAAGTAATTACGACTCGATTTTTACTGATTTGAGTCCCTCTTTCAGTTTTGAAGAATTTATAAAAAAAATAGACAATGAATAATTCACACGATGAAATAAAAAATTTACTAAAAGCCTCTAGAAATCTTTTTTCTAGTAAAACATCATTACAGGAAAACATTGAGATTAAAAAACGATATGGAATGTTGTTAGAACAAGATGTTGACCCTAATCCTAATGACATCACTCAAAAAATTAACATAGGTCAATCAATCGAAGATTCTATTGATAAAGACAATAAAGAATACGAAACTGCTGACGATGTTGATACTGATGAGAATATTGATGAAAAAAAGGAAGATAAAAAACAAGCTTATAGGATATCAGGAGGTATTTTAGTACTTCACGGTAAAGACAAGACAGAACTTGAATTGACAACAGACGAAAAAATGGCCTTTCAAGAAACTATGGATGAGTTTGTTACTGAGGTCTCTGACTTAGTCGATTTTAATAAGTTAAATGTTTATCAAAATAATGTTGAGTGGTCAGGTAAAATTATCGATTATGATATCGAATTTATGTATAACATAGGTGAAGACAGTGGAATCTACATTAATGGTGACATGATTAAAACTGATGAAGATTTTATTGAAATGATTACTAAATTACAGAAATACTACGAAAAATTTAAATCTAAATGGGCTAAAATATTAGCATCAAGAAAGAAAACAAAACAATAATGGGAAATTTTATCAGTAAAAATTATCAAAACATCATATTAACTTTATTAGGGGTATTATTGATATTTCTTCTTATAAGAACATTCACACCAGTACCTGATAATTCAGAATTAGTAAAGTATAAATTAGAGAAATTAGACGAACATATCAATACGATTAACGAACAAAGAAAAAAAATTGATGAGTCTATTATATTATATAATCAAAAGATACAGAAAATTGATTCAACCTTATCAAAACTTAAAATTGAAAAGAATATTGTGAATAATTTTTATGAGATAAAAGAAAATAAACTTAGTAAATCTACCGCAAAAGAAATTGATAGTTTACTTAGAAATAGATACAACTACTAAAATGAAAAGTATAATAATTAGTTTAATGATTTTGATGTCCACAATTTGTTCGGCACAAACTAATAACAATCGTACAACTCCCGTTAATAAAATTGACACAACAAAACTTTGTTTTCCTGTAGAAGTTGGTAGACAAATTTTGTTAGATTTAAATGAGTGTGACAAAAATAAAGAATTGTTAAAAATAACAGAAAAAGAAGTTACAGAATTAAATAAAAAAATTATTGAAAAAGATAACGTTATAAATTCTTTAAATCAAAAAGATAGCTTATCAACAGTTGTTATAAATGAAACTGAAGAGAAATTTAAAATTGTCTATGAGGAAAACAAAAATCTCAGAGGTGACATAAAGAAAATGAGAACTAAACATATTGTTGTCGAATCAATTACAGGATTTATATCTGCAACATTAATTTATATAATAGCATTTAAATAATGGCACTTACGGCATCAGATAAAAAAGAAATTGAGACTCTAATAAAAAAAGAGGTTAAAGATTTTATAGGTAGTAATACTATGAAACAATATGAAGATAAAATTATTGATATAATGGCCAAAGAACTTAGGAAGGGTAAATTAGAAACTGAAGCTAAAGAAATCGTCATAAGAGTTTTTACCGAGTTTTATGAATACATGTGGACCCAAAGAAGTACATGGTCACCAAGATTAAGAAGAGCGTAATATGATTAACGAAGAAGAATCAAAAATAGGAAAATCATTAAGAGCGGCTATGACCAATCAGTTTGGGGATATGGCGTCAAAGATGAGTGGAACCGAGTTCCTAAGCTCGGCAAACAGTATGCTTAAAGGAATTCAAGAGGACGAGGAACTTGAAGAAAAATGGTCCGAAAAATACAAAAAAAGTATCGATTGTAATAATCCTAAAGGTTTTTCTCAAAAGGCGCACTGCCAAGGTAAAAAGAAAAAAGGTGAACAAAAAGAAATGACTGGTTCAGGTTCTTCAGGGGCTTTTTCAGCACCACTATTTTCAGTTAATAAAAAAGATTTAGAGGAGATTGGTAAAGAGATATATAAAGAAAATTTTGAAGCTCCTAAATTAACAATGTTTTCCGATGAAGCACCTAAAAAAATAGAAACTAAAGAATCTAAGAAAAAAGAAAATGACGTTATCAAAAGAACATTTAAAAAGAGTGATGTTGATAAGTTAATCGGTACCAAAAAAATGAAGACCCCAATAGGTAAAACAACCTCGATGTTACCTATTATGGGAGAGAGTGAGGACATGCCAGACGAAGTTAAAAAAATTGAAGCGACTGAAGCAACAGGTTCAGGTTCTGCAGGTTCTTATTTAACACCTGCAGCTTGGGCGAAATCTATGAATAAGAAAGATTGGAGAGGTAAATCTAAAACACAAATACCTGGAGGTAAGTTTGTCCAAGTTAAGAAAAAGTGTAAGAAATTCCCATATTGTAATCAAGGTGATGTCAAGGCTTTAAAACTTACAAATGAGAATGAAGATTTACTCGAGGTAATTAAAAATGTTAGTCGTAAACAAGGTATTAGTGAGAATATGATTAAGAATATCATATTTTATGAATACCAAAAACATAAATTGAATAAATAATGATATTTATTAAATAAAAAAGAAATGAAAAAAGTTAACAATCAATACATTGATAAGTTGGTGAAAAAATTCATCAATGAAAATATAAATGACAAGGCTGACGAAATCATGTCTCAAATAAACGAGTTAGGTGGTATGGACGATGGACACCCTAGATTTGGTAAAATTAATTTGGCTAAAATGACTGATAAAGAAATTGAGGCGTTATTAAAACAACCAATGGACGATATTGAAATTGAATATGACAATGAAGAAGAAGACGATTTAAATGAAGAACCACTTTATGAAATAGAAATGGGTGACTCTGAAGTATGTGAGTGTGGTAGTAATACTATGGTTTCTGAAGGTATGTGTATGGAATGTGGACTACCTAAAATGGATGAGGGTATCGATGATTATGCTGAACCATTTGGAGATGAAGAACAATCTTTTGACTATATTGAAGAAGAGGACGATGTTCTTGATTTTGATTTTGAGGAAGAAAAGGATGATGAAAAAGATGAGGAAAATTCTGAATTTTGTAGATATCAAAAAAGAATGTTTGGACCTCAAGACGAAAGATATAGAGAAAAATGTACAGGTAAGTCGGCTATGAAAGATTTAGCTTCTATGAAAATGAATATGAATGAAAAACTTCATGGTAGACAAAAAAATATAGATAAAAATCACAACGGTAGAATCGATGCTGAAGACTTCAAGATGTTAAGAAAAGGAAGTAAAAGACATATGGATGAAACTGATATGGATGAAGGTAACGCCTTTACAGGAGCACTTGCAAATGCTAAGAAACACCACCGTGATGAATTTGAAGTTGACGGTAAAAAATATCATGTTAACGAAAACAAAAAAGGTGTGTGTGATAAATGTGGTATGAAAAACTGTAAGTGTAACCATAAAAAAGAAATGTCAGAAAAATGGAAAGGTAATGTTGATGTTAAACAAACAGGTGAGTACTCTGACATGTCTATTGAAGAATTAAACGCGGCTATTAAAAAACAAAAAGCAAAAAACGATAAAACACAAGAATCAGGTAAAAAAGTTTCTCACGCTGACAAAACTAAAATGAGTCAATTGTATTTTGCTAAAAGAGCTAAACAAGGTTGGAAAGGTGAAGGTAAAGCAAAAGTTAAAGAATCTGTTAAATTAACAGAAAGTGAACTTGTTAATTTAATTGAAAATTTAATTAGTGAAAAAGAAAGCAAGGGTTTAAAAGCTTTAGCTAAACCTAAAGGTATGTCTGAATATGAAAGAGCGTTTAAAGGTTCAGGTAAAGAAAATAAAGATGCTATGTCTGACACTAACAAAAAAATGAAGGAATATGTTAAGTATGGTTCCGAAGGTGAGTATGATGCAAACCCAAAAGATTTCCCGATGAGTAATGGACAAATTAAACATAAAAAAATCAAAGGATTTAATATGGATAATGAAGGACAAGAATTCATTGACGATTATTTAAGACCAGGACAAGAAAACATTAGTTATGACGAAATTCACCCTAATGAAGAATGGATGGAAAAAATAATTGGTGGTTCTTCTAAAACAGGGAATAGTGATGAGTATGCAAACTCTGTAAAAACAGATGTTAATAAAAAACTTGTGAAAAAACAAAAAGCTCACAAATTAGATATCTTATCTAAGAAGGCGGCGAATAAAGCACCGCAACCTATTTTTACAACTAAAGACAAAAGTGCTGGGTATTCAGACGGAGACGGAGTTAGAGTTACCAATGAATCCTCAAATACTAAAGAAGAAAAAATATTAAATGAGGAATTTAATAGAATTTCAGAACTTATGAAGTACAATAGAAGTACTCAATAATATACATTTCTATATTAGTTATTATATTTTCTCCATAAGAACAATCTTATGGAGAATTTTTTTAACTACGTAACCAAACCATTACCCCCTGAAGACGTTGATATATGGTTCAAGGGAAATAATATTATTCCTGAAAAATTGGAATTATATTCAGATTTTAGTCACTCCTTAAATCTTTTAATTATTGACACCTATTTGGGTGAACAACCTCAGTCTAATGAAACTAAAATCACATTAACTGAAGAAGATAACACAAAACATTTTGAATGGTGTTGGGACAAGCAAATCGATAATTTTAAAAAAGAAGGGGTCTCTTTCGATAGTAGAGGAGAACATTTCGATTACTTCAAATCCTTTTTCGATGAAATTTTCTACAATCAAAAAGAAGACAAAATAAGGAAATCAATCGAAGGTTTTTTTGATGACTTATTTGATATGAAAAAACCATTCACTAAGTCAGATTTAGATATGATATCGACCATATATAAAATGATGGATAAACACATGTCAATATAAAAAAAGTGTCGTAGTATTTACTATACGGTAAAAAAAATTAACTTTTGTATTAATAAAAAGATAAACAATTTTAAAAAAAATGGAAACTTTAGAAAAAATCAAATCATTGACTGAAGAACTTTCGGTAGACGTAACAAAATTTTCAAAAGGAAATAAAAGTGCTGGTACAAGAGCTAGAAAAGTTGCTCAAGAATTAAAAGCTCTGTTACAAACATTGAGAAGCGAAATCTTAGATGAAAGAAAAAAAACTGATAATGAATAATTTAAATAGTATATTTTTATTCTTTTTTATATTTTCAGTTTTAACCGTTGTTAGAACGGTGTTTAGTTTTATAAGAGCCCTATCACAAACCCCACCTAAACCCTTGGAGTTTAGTGGTAGGGAACTTATATTTTTGGGAATTACAGTATCTTACTGTTTAACATATTTAATAACAAAATAATTATGAGTTTATATAAAGAATTTTCAACTCTGTTCCCATATCTACAATCAGTTAGGAAGATAAAAAATTATCTTACTTTTGATGTTAGTTTCCCAACTAATTGGAAGTTACCTAAAAAATTTGTGGATGAGAGTAAAGTTGTTGAACAACAATCACAAACTCAAAATGAAAGATTATTTTCATTTGTTTGTGAAATACAAGAAAATGACATTGAAACATTAAGTCAAAATATACAGAATATTATTAAACATAATTTGGACAGAGAAGAAAAAGAAAGACTTTTCCAAAGCAAAGTGGAAGAACTAAAAGGACTCTTTGAAAAAACAAATTTAAATAATCTTAAAAATCTAAAATTTGACATTAAAACTGCTAAAATCCAATTAGAAGACGATGAAGAAGAAGTCAGAGCAACAACTGGAATGGTTAGAGAGGGAAATGAATAAAGATAAAATTGAATTAGAGAAAGAAAAACAAGATTTTATCAATAAAATAAAAAAAATAAAAAAGGAAGATTTACTCCCTAAAAAACCTGAAAAAATAAGTATATGGAAAAGGCTAAAGATAATGTTAATGGGCTCCTAACGCAATTTGCGATGATATCGGAATCAATAGGTGAAGTTTTTCCAAAAGGAAAATCTGTGGTAGTATTTTCACTAAATGAAGAAGATTTTAACTTTACAAAAGCACAAGTTAATAACTTTGATAGAAATTCAACACAGTTCAAAGTGGATATTTCAGGTATTGAATTTATTTTTTTGAAGGATGAGTTGTTGAATGTCTCTGAAGATAAGTCTTAGAATAACCTTTGTTAATTAATAATTCATAAAGATATTTTCGTTGGGATGTTGTATAATCCTTAACAAATATACAATCGATTCGTTTTTCCTGTCTAAATTTTTCAGTTATTATGTCGATAAATCTATCGGCATCATCAACGTTTTTTAAAGTGAATAAATTAAAAACGTCATCAACTTGTACAACTATTTTATTATTTAATTTTGATACTAGTTTATAACCATCTTTCTTTAGATATTTTTTTATAAATTCTACGGTGGTTATCTTTTTATTAGTGGAGTAGTCTATAAATGACTCCTCAGTAAAGTAGGGATTAATTTTTGTAATTTTAAAATCCGAATCCGATAATTCTACTTTTACTTGTCTACCAAATTCATCTTTACTAAATAAACTACTATAAGGACCATCTTTACGTTCTAGAATAGCTATTTCATAATTTGACTTAACACCATTCTCATAACCTACAGGGAATAAAACCTCATCACTTTTTTTGAGTAATGAACTATAAAATTCATTTACCTTTTTTAAGGTTTTAAATTTATTGATTATTTTCTTTTTTGTTTTATTTTTAAAAAGAACTATTAGATAATTTTGTGTGTGTTCCATCACATATAACTTATTTTGGTTATAAACATAAAATATAACATAATTTGGTTATAAATAAATATAGTAAATGAATCAGGATAATTTTTACAGTATACTTGGTGTTAATGAAAACGCCACACAAGACGAAATAAAGAAAGCTTATCGTAAGTTAGCGGTTGAACACCATCCTGACAAAGGAGGTTCTGAAGAAACATTTAAAAAAATATCCGAAGCTTACGACACTTTAGGTGACCAATCTAAAAGAGCTCAATACGATAATAGTAGAAGAAATCCATTTAACAACATGGGTGGAGGTTCATTTGATGAAATGTTCGGTTCATTCTATAATCAAAGAAAAAGAGGAGCTCCAGATAAAATAATAGAAGTTGAGATAGGTACTTTAGAATCTTTTAATTCATCTGATAAAATCATTAACTACCAAAGAAAACACGCATGTGATTCTTGCGGTGGCGCAGGTGGTGAAAAAACAACATGTAAAACTTGTAATGGCATTGGTTTTACCACTGTTACTATGGGTACGGGGTTATTTACTCAAACATTTAGACAACCTTGTAATTCTTGTAGAGGTGTAGGGGATATTTTTAAAACAAAATGTGGAACCTGTCACGGTGAAGGAACTAAAAATGAATTTGAAAGTATCAAGATAAAACTACCTCATGGAGTTGATGATGGTCAATTCTTTAAAATGCAAAGTAAGGGGGATTACCATAATGGAATATATGGTAATTTAGTAATTAGGGTTATTGTAAAACCTGAAGATAATTTTGAAAAGGCGGGTGACGATTTAGTTTATAGTGCTTTTTTGAATTTGGAAGATTTAAATAAAACAGGTTTTAATTTACCACACCCATCTGGTGATTTGTTTATTAAATTACCTGAAGATTTTGATACGTCTAAACCCTTAAGAGTTAAATCAAAAGGGTTCAGAGGTCAGAATGGTAATGGGGATTTGTTTATTAAACTATTCGTTAAATTTAAGAGGACTTTAGATGTTGTTAATTAATAATTTAATTAATTGTATTGTACCATAAATTGAGGAAAATAAAATATATACAGATAATGTAACCATTACCCAGTGGGTACTACTAAGACCTTTTTTCTTACATTTTTTACAATTTGTTTCGTTTTCCATAGTTATTTTTTTATTTAATAATACTCATTTTTAAGTAGAATGTAAATTAAGTATTATCAAAAAATATTTTGTGTATGGGTCTTCCTTTTAAGAAAAAACTTATCTATATTTAACTCATGTTATCATATATCGGAGGAAAAAGCAAAATAGGAAAGTGGATAGTCCCTTTCTATGACAAAAACATGGAAACATATGTTGAGACATTCGGAGGGATGTTTTGGTGTTTCTTTAACATGGATTTAAAAGAGTATCCAAACCTTAGTAAAGTTGTTTATAATGACTTTAACCCATTAAATTATAATTTATTTCAATGTGTTAAGAACCCACAAGAACTTTTACGAGCAATAAATTCAATCGAATGTCAACAATTTGGAGTGGATGTTACTCCACAACATTTAAAAGAACAATTCATAAACTTTCAGGCTGAAATTTTTAAACAAGATTTCAGCGTAAACCCTTATGATTATGAGGTGGCGGCAAAATACGTTTATATACTCACTCAGGTGTTTAGCGGGTCAAAACCTGAAACTTCATCTTATATTGATTTAAAAGGTAAATACAAATCAAAATATCTAACCTTTAGGGATAAATTGAGTAAACCTGATTGGATTGAACATTTTTTAAAAATTACTGACGTTGAGAATATGGATTTTGCTGACGTAATTAAAAAGTACGACAACCCGACAACCTACATTTATTTAGACCCACCATATTGGAAAACTGAGAACTATTACTCGAATCACGATTTTGATAGAAATGACCATGAAAGGTTAGCAAATACTCTAAAAGAAATGAAAGGTAAATTCTCATTATCCTATTATGACTTCCCACTATTATCTGAGTGGTTCCCTAAAGACGAATATAGATGGGAGTCAAAACAATTCGCTAAAGCCGCGGCAGCTAAAAAAGGCGAAAAACAAAATATGGGAGAAGAGATACTAATAATGAACTATTTGTAAAGACTGAATATTTATTAATAAAACTTAGAAATGAAAATTACTTCACTTTTATCTAAACTTATTGTGGAACAAACAAGGTTCCAAGTTGTTTATGACAAATATACTAAACCAAATCCTAAGGCTTTAGAGAAGAATAAAGCCGCTAAAGGTATTATGGATTTTGACACATTAAAAACAATCATATTTGCTGACCCAACAACTAAAGCACCTGAAAACTTTGACATTGAAGGAGCATCAATTAATGATATGGAAAATGTTAAAGTAGGGAAATATGTACAATGGTTACTTAAGAATTTCGCTAACCCTAAACAAAATGAGTTAGACCTACCTGAAAATCTACCTTTAGATTTTGCTAGCCGTGAATTTAAAAATGCGATTGGTGAATATAGAAGATTATACATGGAAGACTTGTATAAGACAACTGACGACTTAAAGAAGTTTGAAAGAGCGAAACAATATTTACCACAAGACCAAAGAGATATTAATAAGTTCACACCAAGAACTTTATTCGATACTCTGAAAGATTTCCAAATCCCTGAAAAGAAGAAGGCTGAGTTGGAGAAAAAAGAAGCCAAAAAATCAAGAGAAGGTTTTAAACATGCTGGAGGTCAAATATTATTTGAAGGACCTAATTGGACTTTAATTAAAGTTGAAGACCAAGGACAAATTGGTAAAGATGCGGCAATTTGGTATGGAGGTTTCCATGAATACGACCAAGGTGAATCAAGATGGTGTACATCATCACCAGGTTTAACTTACTTTAATGGTTATATTAAAGATGGTCCATTATATGTTGTATTCCCTAATGACGATAAAGGTCAGGTAGGTAAAAAAACAGGATTACCTCAGGAAAGATACCAATTCCATTTCCCATCAAGTCAATTTATGGATAGACATGATAGACAAATTAATCTTGTGGAATATCTAAACGGACCAATGTCCGAACTTAAAGAATTCTTCAAACCTGAATTTGCTAAAGGTTTAGTTACTAAAGGTACTAATAAAGTTGAAATCAACTATCCTGAAAGTTCGGCAGGTAAATTTATAGCTCTTTATGGTTTTGAAGAATTGTTTGAAAGTTTACCTGACAACATTGAACACCTTTTAATTAATAATAAATCAAAGGAAAACATTGCATTAGATGTACCTGAGTCATTAGGAAGATTTACTCAATGCACCGCTTTATTATTCCAAAACCTTATTAAGAGTTTACCTGAAAGTATTGGTAAAATGCAAAACCTTAACTTCTTGGCAATACCAGGTAATAAACAATTAGATAGTCTACCTGAATCAATTGCAGATATTCCTGGGTTAGCTTTCATTAACTTAAAAGAAAGTAATCCTAATGTAAAAATACCTGAAAGATTACGAGAAAAATTAAGTGATGAGGGTAATGGATTTTATTATGTAAGTTAATTTTATTACCTTTATAATAAAATTAATTCATGAAAAATATTGATGTTGAAATATATCTAAGTCAGTTTATAAATTTCTTCGAAAAAAACCCCAATGACCTCATTGATTTGATTGGGGATTCTTTAAAAGAAGAATTTTATCAAAAAGTCGAAGAAGCCTGTTACAAAAATTTTGAAAAGGGTGAAGAGATATCTTTAACTCAAAAACAAATCATTGATATTGTGTACGAATTAAAGAAAGAACCTTCTGTCGAAAAAGTTAAGGAAAAAGTTTTTGGTGTTTTTGAAAAAACAAAATTTGGTTTAATTTCTCTAAATTAATTTTGTCATATTAGAATTTTATTATATCTTTGTAGACACAAATAAGATATACCTATGATGACATTAGAACAAATTAAACAAATCGCCCCTTCAGTATTCGCAACTTCCCCATCTACGAAGATGTCCGACAAGTACGTATTTGTACCTACTATGGACATACTCGACAATTTTCAAAGGGAAGGTTGGGAAGTATCATCTGCGAAACAAACAGGAAAAGGAATCCATTCAGTACACGAACTTAGATTAAGAAACGGTGAACTGCCTAAAGTGGGTGATTCATTAGTTGAAGCTATCATCAGAAACTCACATAACGGTTATGCAACACTTTCAGTAAGTGCGGGTCTACATAGATTAGTTTGTAGTAACGGACTTACAGTACCAACATCACTTGCTGAGTCTTTCAGTGTTAAACACCAAAGATTTGATTTGGACGATGCTAAAAGATTAACAGAATCTTTCGCAGGTAAATTACCAATAATCCAAGATTCTGTAGGACGAATGATGGATAAAGTCCTAACCGATAAAGAACGAATTGATTTTATCAAACAAGCGATTGGACTTCGATGGAAATCAGGTCATGTACCAACAACTCTTGATGTTATGTCAATCGTTCACCCAAGACGTGAAGAAGACACTGCTAAAGATGTTTGGACAACGTTTAACGTGATTCAAGAGAACTTTGTTAGAGGAGGATTAAAATACACTACAGACAAGGGTAGAAAAACTGAGTTAAGAGGTTTAAAAAGTATTATGGCAGTTAGTCAGGTTAATACTAAACTTTGGGAATTAGCTGACACCTTTTCTTATTAAAATAACGGGGGAATTACTTCCCCCATTTTTACATTATCTATGGAAGAATTGTTTAAATTTAGGCACGACAGATACATTGTAAGTGAATACGAATCTCATTGTAAACTTGACGATGAGGTAGATGATATTTTGGGCCTTAAAATCAGTAAAAAAACTTATAGAAACCATTTTGAATTTAAAGTGGAACATAGTGGTGAGGAAGAATATGTTAAACACTACGCAAACCCTTTATGTAGTGTTTATCACACAAGATTTAGTGTATTTGTAACTAAAACGGAGGATAAGGTCTGTATTAAATTTTTTAGATATCATAGACATAGAGAAAAAAGTAAAAAATACTTCAAAATACAAACTGACGTACATTACCTCACATATAATTTTAAAACTAATTCATTATATAATGGGAGTATAACCAACTATCATTTAAAACGTAAATTTAGAAAAAAAGTTAATCGTAATTCTTTTAATTCCGACCCAATCAATAGAATGAAAGGATTAATAAATTCTGAATTAAACAACATTCTCAATAGAAACCCTGAACTTTTAATTAATAAACCTGATATCATTAAGGATATTTTCGGAGTATTTTTTAAATCAATACCTGGTTATGAAAATTATACAAATGTTTCTCACGATTACATTTTGTATAAAATGTATTTGGATAAAAATAATATAAAAACCCCAAACAATTGGGCGGTCTTTATGTTATCCCAACAACACCCCAAAAAGAAAGATTTTCTAAAAAATAAACTAAAGTTCATTGATACTTTTATGTCAATGTATGGGTTTAAAGGTGATAAGATTAAAAAACTATTACATCGGATTAATAGTTTTAATGGTTCTAGTTATTTAGATTCGATATTCAGTTTATTCGGTAAAGATTTTATAATGTCACAACCCGATAAAATTATTATCGATATCTTAGAAAGCACCAACTACCCATCACAATGGAGTGAAGACATCTTTCAAAGTAAAAAGGAAAAGTATAACGCCTTTGAAGTGTTTAAAATAGTTTTAAAGGGTGAAATTGATATACAAACTTTTTATGACCATTTTAGTATGATTAGAAATCTTAGAAGATTTGAATCTATTAGATGGGAATCAAATGACTACAATACTTTTACTGAAGAACACTTTATAATATCTGAGAGACTAGGATTTTATAACAATGGAGACTTCAGTAGAATCTATAATGAAGAGTTCGTTAATAGACTCCAAGAATTGGTTGATGAAACTTATTATCCTGTTGTACTAACAACATCAAGAGAATATAATATGGAGTCACACATTCAATCTAATTGTGTTAAAGGTTATATTAGTAGACCAGGGTCATTTATTGTCTCACTTAGAAATGGTTCAGTTGAATCTAAAGAAAGAGCGACTATTGAATACCAAGTTAAATTTGAGAATGACAAAATTAGATTAAAAAGAGTCCAAACTCTTGGAAGGTTTAACCACCAACTCGATGAATCGTGGAATAGACCTCTTGTTTTATTGGATATCCGAATTGAAAAGTTAGTTAATGAAAAACTATTTGATTTACCTAAAGTGGAATTAAAGGTCGGATATAAAACATTTACTTCAGGTAGTAATTTTACTGAAGGAATTGGTATGATGAATTTCCAATACGGACCCTATTTAAAATGGGATGATGAAAGAATTACTAACGTTAGAGCTCGTAATACTATCGAGCCTTTACAATTGTTCGGCGAAGAATTAGATTTTTAACATGAAAAAAATACCTGAACATTGTATTAACATATTTGTAAATAAATTTAACGAATATCCTAGTATTGTTGAAATACCAATCCCTACAAATAAAGAGAATGTTACTAAAAACATTGATAAATTAATTTCTAAATCAGAATTAGTTTGGATGCATATTGAAAAATTTAATTCTTTGATTGAAGATGAAAAGATAAATGATGAAATAACACAATTACTAATGTACGATAAGTCAGGTATAATGTTATATATTCAGAATAATATAACGATATTTATATTAACGACAGTTGACAGATTAAATTTAACTGAGTTTACTGTTAAAAATATATTAAAAACAAAATAATTATGGAAATTACACAAGAACAATTAAGAGAAAAAATTAACAATGGCGAAAAAATGATTGTTGATTTTTGGGCCCCATGGTGTGGACCATGTAAAATGATGAAACCTCTTTTCGAAAGAGTTGCTGAAACATCTGAAGTACCAATGTACACTATTAACGTTGACGAAAATAGAGAAATCTCCGTAGAGTTAGGAGTTAGAGCAATCCCAACAATTAAGTCATTCAATGGAGGAAATGAAGTATCAACTAGAGCGGGGTTACTACAAGAGTCCCAATTAAATGAAATGATTAATACTTTAACAAATGGATAATAAATTAGTGGTCGTATACACTATGAAGGGTTGTCCTTGGTGTGACGTATTTAAAACACAACTAAAAGAAAGTAGTATCGATTTCCATGAAAGAGATATTGATGAGTATGAAGAAGAGTTCAATTTATTTGCTGAGATAACTGGCAGTGATTATGTCCCTGCATTCATGTTAGTTGAAGACACTGAGGCGGAAGAACCTACCCCACAACTTTATGCCCCACAAGTAAATTATGAAAATCTTGAAGAGGGTGTTGAAATTATCAAAGGTTTTATCCTTTAATTAAACTAAAATGAAATTAAGTTTTACGAAAAATGGTGTATTACACGAACCTATAAATAATTGGGAATTACCTGATGGTAGTGTTATCGCCATTTACCAAGGAAGTAGAGGCGGAAATCCTGACTTAGATTTCATTGTTAAATATAAAAAAGATAAAAGTCGATTAAGAGCTCCATCACACACTCATTGGATTGTTGATTTAATTATTAAGTCAGAATATGCCCCTTATGAAGTGAAGAATTTTATTTCTGAGTGGTTAGATTTATACGATAAAGTCGAACCATTTAAAACTAAAGAAGAAATGAGTAATTATGACTTTCTTTATTATGAATACTTCATTGAGAAATATGAAACAATAACTAATGTGGGACCATTCAAGATTGAATTTCTTTCCTGTTTATTAGAGTTGTTTATTAAATGTGAAAAACAAACTGAAGGGGCGTTTATGTTTAAAAATCTACTTAAGTTAATTAAGGAACATTGTGACGGTAAAAAAGACTTCTATCAAGTCATATCTTATTCTAAAAGAGTATAAAAAAAGGGTTCATATGAACCCTTTTTTTATTTCTTGTTGTAGTACTTTTCAACAACCTTTTTAATAGATTCTTGAATGTTTGGTGATTTTACTTGTTCTTTAGCAGGTTGAGCACTTTGTGATGGTTGTTGTGCCGCCTGATTTCCTTTGTTTTTACAACCGCATCCCATGTTTAAGTTTTTTAATAGGTTTATTATAACAATAAATATCTCCAAAACGTTTTAATTGTAAACATTACCTTATTTATTTTTTTAGGGTATTTATAGTTATGAATCGTAGAATTTTTTTAACGGAAAATAAGATGGATAGACTGTTAAGTTTAATTAAAGAACAGTCTGAAGAAGAATATTATAAAATATCTCCACAAGAGTATACCGAACTTTTAAAACTATCAGGTTATCACGGACAAGGAATTAGCAGACTGCCAAAGTTCCAAGGAAAACCATTATGGATAACAGGTGATTTAGATGTCTCAAGCTCACCTGTGGATTCATTAGGTAATGTAAAATATGTTGATGGGAGTCTTAATATAAGTAGGACCAAAATCTCTAATATTGATGGTATTACAGTTAAAAAACATGTTTGGGATAGCGGTTCACCAAGAGAAGCTAAAAGATTGGCAGCGGAACTTAGAGAAAAAAGGTTAGAGGGTAATCGTAGAAGATTATCTAAACAATGGGATATTGAAGATACTGATGATGAAGGAATGAAGGCAAATGCTCTTTTTAAATTTTTGGTTGAGGAAGGTGATATTGAAGTATTAAGTGATGAAGATAGAGATAGATTAGAGAAGTTAAATATTGAGTTAGAAAGATTGACGAGTAAAGAGGAATATACTGACGAAACTCAAGAAGCAATTGATGAAATTGAAGATGAAATTTCGGATATTGGTGAAGATGATGGGGATGTTTACGATTTAAACCCAATGAGATGGACGCATTATGGATTAACAACCTTTGAGGTTTTATTACCAGGGTTTAATAATGAATACACTGTCGGAACTTCAGATGAGATGGATGCCGCAGCTTTAAAATATGCTGAAGGTTATATTGATGAAGTTGGAATTGAAGGTTTTAGAAGTTACTTTATTGAGCAATATTTAGATGAAGATTATTTACGAGACTATATTAGGGAATGGTTTGAAGATGATATATGGCAAAATCCTGAAATATATTTTAACAGGGATGATTTTGAATTAACTGCAGAACAAGAAAGAAGAATTAGTGAACTTGAAAATTATATTTCAGAACTTGAAGACCACATATCAGAACTTGAAGATAGACAAAACGAAATATATGATGAAGAAGAAAACCCTGATGAGTATGATAGAAAGTACTACGAAATTCAAAAAATGATTGATGAAGTAGAAGAGAAGAAGGATAAAGCTCAAGACGAATTAGATAGTATTGAACCTGATGACGAACCAAGTCAAGATATGGTTGATGATAGGTTGGATGGGATTGTTGATGGATATATGAAAGACCCTATGAATTTCATTAAAGAACATAGTTTAAATATTAAAGATTTTATTAATGAGGACGAGCTAGCCCAAGGTTTAGTTGATGAAGATGGGTGGGGTATTATGAATGGAAATGATGGTACTTATGATTCTGTAACACTTGAGGGAGAAGAATATTATATTATGAAGATAAATTAAAGCTCTTCATTTTTAAACAAACTTTATCTATAATTTAGATATTATGAATAGGAAAAGTAAAATAAAGTTTGTGATGGATACTGATTGGTTATTCAACGGAATTATCGACTCCGAACAAAAACAATATATTTTATTGGATTATTTTCAAAAACTAAATAAAGACTTAGAACAGATGAAAGTATATCCTATGTTTACTGAATTATCGTTACATCTTGGTAATATACAAACATTGATTAATCAAGATAAAATCCTTTATTCAGAAAAACATCTTTCATCTTTTGATGATGAATTTTTACTTTCAGATTTAAAATTAAAGGATATACCAGTACTTGCGGAAGACGAATATGACGAATACAGAAAGATACTTAAGTTCAGTCATCCAAGACTACAAGATTATTTTGGAATTACCAAATCAATATGGTCAATAGTCTACGATTCAATCACAGTAAATTTAAAAAAGAACAAATCTAACATCGACTCTAAAATGGGGTTTTTCTATTACCAATCTAAAGAAAAATTATATGTTTGGAGATATAATGTTAGAAAACATAGGAAAGAGGATATACAATCAAAAACTTTTTTAAAGATAATACATGAAAGCGAAGGTTCAGATTTGACACCTAACGATATTATTCTTAACTTTTTGAATAAAGATAGTAAAGTTAAAACTCATAAATATCCTGTCTTTGAAGTATTGTGTAGTGAGATATTCCCACTTGAGGAAACATTAATACCAATCTTTAAAAGAAAAATCATGAGTTATATAACCCAAACTATTAAAAAAGAAAGTAACAAAGTAAAAAAATTATTACCTGATGGGGTTTAATAAAAGGTTTATAAAATTTGAAAATATTTTATATCGGTTAGAAAATAACGAACCTTTAAGTAATTACTTTTCCGCAGATGCTTTATTCCTAACTGACAACAAATCTAAAAAAATATTTGAGTTACACAATAAAGGTGTAAGTGATACCGAATTATTAAAAATCATAAAAAATGGAAAACTCGACTAAAATCAAAAAAATGTTATCAAAATTAAGACAACCATTGGGTATTGAATACATATCCAATAATCTTTTAAATGTAAGTGAGATTGAAGCAAAAGAAATTTTAAACGATTTAATTGAAGATGGTGTTATTGTCAAAATAGGTAATGACTATAAAGTAAAAGGAAATAAATAATAAATTATATGACAAAGATAGAATATGTGTGGCTTGATGGTTACATACCAGAACCAAATTTAAGAAGTAAAATAAAAGTATCTAATATTAACGTTACTGATTTATCTAGTATTCCTGAATGGAATTTTGACGGTTCATCAACATTACAAGCAGATGGTGATAAATCTGATTGTATATTAAAACCTGTTAGGTTATACCGTGAAATTGGACAATTTAGTAAAGTATATGTGTTATGTGAGGTAATGAATCCTGACGGAACACCACATGAGACAAATCAACGAGCTAAATTAGGTGAAGATGATAAAGAAATGTGGTTTGGTTTTGAACAAGAATATTTTATTCGTGAGGGTAAAGGCAAACCTGTTTTAGGACATGGTCAAGGCTCAATTGAAGGTCAAGGAAAATATTATTGCGGAGTTGGGTCTAATGTTATCGGTAGAAATATTGTTGAAGAGCATTTGGATTTATGTTTGAACATGGGGATTTCGATTACAGGTGTAAATGCTGAGGTTGCATTAGGACAATGGGAATACCAAGTATTTTCTATGGGTAAATTAAAGGCTGGTGATGACCTTTGGATGTCAAGATACCTAATGGAAAAACTTTCTGAAAAATATGGTTACTATATTGAATACCACCCAAAACCTTTGGCTTATGGTGAATGGAACGGGTCGGGGTTACATACAAACTTCTCAACTGAAAAAATGAGAAAAGAAGGAGGAGAAGAATATTTTAATTCCATATTCAACGCATTAGAATCAAGAAGAGAAAAACATATTGAAGTTTATGGTTCAGATAATGAACTTAGACTTACAGGTAAATATGAAACACAATCTATTGATAAATTTAGTTGGGGTGTTAGTGACCGAGGGGCATCTATCAGAGTTCCATTATCAACCGCTAAAGAATGGAAAGGATATATTGAAGATAGACGGCCAGCATCAAACGCCAACCCATATGAAATTATTAAAGTTATTTCTGAAACTATTGATATGGCAAATGAACTTGCGGAGACCACCCATAGAATGTATACTAACGTAAACATGAAAAATTTTGATGAAATTGCAAAAAAATATAATGGGATTCTTACGAGTGAGGAATTGTTAAACGAATATAAAGAAGATTAAAATGGAACATGTAAATCACCCTCAACACTATGGAGGGGAAGATAATCCATATGAAGCAATAAAAGTTATTGACGCTTGGGAGTTAGGATTCTCTTTAGGTAATACCGTAAAATATATCTCAAGAGCGGGTAAAAAAGATTCTGATAAAGAACTTCAGGACCTTAAAAAAGCTCTTTGGTATTTAAATCATCATATTGAACAATTGGAAAAAAAATGATAAATTTTATAAAAAAAGTATACAATTACTTATCTTGGATAGAAAATGAAAGAACTAACACAATGATTCATTGTGGTAGAGGATTTAATTAAATAAAAATATGATAGAAACAGAAAAAATAATAAATGGTAATTGTATAGAGGTAATGAAAACGTTACCTGAAAGCATTGTTGATTTAGTTGTAACAAGTCCGCCATATGGTGTGGGTATTGATTATGACGTTCATGATGATGATTTAGAATTTGAAGAATACAAAATATTCGCGAGAGAGTGGTTAACTGAAACATACCGAGTACTTAAAGATGATGGAAGAATCGCACTAAACATTCCTTATGAAATCAATAGACAGAAGAAAGGGGGTAGAATATTTTTTGTCTCTGAAATGTGGCAAATTATGAAAGAAATTGGATACGGTTTCTTTGGTATTGTTGACCTTGAAGAAGAGTCGCCACATAGAAGTAAGACAACTGCTTGGGGTAGTTGGATGAGCCCATCAAGTCCATATATTTATAACCCTAAAGAGTGTGTTATTCTAGCCTATAAAAAACACCACATTAAAAAGGTTAAAGGAGAACCTCAGTGGAAAGGAACACCTACTGAAATTGAACAGGAGGACGGCACCATAAAAAAGAAAGTAATATATGAAGAACAAGATAAAAAAGATTTTATTAGTCTTGTGTATGGTCAGTGGAATTATTTTGCTGACACTAAGTCCCTCACCAAAGCAACGTTCTCAATGGATATCCCTACCAAAGCGATTAAAATACTATCCTACAAGAACGATTTAGTTTTAGACCCATTTGCAGGTTCAGGTACAAGTTTAGTTGCAGCACAAATCCTTGATAGGAGATGGTTAGGTATTGAATTATCACCAAACTACTGTCAAGTTGCGGAATCAAGAATTAATCTATTCAAGACTTTAGAACAAATAAAAGAAATCCCACAGTTATAAGTGGGATTTTTAATTTATGTAGGTATTTATAGTAAAACATTTTATAATGAATAATGCTTATATAAATGAGAATGATTTAAAAGAAAGATTGGTCCAAATTTATAAAGAGGAACAACTTAACTATATTAATGAAAAATGGGACAAATTACCTGGTAAAGATAGAACATTTGTTATTGAAACACTAAAGTCAATTTACCCTGAAAAATCATATCTACTAAAAGAATCAAGATGGTATAATACTGTGGGGGACATTGTTGGTATCTTTGACCCAACAGGGATTGTTGATTTAGTTAACGGGATTAGTTATTGGAGGCAAGGTGATAAATTATTTGCGATTTTATCATGGATATCTGTTTTACCAATATTAGGTGATATAATTGCTAAACCTGTAATAGGTGTGTTAAAATTAGGAGGGGACTCTGTTAAAATGTTTAGAACGGCCGCAGCAGCAGGTGATGCCGTTAAAGTCGCTGAAGCCGCTAAAGCCGCTGGAGGACCATTATCTAAATTCGTTGCTGAAACTCCAAAATGGAGTACAAGTTTATTATCTAAACTTGGGGGAAGTGGAAAAGTATCAGGTGGTATGATGAAAGGTGTTACTGACTATGTAAAAGTATTTGAAGATGCTGGTAAAGTAATGAAGACTGAAAAATCCGCAATAAAACAAGGTGTTGAAGGTGTGAAAACTGTTAAAGACTTAAGTAAAATTGGTAAAGGTGTAAAAGTACAAAAACCATTAACCGCGGCTGAAAAGACAGAATTAAGTGTTTTAACAAAACAAAATCCTGTTAGGATTTTTAGAGATTTTGGTACAGGTAAAAATAGTTGGCTTAGTTTTATGAAATCGGATGCTAGTTTAGGTTCTAAATTTAATGCTGGTGTCCCTAGAATTTTTGGGGGTAATCCCGCCACAAGGTCTTTAATGAGAAGAACTAAATTTTATGCGGGATTTTTAGATTGGTTAGGAATTGCAAACTTTGTTGGTCCTGACGAATTAGAAGAAAAATATGGTGAAGGTATTAGTAAGAAATATGAAGAATATGCTCAACTACCTGAATCACAAAAACTTTGGGCTCAAGATATGGAAGGAGCGGTCGCTCCACCACCATCAACAGTTGCAGCACCCGCAACACAGTCCTCAACAGGAGGAGGAATTGACCCTGTATCAATATTAACTAAATTATTTATTTAAGAGTAGTGAAGAGATTAATTAACGAGAGCGGATTAAGAGATATAAAACAATTATCTAAAAGATACCCAAAGGCCGAGATATATTTTCACCAAGATTTAGATGGTGTTACAACGGCAATCGCCATGAAACATTATTTAGAAAATAATGGGATAAAAGTAATTGACGCTCATATCATACAATATGGGGATAAAGAATTTGCAGTTAAAAAGAATGATGCTAAAGGGGATGTTATGCCTGTGTTGGTTGATTTTGCTCATGGTAAACCAATGTTCGTAATTCATACGGACCACCACGATAGACAAGCGGGTGCTGAAGATACTAAGTCAACTTCATTTAGACAATCTAGGTCAAATGTTGAAACAATATCACAAATAGTATCACCTAAAGAAATATTCTCAAGCGATGACCTATTACTAATTTCAACCGTTGATTCGGCAAACTATGCAACCAATAAGATAAGTGTTGATGAGGTTATTAATTACTTGTTCAGATTAGACAAAGATAAGAGTCTACAAAGAAATAAAATGGCTTTAGGTTTAGTTGCTAATAAATTGTTATTAGCGTTTAAAAACAAACCTGGTTTCTTAGAGGAACTTGTAATGACTACTACACCATCAATTATGAACTTACTTCAGAATATAAAACGAATTATGTCTGAAAAAGGTTATGCGAGTGAGGAGATGTTACAAAAAAATAGAGAAGGGTATATCGAACAAATGAAAAGTCATCCTAATGTTAAAGTTATGGGTAACGTAATCGTTCAGTACGGAGGAGGTAAAATGACTTTACCAGGTTCTTACGATAGATATACACCATTTAAAAATAATCCTGAAGCGGATTTTCTTGTAATAGCATGGCCATTAGGATTGGTCCAAGCATCTTGTAACCCATTTAAAGAGGATAGAGAATTAAAAGGTGTTAACTTAGGCGAAATTGCTCAAGAGGTTCTTAGTAAATGGGAATCACAACTTAAAAGTAGAGAAATTCCCCTCTCAACAATAAAATGGATTTCAGAATCTTCTAAAGAATTTGGAGAACTTTCGGTTGGGTTTACTTTTAAAGATTTTGTCGCGATTTATGGTGATAAATATAAAACCATGAAGAATGGTAAAGAAAAATTAAGAAGTGTTGGAGAAATGATGTCAGAACCTTTTACATCATTAAGTGAAGATGAAAAAGAGTTTCTTGATGGTATTACTGTAACGGCTTGGGACATTATTCAAGCAAATAGTGGAGGACATAAATGTATTACAAACATTTCGGGTTTAAATTATATGGGTAGAAGTAAAAGACCACCAGTGGGTAAATACAAATATAATGCTGAGTCAGATGATTCACCTTACGTTAAGTTTACTAAGATGATACAAAATGAATTTGTGAAAGTTTTACAGGATAAAATTAAAAGTTGATAACATCACCAACTTCAATACCCATTTTTTTACAAGAACCACCTTTTATCTCTAGTATCATATCACCTTCACCACAATAGTTTTCGCAATTTTTAGAAACACATGGTGGACAACTATGGTGTATTTCGGTAATTTTATTACCATCTATAAAAATAATATCTAGTTTTGTAATACAGTTTTTCATCCAAAAACAATGCTCACCACGAGGCATTAAAAATAACATACCGTTAAATGTCGAATCAAAATCACGACCCATCATTCCTTTTTGAGTGTCTTTTTGTGAAAAAACTGTTTTGATTTTAAATGTATTATTTTTTATCTTTAATCTCATACTTATAAATATATCAACAATTGTAATGAAACAACCAAAAAGATATGCGGGAATAATTGTGAAATGTGGGGACGAGGTTCTCATGTGTCAACGCAATTATGAAGGAGATATGCCAGGACAATGGTCAATACCTTGCGGTCATGTTGAGGATGGTGAAAATGCGATGATTGGTGCCAAACGAGAATTCTTTGAAGAAACAGGTCATAAAGTAAAGGGTAAAGTAAAACTTATTGGTTTTATGAATGGTAAAACTAAAGGTAAAAATGATTCTGAAGGGCTTTTTTATGTTTTCTTACTGAATTCTGACGACAAAATAATACCTGACTTGGAAAACGCTCAAGACGGAAATGAACACATCGACTATGGTTATTTTAAATTAAATAACCTTCCGATAAAGAAAAACACTCAGTTACACGGTATAATTGAAAAAATTTTAAAATAACTTATACTTTTTTATAAAATAAAAGTATTTATATCCTACATAGCCCCAACAACCCCTTTCTTTAAGTTGGTAGTAATTAACCCTAACAAATTTAGCGATTTGTTAGGGTTTTTTCATTTTATTTACTACCTTTGTTCTTATGGGTAAAACATATATTGAAAATCGAAAGGTAAAATTTGAGTATCACATTTTAGATACCTATATTGCTGGTGTCGTATTACAAGGTACCGAGATAAAGTCCATAAGAAACGGAAAGATTTCAATGAACGATTCATTTTGTTATTTTAATAATGGTGAATTATTCATAAAGAATATTTTAATTTCCGAAACTAAAGACGCTTTTACTCACAGTGCCAAGAGAGACCGAAAATTATTACTTAAGAAAAAAGAATTGAATAAGTTGAGTAATAGTTTGGTTAAAGGTTTAACTATTTTACCGTATAAAATTTTCATGAACGATAGAGGTATCGTTAAAATGGAGATTGTATTGGGTCGAGGTAAAAAACTATATGATAAAAGAGAAACGATTAAAGAAAGAGATATATCCAGAGAACTTAAAAAAGAATATTAATATGGAACAAAGAAGTAGACACTACGGAGACGTGGCAAAATGGTTAGAAAAGGTAATTGACTCTTGTGAAACGTATCAGCAAACTTTTACCGCCAAACAATTGGTTAGAAATTTTGAAAAACAACTAATGAAAATTACTCCTGATAAGTATTGGAGAGATTATCAATATAGTGTTATTTGGCCACTTGAAGCAAGAGTAACCTCCAAACGACAATCTTTTATTGGTAAAACTGAATAATAATTTTGGTGGTGTAATATTTTTTACTATCTTTGTATTCTACAAACGGATACAAACACCCTTACGCCATGACACAGAAAGAACTACAACAGAAACATATTAAAGAAACCATCGCTAGCGTACAAAGAAACGCAGACACATTTAAAGCTGATAGAAATAACTACGAATCCGAGTGGGTTAAGTATTTCAAGGAGTTACTTAAATACTCTTCTGAATTTGAATTAAAGAGAACTTCTAGAACTCAAAGATATCAAGTACAACCTTACATTGTTGATGCTGAAGGTAAGTATAACTATAACTCGCAAAGAGTTTTGGTTGGCGAGATTTCCGTTGATTATAATGACATGGAGATTGTTTACACAGGTAAACTACCTGAAGGTGAGAGCAATCGAATCAGAGTTTATGTTGAAGAACATAAAACAAATCCAAGAGGTTCTTGGAGAACTGTTAGCCACGGTTACAAACTTAAAGTTAGTTGTAATTGGGATAATGACAAAAAATACTACAAAACAGGAAAACCTGTTGTACAAAAAATTAAGGACCATGTTGAAAGTCTTTGGAATACTCACAATATTAGACAAAAACAAGCCGAACTCAAAACAAGAGCATTTAGATTGGCGTTTGATAAGTATTGGGGTATCAACACACAAGTTGATTTCGGTGGTAGAAATGAAAATGGAATCAGTACTAACATTAACCAAATAGTTGTTAAACATAGTAATGGAAGTGTTATTGTTCTTTCTTACAAAGAGGTTAATGGTGAAGTAGTTTTTAATATTGACCGTACTTACATGGGTAATAACAGTGTTGATTCTATAATTGAAGCATTAGGAAAAATGAATTAATTGTCTTATATTTGTCTAAATAATTTGAAAAATATGAATACGTCAACTTACAATATCAGAATCGAGAACGAAAAGTTCGGAAGATTAATCAACGAAACATTCGTAGATGCAACACAATTTAAAATATTTTTAAAGATGGTCCATGGGTGTCTTGAACTTAAGAATGACTTAACTTTCTTTAATGGTGTTGACTTCTTGGTACACGTACCATACAAACATTTGGTTGACTCAATCGTTTTAACTTCAGTAGATAAGTATGATTTAGCTGACCACGCAAAAAGTAAAATCGAAGCTTTAGTAACTAAATAATTTTGAACATGGAATGGTTAATTGCGATAGGTATCACCCTTTACATAATCTATAGATTTTGGAAGATAGTTTTAAAATGGTTGTTGATTGGTACTGTATTTTTATTTATCTTTTTAGTGTTAAAAATTAAAACATCTTTGGATGGTGTTTCAGCTCAAGAACCTAATAAAGAAATGATAGGTATTGACACTATTGAAAAAAATGTTGATTGTTTTGAATAAATTAAACTAATAATATGAAATGAAGTATTTTAAATTGTTTTTAATGTGGTTGGGGTTTATTGCAATCACATCGATTTACGGAGAGTATGTCGTAAGTAGAGAAATAAACGGGTTCCTCCAACTTTTAGGTTTCGTTGGTATGGTAGGACTCTTAATGTATGTAGGAAACGAAACTATTAAAATTTTTTTAAAAACTAAAAAAGAAGAAAAATGATTGGATTAGGTATTTTTATTTTAACACTAATTGTTAGTGTTTTCATCGCAATGTCTACTAGAGACAAAATGTTTACAGTTACTGAAGATAGATATTCAGGTACACGTAAAACGTTTAACGTATCTTGGCTCGTTAAACCTGTTGGGATTTTTATTTTGGGATTAATCCTGTCCATGGTCCAACCTTTCACACTTGAAAGAATTGATACTGGATATAAAGGATTAAAAGTTAATTTAACAGGTGGTGCAAGAGGGGTATCGGACTTCCAATATAAAACAGGATGGGTTCTTTATAATTCTTGGACAGAACAGGTTAAGGAATTTCCATTATACCAACAACATATTGAGTATGATGAACAAACAGTGATTACAAAAGGAGGTTTCGCGGCAACAATCAAACCATCTTTCAATTACTCACTTCGAGAAGATGCAATTGGTGACATGTTTGAAAACTTACGATTAGAAATTAAGGAAGTTGAACAAGGATGGTTAAAAAATGCCATTGTGTCCTCAGTAAATGACGTGGCTAATAGATGGGAAGTTGATGCGATTTTTAATCAGAGAGAACAATTCGAAGCGGCTATCGTTACTGAATGTAATAAACGAGTTTCCAAATGGTTTGAAGTGTCCCAATTAAGAACTAATATCATTCCTCCTAAGTCATTACAACAGGCCATCGAAGGTAAAACTAAGGCGGTACAAGAAGCACAGGCGGCACAACAAAGAACGTTGGTTGCAGAGGCTGAAGCGAAAGAAAAAATCGCAATTGCTCGAGGTGATTCCGCAAAAACGATTATTAACGCTAACGCAGCGGCACTGTCAATGAAGATTAAACAAAAAGAATTAACACCATTGTATGTAGAATTTGTTAAAGCGTCGGCTTGGGATGGTAAATTACCAACAACAATGGCAGGTGGTTCAGGGACTTTTCTAAACATTAAACAATAACGTTTCCTTGTTCGTAAAATAAGGTGGTGGATAGCCGTAATCGGCCCCAAGGGAGAGTAACATCTCCCTTTTTTATTTTCATGATATTTATTGTTATGGGTAACATATTAATAACAGAAAAACAATTAGAAGAGTTAGTTAAAACTATCAAAGAAGGTTCTGATGAAGAACTTGAAGAAGGTTTTTTAGGTGACTTAGGTAGGGATATTGGTACGTTAAGATTCGGAAATATATTCGCAGGATTGAAAGGAGCGTTTACAGGTAAAGGTTATAACCTAAGTAGGAGTATGAATATCATTAAAAATTCCTTAAGAAAAATACGTAATAGCGAAAAAAGTATGGCTTCCGCAATGAAGGAGTTAAAACATGTAGAAGTCGAGTTTTCAGAGTTAGAGACCACAGAACCAATAGTATCAAACATTATTTCTAATTTAAGAGGTGCGATTTCGAATTATGATAACTATAAATATTCAGTTAGAAACCTACAAAATATTGTAACTAACTATTACGAATCCGATAAAAAAGATACCCCAAAGTCGGATAAAAAACAAACACTCGTTAATCCAACGCCAAAAACATCAAGTACCCCAATCCCCGTTAAAGAACCCGCAAATGTCGGTATTTCTAAAGAACCTGAGATTAAAACACCAACTACAGAAAAACCTATAAGTATGGAATCAGATAATGAAAAGTTCTTTAAAGATTGGATAAGTGGTGAATATAAACTAGCGGATGACGATTTACTATATTATCTAACCGCAAGTAAAAAATGGGAAGTACGTAAACCAGGTGGGAACTTTAATACGTTGAAACATATACTTAGTAAAAATGAATACGATAAAAGACTTGAAAAATTAAAAACCGCGACTAGACGATGAAAAAAATAGTAATATCTGAAAAACAATTAAATCAATTAGTTGGCACATTAAACGAAAGTGGTAAGGGTTCTAGTATGACAAAACAACAGTTATTTACCATTGCAACTTTAGCACATAAGATGTGGGAATCTATGGATGATGATGAAGAAATTGAGGATTGGATGGTTAGTAAAGTTGCCCAAGCTGAACAAAGTATAATTGCAGTTGTTAAAACATATATGTACGATGAATTTGTAGACAACAAACAAATGGACGGTATGAGTAAACTTGATTTTGATGATTTAATTATCGGTAAATAAGAATAAAATAATTGATTAGTTGAAACCTTTGTTGTATGTTTATGACAAAGGTTTTTTTATG